GAGTTGGGCAGATTGAAGAAAGATTTCTCGTAGATCACGCGCTCGGTCGCTTGGGCTTAACCTCTTCACTAAGGTTACGAGGTTAGCCCGTCTCCGTCGCTTAATAGACTCGTTTTGCTCACGCCTCCGTAGAGAAATGCAGGTTTGTTCGCTATTGCTCACGGAGCAAAGCTGACCTAACTTACCATCATCGTCTTAAAGATCTAGAACAAGGGCTAGTCTATTAACTCGGAAAATAGACACGTAAACTACCCGTGCAGAAGATGTTGGATCGGTGTAGATCTTTTAAATACGATTTCGCCCCCGCAAATTTCGCCTCAGAGCCGCGCAGACCGATGAACCAGCCAATCCCACCACTTACCCCGTAGACACCGCTTACTGCCGCACCCAGGCACATTTCCCGCTAAGTTTACGCTAGCGTCCCTCTGGTGACCTCAGTTGCCGCAGAGTTCTTTAGATTGCTGCGAAAAACCCCACATTGCTTTTTGGTAAGAGGGTGCAAAGTAGAGGTGTATTGAAATCTTTATTTTTAAATGGCACTAATCACGTCGCGACCTAAAAGCACAACGACAGTGGATGGCTTGCCTCTCGCGTATCAACTGTTTACCGAGGGCAACTATGTTCCCTTGGTAGTAGAAGTTGAACGAACAACTATTACCGACGATTTGACGGATTCAATCGTGGTCTTTAGTGCTAGTGGGGGGAATGGTAACGAATACTACATTTCTAAGTCGTCAGAATATCCTGGTCAGATCTCACTGATTAGCATCACCAACGATCGCATTAAAGCTCTTGTAAAGTTGGTAAAAGAGGACACACTGTTCTTTCTAGACAATGTGACCAATTTTCAGTATTCGGTTGGACTGAAAACCAATTTGGGTTTGATGGAGCTGGAACGTGGGTACTTTAATGTGAATCCGAGCATTGCTCTCGGCAAACTTTCGCAAGCACCTGTACCTGATGCCCCTCCAGTTATCGAATTGATAGCTCCCCAATCCAACCAAAAACTTTTTGTCAACAAGCCTGTCAAATTATTGGCGAAAGCTTCAGATCTTGGCGGTGGCATTGAGAAAGTCGATTTTTATGCTAACGAGATCAAGATCGGCACCAATAGTTCGTACTCTCAAAAGGGTACTTGGGACTTTCGATATAATCCAACTCAAGCGGGTTCTGTTACTTTTTACGCAATTGCAACTGATAGCAGCGGATACACGAGCAAAAGCAATGCCGTAGCGGTTAGTGTAGACCCGGAACCAATCACTCCTACCGCAAACTTCAGTTTCTCTCCTCTTATGGGTTCAGCGCCGCTGTCAGTGACGTTCACCAATACTTCTGTGAATGCCTCTAGCTATTCCTGGAATTTTGGTGACGGAACTGCTGTTTCTACTGCCATTGCGCCAACGCATATCTACCAGGTTTCTGGCAATTACACAATTACTTTGACGGCAACTAATACCTATGGCAGTGTTTCGATTACCAAAGTCATTACGGTTGATGTTGCAACAAATCAGCCTCCAACCATTAGCGTTACCAATCCTACAAATAATTCAAACATTACTGTAGGACAACAGGTAGCATTAACTGCAACAGCAAGCGATGGCGACGGAAGTATCAGTAGCGTTCAATTTAAAGTCAACAATACTAATCTGGGATCGCCAATCACTTCTTCGCCGTATACAACCTCTTGGACGCCTAGTGTTGCAGGTAGCTATACGATTACAGCAGTAGCAACGGATAATTTGGGCTTGACTGCTACTAGTACAGGAGTAGCAACAAATGTCACCGCTCCTGTAAATCAGGCTCCTGTTATCAGTGTGACTGCTCCAGCTAACAATGCCAGCTTGACAACCAATCAGGCTGTGACTTTGACGGCAACAGCAAACGATCCCGATGGTACAATTGCTTTAGTCCAATTCAAGGTTAATGGAGTCAATCTTAACGCTCCGGTAACCACATCCCCTTACACAACCTCCTGGACACCAACGTTGGCTGGTAATTACACGATTACAGCAACCGCAACGGATAATGGTGGCACAAGCACGACCAGTGCTGCTATAGCTGTTGTTGCAGCCGCACCCACTATACCTGTGCCTACAGTAGCAATTGCATCAGCAGTTCCTAGTGCTGGTATGATTAGCATTCCTATTACACTATCAGCAACCGCAAGTATTAGTGGTGACACTTTGACTGGTACTCAGTTCAAGGTCAACAACAGTAACCAAGGTACACTCCAGACCGGAGGCACACCTTCCGTATCTTGGACTCCTACTGCAAAAGGCGTGTATTCAATCACTGCAACAGCAACAGGATCTCAAGGCGGGTCAACTACCAGTGCTGTTAAATCTATTCAAGCTTTTGATACAAAAGCTACTGGAGGTGGGGCTAGTGCTGCCGGAGCGTCTTTAGGGGCTGCAAGTGCAGATTACATCTTGTATGACAACAATCAGTCTGCTGGGGGAAATGCTGCCACTATGAACTTGTTTGTGGGTGGGAGCCAAATAGGAGCATTCAACTTCCCTGACGCGGCATATGTGGGCAAACCGTTTGCCTATTTCTATGCTGCAACTAATACGTTGTATACCAAAACGATAGCCGCAGGAACGGTCAATTTACCATAGATGGCAAACCTTACTAGTGGTATCCAAAGATACGGAACAAATTACACTCCTACCGTAGTGCCTTGTACAGGAAGCCCTTTTGATGTTGCTGGGACAACAATTTATATCTTGGATACTACAGGAGGATTAAAATCTTGGGCGTCAGGTAGAGCATCGTTTTTGAACAATTTAGGGGGTTCAAGTAAAGATGAGATCCCTCCATACACCGCCTTTTTAGTTTTACCAGGAGGCACGATTGTGACAGATGATAGTAAGCTTTCGTTTGGCACACCGATAGTTGGTGCTACTGGTGGGATTTTTATCGATGTACCAATAGAAGAAAATTTAAGAGCATTAGGAGTTTTTGAATCATGAGTATCTCAATTAACGGTCGCAAATATGCAGGATCTGGTGATGGCACCACAACAGATTTGAAGCCTCGTCAGGATGTTGATCTTGTCTCATTCCCACCCACAAGTTTAGATGGCAACGGAAACCTTAAGGTGGCGACTGTTACTCTTGCAACAATGGGAACATTTGCCGACAAAAGTGGCAGTACGAGCGCAACACCGAACACAGCCGCTCCTATTATGGCTGCAAATGCCAACCGGACGAGCTGGTATATTCAAAATATCAGTGATCAGCTCATAGTCTTGCTCTATGGTACTGTTGCCTTTAGGGTTTTGTATCCTGGACAGTCACATTATGTTGGTATTGCCGACATGAGAGATGTTGACAAGGGAATTATTAACTCGAAATGTGCAGTAGCTTCTGCATCCTTTTACGCGAACGATACTACGGCAGGAGCTTAATCATGCCTTCAAATTTAACCGAAAGATCTCCTCTTGCTGTATCTTTTCAACAGTCTTTTCCTTATTTTTCTCAAAAGCATTTGGAGAAAGCTGTAACGGCAATTTCTTTAGCCTCTATTGATTTTCCTAGTTACAGTCCAATAGCAATTTTGCATCTTCTCAGACGGGGCAAGTTATGGGTTTCTTTACGAGAGTCTAAGGTTTACAAAAGTAATGGGACTCCTGTTGTAGTAGATGGGATTTCTGATACCTCCTTCACACAAATACGTGACAGCATAAATAATACTTTGCTGACAGGTGTGGGCGGAGGTTGCAATATCTTTGACTATGCTTCAAAGATCAATGGCACGACATACAATGCTAATCTAAACTTTCTAGTAAATAGCACGTTTTCTTACATTTATGTTGGAGCTTCGTTTAGTGACTACGGCTATGAAACAACTAATCCTCTTCCTATTTATTTGCTGGGGGGATCTAGCACTACAGATTCGACTTACTTTAAGTTGGGTCTAACTGCCAAAAACGTTCTTGACGTAGGTATCTCAACTGCCGCTAAAGTAAGTGCGACTGTCACTATTGATACAAACGAACGCGACGAACCCTTCATACTCAGTGGATCACTTTCAGACTCAAGTCTTAACATTTACAAAAACGAAACACTAGCTGGCTCTGTTGCTACAACAAGTAAAATAACAAGTTTTCCTGATGCTCAGGTCTTTCCAAGGTGGTACGGATATTGCAACGATGTTTTTCTGGCGACTCCGGCTTACACGGATGCTGAATTACAAGTCGTACGAAGATTTTTCGCGTACTTCAACAGTTTTGAAAGATACAGACCCGATATTTACAAAACTTCTTCCTATCTAAAAGAAGCCAAGCAATACAATTTTCTGGGTGGCATAGGGAATAATGCCAGTGATCTTCGCAAGTCTACACAATATAGCATCACCGGAATTAGTGCAGACAGTGATGGTAGTGGGAATTTGTATGGTACGGCTCCGTACAATGAGCTTGGACGGGCTTTTATATTTAAAAATGGTGCAGTTGATAGATACTCGTATGGCAACTTCGGTGGCAGTGCAACTGCATCTGATGCTAATTATATTTATTATGCATACGGTAGTTTTGCTAACGGCACTATTACTTATGGAGTCATTAGAGTTTCTAAAACTACTAGATTGACTGTAGATTTTACCAGCGCTGGTACAGTGATTCCTGTTTGTACTAAAACGGGAACAGGATTTGATTATCAGACCGCTATCACTGGTATGACAGTTAGCGGAACTGAACTTTTTGTAGTTGATCCTATCAATGCAAAGATTAAGGTATACGACACAACTACGGGGTCTTTCTTTAGGGACTGGACACCAGAAGCGGCACCTATACGAATTAGAAAGGATGCAACTGGTAATATTTGGTCTATACTCGCCAACGGTAAAGTTATAAGATACTCTCCTACTGGAGCAATTCAAAAAACTATTACAGGTTTATCTCAACCATCTGGGATTGCAGTCAACGGAAACACCTTGTACGTTGCAACAAATGACCTGAAAACTATTAGGGTTTTTGATGTTTCGGTTGAACCATCTGTTCAAATCGGAACATTAGGAAAATCCCTATTTGACAGTTCTCGTTTGCCTGCTGATATTGGGCGATGTGCTCCCGGCTACTTTCGGTATATTACCGATATTGCTACAGACGGTACAAACCTCTACGTAGTTGACTGTAAGCCACTAGGAACAGATATCTTTATCGGCGTTCAAGTGACTTCATATTTACTTAGCAACTTTTCTATGAATTGGATGTGCTACGGTCACCTGTTCACGGAATCTGCGGGATTTGATGACGGAAACGTTCAAATAGTCTACGGTCGGACACACAAATATTCTATTAACCCTGGTGATATCACCAGGAATGCAATAGTTGCTTGCACAATAAATTTGGACAAGTATCCAAATGACGAAAGAATTGAGGGATTTGGGAGTAATTCAGAAGTTGTAGCTTTAGCTGGCAGACGTTTTCTGATTACCAGAATTCAGCAAAAACTGTTAATGCATCGATTTAACCCAAGTACTGACGGTGAAGTCGCAATTCCTTGTGTAACTTTCGATTTCCAGAACAAAACATATTGGAAAGACTCTCAAGGGGATGGACTAAAAACTTTAGATGAAGTTTCTTCTATATCATTTCCAGTTGCAACAGACGCAACAGCAGAGTTTGCACTAGATGGCTATGGCAATATTATTGTCATTTACCCTTCTTCCGGGTGTTTACAACTAATTCGTCTCACTGGATTTGATTCTTTTGGTATTCCCGTTTATCGCATATCTCCTATAGACGTGATTCCGCTACCTGTAGGTGATTTTTCAGCAATTACACGAGTATTTCATCAACGAAATAAAAATTATTTGTTTGTTGGTGGAAACAAAGTAGGTACTACCGGATCTGTTGATATCCGCTACATGGGAAACAAAGTTGTTAGGTATCTTTATGACGGGATAACCATCAAAAAAGATACTGAGCTGGAACTGTACACAAACGCAAATTCACTAATATGTGACATTGCCGGATTTGACGATTATTTGTTTGTAGGTCATGTTCAAGACTATTCATTCTTTTCGATAGAAGCGACCAGTCAATGGCGTCTTTATGATCTAAAACAGAAAAAATTACTAACAAAACTGAATGCAATCCCTACAAATTTAGATCAGAGTTGGCTAGATATCAATCATCCATTTAATATATTACAAGCCACAAAAGACTCTTTTTACATTTTACAAGAGAGTGTAGCAGGGATATACAACAGTTTGTATTACCTTTCATATGCAGATGTGGTTTTTGATGCGGTTACTTTGGATTTTATTGCCCGAATAAAAACTCAAGGAACCGATGCTTCATTTGCTGCATTATTTCCGACGATTGTTGCAATAGATCGATTTGTAAAAGGGTGCAAAGCAGACGGATTTTGGGACGCTTTTTTGCAAATTTATGTTGGAGTTGGAAGTAGTCTAAATGAGATTTTGGTTAGTCTCATTTATGACACTGTTCCAAGCAATATTGCTTTTAATTTTACTGCAAATGACTACTATCCCTTAAAGGGTTTACAGGGAGGTGCTTCTAAATATATCAATACAGGTTTGGCTATTAATAAATTAGCTGCAAATAATGGATTTATGAGCGCTTTTGTAAGTGCCAATACAAATCTAAACACTTATGGAATGATATTAGGACATAATGGGCTACCTAGATTGTATACTAGGTCAGACGGTGTTACTGGTTTTAGTTATAACAATATTCTGAATTTTGAAATAGCCACAGCCATCAACGGAGAACCAGGAGAAGGTTTGTATACGGCAAATGCTATTCCTGGTAGAAACACCTCCTGGAAAAACAAAAGATTGATTAGCAGTTTGACGGCAGTTCCAGACCCATTTACAATCACTCAGTCCTTATTCCTATATGCCCAAAATGGATTCGGAACTCCAAATGTTTATTTTGATGGTACTATCTCATTTGCTGCTTTTGGAAAACGAGGACTTACTGATGCAGAAATGGCAAAGTATTATGATCGTGTCGTGGCTCTTCAAAAGGATTTAGGAAGAGCCTAAAACTAACGGCTCTCAGTGATATATTTGGGAGCCGTTAAACTAAAAATTTAATTTTGTGTTTTTCATTTCATTTGCAACAGCCGACAAAAGCTCTACGTTAGCTTCATTTGCTTGCACCCAATCTGCTATGTCGAACCCTTCTTGAATATCACTCCAAATGCGCCGAGGATCGACTACAACTAGCTTAAACTTGTCTTTAGGTAACACTGGCAGGCTACAGACTTCCCAAAGTTTTTGCGCCTTCTTGAAACCTGGTATATCTAAGTCACTCCAGTAAACCATTCCGCGCACTCCTGCTGACTTTAGCTGCACAATAGTTGCCATAAGGTCTACCGGAGTCCACGAGGAACCTTGCCAAGTTATAGCAACAAGTCCAAGCAATCGCGCATACTCAACGCACTTCTCTCCCTCAACACCAAGTATCCACTTCCCAGACGCTTGGTGTATTTCGTTAGCTCGATACGGTAGCCACAATTGCTTGCCTTTGCCACGAGTACCGTTGCAATAGGGTATTGTAAATTTGTTGTCACCTTCGTAGTAGCGGTGGACTCGACATGAGTTACTGTAGTCATACCAAGTCTCGTTAGCTAAGTCAGCTTGAACGGGTGACGAGAATGTTGCCAGATCAATTTCTTCGTCTATGAATGCAGGCTGAAACTTCTTGATTATTGTCGGTTTATATCGTCTGATTGCCGCCCCGGTGTCCCCCAGAGCCTCTCGAATATCAACACTAGGGCATTCAGTCGTCCAGCAACTATAGGCTCCTGTGGCTTTACTGATGGTCAATCGCTTGCCACTACAGACGGGGCACTCGCAAGCGTATTCAGTTGGAAGGTCTGAAATAATTGTCAGTTGATCGAGATGATTGAGTATTGACCACATGAAGACTCCGGTGGCGACGATAGGACAGCAGATGCACCTGAAGTCAGTCTAGCAGAGTTATCTTTTCCGGTCGATACGACGAGAAATTACACAGTATCCTTCATAAGTTCCACCTGATTCCAGATGTTCACATAAAGCCTGTGATTGCACTCGACCATCATCTAAATTGAATTGTTGATCAGTAATCATTACCAAGACTCCACCACTTTGTTGTTTCCATCAACCTTGCACCAATACGACCAGAGCGGATCTGTAAACGGTATTGATTGCATAAATGGCAAACTTTTGATATGACTCACCCAATCCAGTGGCACTCCCGGAAACACCAAGTCTGCCTCATCTCCCCAGACCTCTAAGTCGCCTTGTTCTAATGCTGCAATTTCCGCATCACTCAAGTCAAACTCTAGCCTGCCATAGCCACCACGAGTAACTACAGTAGCTTTGGAGCGATCTACATAGTAGCCACCAGATTGAGCCGGGATGAAAATAATCTTTGTTATCACACTTCCTCCACTGTTCTTAGTATCCTTGCAATTGTCACTACAGCGTCAAATGTTTGCTTTAGCTCCCGCCAATTTTCATCTTCTCGATTGAATCGAGATTGAACTGTTCTCATAGCTAAACTCTGGTTTGATTAACTTGAGTCTGACCATAGCAGCCAATGTATTCATGAGTTTCACGATAGTACTACCGCCAATCGATAAACTCGTTAGCAACATAGAGACTAACATGACCGTAACCAATGTCTATCAACTGTATGGCTTCAGTATCCTTCAATGATGCCCAAGGTATAACAGCGCCTAAAAGCTCAATTACCTTGCCGCTCCAAACATTTGTGTAACCCCGCATCGCTACCTCCCTTTCAGTAGTCATAGCCCCAACACCTCAAACTCTGTATCTTCACCAACTTGCCCCTCAAATGTCAACAGGTACTGCTGCGGATACAACTCAATAAACATCGGTGTTACATCTGTTACCGTTAGTACCCCTTTGCCGCTAGCGTAAACTACGAGCATTCCGGGTTTTAGGTCTTGCACTTTAACTTTCATGGTTTACTACTTCAAGTGATTTATAGTCGCTCCAAGTCATTCGCAGTTTGTATTCTGGCAGCTCTCTTGGATTTGAATAATTACGGAACTCTTTTCGTTTAAAACGAATCACAACACCTTTAGCCATTTGTGTATCTATGACACCGTATCCGGCAAGATAAAAATCGGCAAATGCAGGCAGTTGTGCTATAGCTTCAGCAGGAACTTGCACATGAGATCCGTCAAAATGTTCGTAACCTAAATTTTCAAAAACCTCAGAATCTATGAGGATTTCAACTTTTGCAGCTCGATCTAGGTTAAGCTGGTTAAAATTCAGTGGAGCTAAAATCATAACTTACTCCTCGATAGTCCGCAATCTCAAAATATCTTGCGCTCCCCTCTTCCACAGACTCGCCCACCAATATTCCCAACTAGCCTCATTTTCGCAGACTTCGGGGCAACTTTCAATCCAATTGGTAATTTGAAAGCTCAACTGAATGAAATCATCAGTAGACCAAGTGCGACAAGTAGCTGACTCTAGCCACTTATGTTGAATGTCTTGGCAGATAGCTTGAACTTTTACCCCAGAGATCTTCGTCCGGACAGCGGGAAGTTCAATTTTAGTCAGACTAACATTGTAAACTTTGCCGTACATTGAGATGACGCTAATTGTTTGCAGCGCATCGTACTGTCTTAGCATTTGAATTTTCATCGTAACTCCTTAGTATTCAAAAGCCGCCTATAGAAGCTGTGAGCATTGAGCAAGTCCCGCGTCGTCCCTGCAATGATTCGTTGATCATGCAAAATTTCAATGGAACGCGACTGGACTTGGGCTATGAGCTTAAAATTATTGCTCACGGCTCCTAGCTGATAGCTCAGGGCTTGTAGGCGGCAGATTCTAGTCAATTACAGAGAGCTATTCAAAAGGGAAATCATCATCATCAATTTCACTTGCTTCAGTCTCCACCGTCTCTTGGCTGATGTTTGGGGTTTTTGTTGGGCTACCAAATGACTCAAGTCGGTTAATGGTGAATTCGGGCACGGTACGATTGCCTGCATCAGTAGCTACTTTATTCATTCGCAGACTACCTTCCATGACGACCATAGCACCCTGTGGAATGCTATGGAGAGCATCAGCTACCTTTCCGAATGCAACGGCTTTGATGGTCGCGTTGGCGGCTTCCTTGGTGCGTTCCACGAATTGAACGTAAGTGGTGCAGATAGGTTTCTGATCTGATGAAGTGTAGCGAAGTTCAGGCTGCTGGATTAATGTTCCGTACAATGTGGCAGAGTTCATGACAATGTTTAGTAGGTAATGTTTACTATTGTGCGAGGTCAGGTTTAAGCTATTAGCCATGAGCCTTTAGAAGAATTAAAAGCTCATAGCCCACGGCTCACAGCTTTAATCTTCGTCGTCTGGAGCAGCATTTGTATCGCTACGGCTCCCCAACAGCTCAATCTCGTCAACATGAATGACTGCTCGTGACCGCTCTTGACCCGTTTGCTTGTCATTCCAACGGTCAAATTTAAGATGACCTTTGATAGCCACCTGTTTACCTTTGGTCACATAATTGGCGATCACTTCCGCTGTCTTCCCCCACGCTTCACAATTAAACCAATCGGGTGCATCATCTTTTTTGCGGCGATTGACAGCTAAAGTGAACTGGGACTTAACCGTGCCAGACTCAAAGTATTTGACATCTGGATCTCCACCGACGCGACCGACTAAAGTAACACTGTTCATTTTTACATGCTCCTAAAGGTATTTCGGAATCTAACGCTGTTCCGAAGCAGCGCTTGTCTTCTATTGTAGGCTACTGAGGCATTGGCATTGATTCTTGGGCTGATTTTGCGGTTAGTTTATTCCCGTCTTACAAAGCATTTTTGAGTCTTGCAACTCACTCCTCAAGCTTAAATTTCCGTGTGCCCCACGGTATTTGTTACGAGTCTTTCCCAATGTGTGGAGTTGCTTCAAGCTCTGTCTCGCACACAGATTTCAATTCTCTTACTTCGTTAAAGGGGAGTCAGACGAACTTGAACATCCTTTTAGGTGAAGTCTAACCCAATTACTCTTTTCATTCTAGTGTACTGAGGCAGTAGGTGTCAAACTGAATAAAGTTTGTCGATTGTCTTACGCATTGCGAATGAAAATTTGAGTATTTCGCGAACTATCTTCTCTTCATCAAGAGTATCTCCCGCTTGGTCAATCTCGTCAAATGTTATTTCCAAGACGTAACGCAAGTTTAACAAGAGTGCTTCTACTACATCAGGTTTTGCCCAATTGTAGTCCATGTAGATTGTTGAACGGATGGCGCTGATTGATGCTTCTAAAACGTTTTCTGCTGTCGGCGGCAGATCACCCAATTCATCTTCCAACACTTTCAATGCTAATTCTTCTCGGTTCATGAGTATTCTCCGTTAGATCTTAATGTTGTCGGTTCAACGAGTTTGAACAATGCGTCCTCCTCTAAATTTGTCACCGGATGCCGCCAGAACTGACCAGATCGCAAGTGAACGTCCATATCAATCCTCAATCCCTCAAACTGCCACAAAGTCTCAAACTTGAGAGGATTGTTAATCAACTCGGCTCGCAACAGTTGCCAAATTAACAAGTTGCAAGTTTCAACTACCGCATCATCCTCTGTCTCCAATGTCCGCATATGCCTTGCTACTGTCGCTTCTGCGTCAAAGTCGGACACAGGCGCGGCGTAACGGGTGAAGTTAATTGTTCGCATCGGGTTTCTCAATCGGTTCAACTGACAAGACTGTGACATTATCATAGCCGCCTGGGTCATCTTCGGCAACTTCCGCCAACACTCGCTGCGTTGGTTTCTCTGGCTGAGTGTAGCAGTACAAGCTAAGTGTTTCCCAAACAGGATCTGTGTGGTAGTTGGTAATTTTCATTCCACATTTAGCTGTGATGCCAAGTTTTGGGCTAGGGATTAGGTAATAATAAACCCGAACGTAATCTTTGATTTCTTGCTGAATCACCGCTTCGATCCTGGTTGTCATTAGTCACTCCGGTGGGTTTTCAATTGTGAATCTTGCGATCGCTTCTGCAATAGCTTCGGCGCGTTTGAGCGAGTAGGATGTAGCAATGTCATTTGAATAATGCGGCACGTAAGCTAACGTCACTCCACGATAGTCACCAGGTTGAGGTTCAGAGAAGTTCTGAGAAATTACTGTGATGCAGTTGGAATTTCTCTTAAACTCAATCCGCCCCGTATCCGTCACCTTATCCGTATTCTGCTCACGACGGTAGCTATTGATACGCATCAGTATCTCTAGCCCGTGTTCAGTTGTCAATAGCTCGTCAATGACCAGGCTGACCGCACCCTCGAATGTCTCACGGGCAATGAATTCGGTGTTTGGGTTGTTCGCTGATGCAGCGGTTAACGCACGGTATAATTGGTCTTCGCTATAGTCTTCAGCCGCATCGTACATATCAATGATTTCTTTACTCAGTTCATCGACTAACTTGAATCGCTCAACCATCGGCTCTCTCCCTTAACTCCCCTCAATCTAACTTACCCACCTTCCCTCGTCAATACCCACTAAGCAAGTGTTAGCGGTTGTGGACTTTGGCAATCTACAGTAGATCAGGATTGCCAATTTACTGTAGATTGGGATTCTTGATTTGTACAAATTAGAGTTTTGACCAAGGTATTACTCTAAGGTTCCCACAAGACCTTCGGACACAAACACGGGGTTCCTCATCTTTGTCCCCGTCATGCCACAAATAATCTGTCACAAGGTCATCCAGCAACCCTTGAGGCACCTCATCACACTCGGCTTCTGCTTTGTAACCCTCAACTATTGGATACAACTTGCCCCGTTCTAACTCTTTCTGAAACCTAGTCAGACTTTTGTGCCAGGAACCCTTCAAAAGCCCCGCTTCTGACAACCTATGCTTAACTGTTATATAGACCCGACTACATTCAGCAGGATCGGGAGCTATACGGGGCTGCAAGGTAGGTTCAAAGGGTGGCTCGTCGGATTGGGCGTCCCACGGGTCGGGCGGGTTTTGCGGGGCTTCTAGCGCGGGTTCGGCTGGCGAAATTTGCGCGGCGGAAATCGTATTTAATTGACCACACTGATCCATTATCTTTTGCACGGGTATTTCATCTTCTCGTCTTCCGGGTTCACTAACTAGCCCGTGTTCTAGATTCTTTTTCGATGAATCGAAGTCAGTAAGGCTTGCCTCCGGATTCTCTTCACGAGTCAACTTAGCGTCGGGAGCCGGAGCAGACCCCGTAACCTTAGTGCAGGGGGCTAGCTCCGAGCAACCAGAGCGAGATATAGACGAAGAATCTTTTTGTAGATCTCGATCAGTCTCATTTAGTCTTATTAAGTCTAGAGGAGAATAAGAACCAGACAGGGAAAGGGTTTCGCTTTCGATAGCGTGTCTTTCCTGATCGATAGCGTGTCTTTCCTGATCGATAGCGTGTCTTTCCTGATCGATAGCGTGTCTTTCCTGACACGGTATTTCTTTTGGTTCCAAAGGTTCTGAATTCGACTGTGCATTGGTTTCGCCCTCTTGGGCTTTCCAATAATCCATCTCAGATCCATGCAAGTTCTTGACCATCCAGTGTTGGATTTTACGTCGATCACGTCCGTAATATTTCGGTTCAAACTCGAATAGTCCTTCATCTTCCAGCACCAGTCTCGCCCTTTTGAAGGAAGTTTCTTTTAAGTGGGTTTTAAGTGGTTTGAAATTTTCTCCGAACGGATCTGCCAACGATGCCTCAATCCACAATTTGATAACGCACTCGTTCTGCGTCAACAACCACTCTCCATCATCTTCCGACATTTTTGCAAAGCGCTTGTTCAATCTTTTTGCTACACTTGACTTACTCATTGTATTAACCTTCAATGACACTAGATTCGCCGTCGTCAGCCATTGCAGCTTGCGGCGGCTTTTGCTATGCTTATGATAGCAAAGATACCTAATTGACTGCTATGAATTTTACATTAAGACTCCCTCCCAATGAGGAAGCGATCATTAGTCACTATTGTGCGCTAACGGGGCGAACGAAGACTGACGTGATCAGAGAGTTTGTCCGGTCACTAGACCAAAAGAACTGGTTCCTTGAGGGTAATCAACAGCCTCTATCAGAGCCGCTTAAGCCGCAATCGTGGGACGAGTGGAGCGTTGACAATCTATGGTAATCGATTACCCGTTTTACCCAATCACAATGCTTGCAGATTAGGAATAAGTCATGAAACGCACCCCAAACGACCAACCCCGTCGTCCTCGCACAGTCTACCTCACAGACGCCGCCTGGGAAGCTATAGAGGCAATGGGAGCACGAAAGGGTTACTCTCGGTCTGAAATGATTGAGCAGGCTGTGAGACAGAATGTGGCTATGTATGAGACTTTGCCAGCAGAAGTTGTTGCTGTCTTACGATCTCCCGAAGGATGGAAATTCACAGACTCTGGAAAGTTAATGGGTGCTTATCGAGGAATACGCATCCTTTTGCATTTTGAAGATTCTAATTGGGTAGCAAACTTTTTCTCTCCAGGTCACGATATGATTGTTGGTCATTCTTGTGAAGGTGACCTGATTACAAGTGTTGAGTATGTCCAAGATTATATCGACTCATTCTTGGATGATGACAAACTTCCATTCACCGACGATTTCTAAAACTTAACAAAACATCCCTGCAACCTCCACGTTCCTTTCAGTCACTGTAGTGAGCGAAGCGAACGTGGAGGTTTTCTTTTGCTAGCCATAGTCTGACTATTGTGGGGCGAATGAGGGGGATGAGGCAGGGACTGAGAGGGGTTCTAGATACTATTTAAAATATTTTTGTTTCAAAACCGGACACCTGATCACAAAATCCGGACTGTCCGAAATCTCTACGTATGCGCCTCACTAAATGACACATGGTGTACTTGGTGTCCGAATTCACTGTCCGGTTATTAAGCCAGTCCTATTGACTGTCCGAGTTTTACATTTCGCGGATTTTTACTGTCCGAATTCTAAAAATATGATAGACATCCACCAATTTGCTGTGGATAGCCATCAATATTTATCTGCCAGCGCCCAGTATTTCTAACAACTAATGACTGACTACTGAACACTCTATTGCAATCTATTCTCAACAACTACCTTACTAAGTATTTATACCTGTCCGAATTTACTGTCCGGTTAGGTGTCCGGTTTTATCAAGCCTACTTATAGGCACATTGTCACTGTCCGAATTTGTTGTCACAAGCAAAAGTAATTCTTTAGCCTACAAATGCTCGACCAAAGTATTACTAAAGATGACTATAGTTGCCATAGAAAAGCCCTCTAGTTAACTCTAGAGGGCGCGTGAGAGGCTTTAGGTAGCTGTTGTTAACGGTCGTCGTGTTGCGGGATTGTGAACCAACTGTTAAGCCATTTACCTAGTGCGGGATCTGCAAGTTTGACTGATTCATAACAATTGCTTGCCAATGAACTTGCAAGTTTTTCACCAAAGATTATGCCAGCCAAATCACAGAGTCTGGACATTTCCCTTTGGTCTTTAGCGAACACTGCGTCGATGAACTTATCAGTGAATTCATCCTCAGTCATCTCAATCGGTTGAAAGAATCTCATACTCGCTCCAAATCCAACTCATCAATTATCTTACCAATCCTATCTGTCACTTCTTGCAAGATTGCTTCGCATACTAGATACTTCTTAAGTGTTACGAAGTAACCTTGCATCTCTCGTGCCAATTGCTGCCAACGTTCCGCTCGTGGTTTGACATTTGCTACTCAAGACAGCAGATGTTGCACTACATGAAAGGTTGCTTCGCAACACTAAAGATGTTTGTTTAATCTTGCGAAGCAAGTTTGCACCTGAAGCACTACCTGCGGTTAACGGGTTTCTGGGTTTGATTGCGCCTGGAGTCTAAAAATACTCAAATCCTTTGTTCAACAAAAGTTCTCTTGTGATATCTGGTGTGTGCTGAAGTTCTGCATATAGGGCTTCAGCCTCTTCTGTTTGATCTAGAGTGAAATCTTTGATGATACCGAGGTCGTCATTGCCCCAAGCTGCAACACGGACGAATGACGACGCGGGATTAGTATGAACGGTGCGACTTATTTTTAACTCCACATACTCTTCACCGTCCCAACTCCACGGTTTGGTGTCATCATAATACGCAGGACGATCTGCATTCATTCCGTACCGCTCATAGAATGTTGTGCCGTCTTCGTAGTAGTTGCCACACCACTGATCGGAAGTTTTGACGAAACAACTTTTTTGATAGCTTCCTTTTAAATCTAGCATTTCATCCTCCGGTAATCAGTAAAACCTTTTTTGATAGCAAATGTGACCCTGAGTGAACTTTAATCATCTCTCATCCTTTCTAACCTAAATTGAGAAGACTCGTCTTGAGCAATGTAGTCGTCATTGGTTCGCTTCACAACAGCGATTACTTCGTCGGGCATATGCGGATCATACAGCCAATACTCGTTAGCTGTCAGAGTACCAAAGATTCGCTTTAGATGGCAATGGTAGCTTGTGCTGTATCGCTCGCACCCGCTACTTTTGGGTGGCGTTGGATTTAGGTTGGCAAACGGGCAGTTGATTGCTTTACAAATGTTCATTTTAGTTCCCTAAATTACTGTCAGTGTGATTAGATTCGACCTCCACTATCATGTCATGAGCTAGCTGTTGATCCCAATAGAATCTCGCGTACCAAGGTTGCTTCGCAACACTTAACTTGTTTAATTGGTGACCGAAGTGAACTTGCATAGACCGAGAGAACCAACGGAGTAGATGGAACCAAGTTTAGTCATTCGAGTCGTTTGGTGGGTATCTACTAGTAATTTTACATTAAGCGAATGCGTGTGTCTACAGTATCCTAGACTCCCCTGGCAAGCTAACGTAGAGCTAAAGTCCACTTACAGTGAGTAAAACGAACGTGCCACCAAAGCCAGAGGAATATCGGTACATTCAGGGAAAATTTGGGAACGGAAAGATTCCGATGTGTGGGTGTAAGCGGGTCAAATGCCGCGATTGTGGGCGTCGGTTCCCGAAAGAAGAACACGAGCTAGACGATTGCCCCGATTGTGGGAAGGAACGATATTGTACGAATGCAAGAATCAAAGATCCAAATAATCCTGGCAAGTGGTTACCTTGCTCGATCCACGGGGGAAAATCTTTTAAGTCTAGAGGAGCTGCTCATCCAAATTACAAGGATGGTAAATATAGCCGCCATATGCCTGCTAGACTCCTTGAAGCTTACGATCAATCTCGCAATGACCCAGACATTCTCTCACTTAACGAAGACATCTCACTCACGGAAGCTAGAGTTGCTGACGTACTCCAACGGGTAGACACCGCTGAGTCTGGCGCGATGTGGGATGAGTTGAGTAAGTTGGGGAAGGAGATTAAACTTGCTCGTAAGTCGGGCGATCCTGGTCTAGTCGAGGATCTGTTTGACGAGATGTTGAAGTTGATTGCTAAGGGTAAGGGCGATCGCGAGAACTGGCGGGAGATTGGCGACCTACTCGAACGTAAGCGAAAACTCTCTGAGAGCCAGCTCAAGCTACTTGTGACGAAGCAAGAGTTCATTAGCCGACAACAGGCAGTCGTCCTCGTCAGTCATCTCGTAGAGGTCGTTAAGACTCATGTGACAGACTCTAACACCAAGAGGCGCATCATGGGCGGCATTAGTCAGCTAATGAACTTGCAAGAGGGACAGTCAATCTCAGAGATACCTGGATTGACCAGTTTTCAGGAGAAGAAGGTTGAAGTGGAAGAGTTTGATGACGACGATTAGAGTGAAGCTAGGTAGCCTCTCAAAGCTTTTACTGCGCCTTGCAAGCTATCCCATTGAGTCAATTCTTCAGAATTCTCGTTATTTGTAGCTTCGGTGTAAAGTCCACCACTAATATCACCAAAGAGTTGCATATATACAATGGTTTTGCTTTTCATGTTAATTTGTTTGAGCAGTTCGCGCATTTGCCAAAGTTGCTCAAGCTCAAACCTTTCGGAATCGGATAGATTGTCTAACATCGTTGTATCCTTTATAGTTTTGCAGTAGATGCGCCCAAGTTTGCTATTGGTCACCTAAGTATTGCTTAAGCCTTTCGATGGCGTCGTCAAGATTGCCCCAATCAACCAGCAAGGCGTAATTATCACCAATTAGAGAACCTGAACCATCTTCAAATAGAGTGATTTCAGGATAACTCATGCTGCACTGATTTTTAATTTGACAAAATAGTCGCCAGATTTGCACTAACTTCTCTTCATTCGCTGTCAGATTCATGAGCCAGCTCCTCCTGTAATTTATCCATTTGTGGTTTCAACGCCTCATGAACTTCTTCAGTCAACCCTAGCGCATCACAAGCTGACATTAGCTGACCGGGGGTGAAATCTCCTTGGTGACTACGGTAGTCACCGAAGATGCTCTTGAGCTTATGGTAAGCTGTGGTTGCTACAGTATCTTCGTATAAGTCGCGGTCTGAGAGGTGGATACGGTACGATGCACCGTAACAGGTATCATGTAATAGATCTTCAAGTCGAAACCGTACATCTCGTGGAACTTCGGAAACCTCAAAATACTTGCGACCAACTGTGGTAACAGTGACCCATTGACACCGTTTAACTCCTGCACCTTCAAACCGTAAATTGAGTCTCTCTAAGATAACTCTCTGACCAACTTCAAGTTTCATCTTACTCTCTCCCACATCCAGGTACGGGTGATTCAGTTCTTTGTGAGCATTCGTCGCTATTGTCAGCTATTGCGGACGGAATGACGGTCACCGCTATTAGGGCTAGTAAAGCTAGGCAAATAGTTTTCATGCTTTCCTCTTCTTTAGTGCGTCTTTGGTGTCTACATCAATCATCTTATATCCCACGGCAGTGTTAATAACCTCTGCGACTACGATGATACTAACTAGAATTGCGATCGACTCTAATGTCTCTTTCATGTTACTTGCTCTGAAGGTTAGCGGTAGATGCTCCTGTAATCTATAGCCAGTCTACAGTTCGGCAAGGGCGGCGTCAACTGTGTCGAACCAATATTCAGAAAGCAACATGACCAAATTTCGACTGCCATCAGGTCGGTGTCCAATGATAGCAATGCATTCATCAGCAACATCGCCATCAAATACTTCAACATCAGGAAACACCCGTCTGGTAATTGATGGCGATGTTGCTGATGCTCGTCTCCAAATCTCGTCAAACTTTTTTTGGTCACTATCGGAAATTACTGCACAGCCATAGAAAAACATTAGATCTCGCAATTGTTGCAATTCTTCTTTCATCACTCTCTCTCCACGTAAATTCCGTTGTGAGCTGTAACTAGCACTCGCGCGCCGGAGTAGACAGGAGCACCTGTAGTTTGGTCAACAAATGTTGCAAACTTGTAAGGGTTGTAAATCACCCAGCGAGCATTTTCTCTGTTAAAGATTCGGTCTACATCCAAGACCCAGGCGTAAGGCGTCTCAAATGCTTGCTCCAACATTCCTATAGTGAACGCATGAACATTCTTCTGCTGCTCTCGCAACACTCGCTGCTTGCCCGACTCTCGCACCCTAAATTCAACATCGGTCAATATTACTGCCTCAGCATGTTCGCTTCGCTCAACTCGTGCAGAAGATTTGTCTGTCATTTTGCGAACGATTGCGTAGCACATGACCTACGACGGCATTAGCTTGCATTAGGCTGAGACAATTGCGGCGAAGGTTGCGGTAGACGTAAATCTTCTTAGCTGGGTTGAGGGGTTTCATAAGGCTTTACTACAAGGTAAACATCTCCCTGTAAATCATGGCTCACCTCTTGCGTCAATTACTTTGTCGTTCAAGTACTGCCGTAGTACACCGATGTCGGCTTCTGCAATCTCCTGTCCTTCATCCCAAGACCAAGTTGTACGACCATAATAGAGATCGTCTAGTTCGGTGTCGGGGTCGTTGGAACATCCACGCCAATAGATGATCTTTTCTTTGAAGGTCAAGTTAGCTTTGATGAGATCCCAAGGGTATTGATCAGACCGGATATCGTACAAGTCATTATCTTGTTCAGCATACTTGTAACTACTTGCCCTATTAGCTTTCAACCACTCGTAGACTTGTTCGTCATTTTCTGCAATCAGCAGACAATCAATGCCACTTTTGGCATCTTTAGGACTGTAATGAGTCAGCGTTATTGTGTAGAGTTTCATTTTACGCAAGAGTTAGTTTTTCCCAATCCGTGAAAGCTACCTGATGTTGTTGGGCAAGGACTATGAGTTGAGCCTGTGAAGTAGCTCTCACTCCAATACCTGAACCAACCAATGCTTCTGCTGCGACTAAAGTATCTGATGCTTGCACTGGCTTCTCAACACACGAGCCATTAGTGCTGAGGTAATAACGACCTAGTACGAGCCGTGTCGCATCCTGTGGTTCATTGGTCAACGAGTTCCAAACTTTCATTGTGTTGCACCCTGCAAAAAACTGTTTTCCCTAGTCTAACTTAGATCACTGGATTGCAATTGCTCCTCAGAATACCAACACCCTCGACCCTCACCAAAGCTAATGAGATAGACCGCTTCATACGGTAGATGCTGTCGTAGTCTACGATCCCAGCGACGATTGAGCTGACCAGCCATTACCGTACCTTGAGATTGATATCCACCGAAACTGACCAAAACTTTATCAGGATAGTTGAATTTCATGTTCGCTTCGCTCAACCCGCTACTTATATTGTTTGTATTTCCGCGAACGTTAGCAACGCTCATGACGCCAATACCTCATCTAACCAATTGAACATTGAGTGGTTTTCGTTTGCCAATGCTGTTGCAATTGTATGACTACCGCCAGCTTTAGCTAATGCTAGTGTGACTCGTGCAGTGGATGCCAAATCCTTGATCATCTTTGTACTGTAACCTTGAGTGCGCGAGTTAACTATAGCCTGCCTGAGTGTTGCTATAGAGTCCTCTATTAAACTCCAGTGCGACTCTAAAGGAAATTCGTCAGTCTGTAGCACGAGTCGGTCTAATGTTGCTATTGCTTGTTCTACTTTCATCCGGGTGTCCTGCTAATGTAATCACAGTTTAGTAGTTGCACCCGGAGATTAACCGGGAGACGTGGCAGTTATTGGGAGCGCCTACATCTTTTCCATGCCGATCGCAAACAGTAGAGACTCTGTAACACTGCCCACTGCCGTTAGATAACCATGCAATCCTCTCGCTTGCTCTAGCTCGCGGGAGTAGTTAAAACGTAGTTCGTAACCCGTCGAATCTGACAGATGGACTGTGACAGTTACCAAATCTGCTTCTCGCATCGTCGTCAACACAACATCAAACAGCTTGTACTCAATCTCACCATCATCATCCACTGACAACCCTTGAGTCATTTTAGGCTGCTCTAGTGGCTCAAGCTTGCCTATAGTGAGCCACTGCTTGAATATGGGGCAATCAAACAGATATTGTAATGTCTCATCGTGCCGACGAATGCCTGCGATAGTTCCTGTGTAACCAGATGTTGTGTGAACTGCGCTCTCACCGATTACAAATGCTGCGTGTGGAAGCCTCATGATTACTGCCTCAGTTATTGGTGGGTATTTACTATTGTGCGGTAGATGCACTCTCGTGTCAAGTTTAGGTCAACTTTTGATTGTGGGAGTGAGGGCGATTTGCAATTACAACATTGCCTGTGTAATAAGGTTCATTCATGATAGCCTCTCCAGTTGCACAGATTATGTTGTACATTCGTTGACCACCATTTTTAATGTATGAGCCAACTATTTTGAGTTCCGATGACCATTGCTCATCTAAAGGAATTTCGTAGCCGTTTACGGTGTGAAGCCAGATTGAGTAAGTTCCAGATGGCAACTCATCATAGTAGTCAACCTCTAGATCTTTTAAAACTCCGCCACAAGTCTCCCAGTCAAGTTTGACAGGTAAATCGTTCATAGTTTCACTCCATCTCAAACCAAAAAGTGTTGACCGCTTTTATGCTAACTCCAGTCGTACTAAAGTCGCCATCGAAGCGAACGTGGACGATTTCTGAATCAGGATATGCATTAGCAAATGATGCCAACCCATATTTTGTATCTAACCGCAGCCCCTTACCCGTTCTAGATAATTCGTTCAGTCTTCTCAGTATTCGGTACGACTGATTTCCTTCAATTCCATCATACGCCGCCCGTAGCTCTTGCAAATGCTGCTGTAGCTCGCTAGCGGTCGCAGCTGTGAAGATTGGGTGATCGTGGTCAGTGGTGTACATTAGAGATCCTCGAAATCTAGGATAATGGCGTCGAAAGCTAATTCGGAACATACCTCTAATGGCGGATAAGCATATGATTCACATATGGAACCGTTGTTAGAGAACGCTAATTTGAGGACGGTTACAGCTTGAAGTCGCTCAAATTTTTCTGTGTAGATGTTTGACCTGACTATTTGGGCTTTGGGCGGCATTTGTTGCAATAACTCAATCAACTGTTCTGCGGTCATTCGTTAACCCTTTTGTTTCTTAGGTTTACTATTGCGCGGCTTCGGTATGCGTTTGACCCAATTAATCTTGCAACCAGCTTGCGGAACCTCTCGTGTCCAAATGTACCAGTCACAAGCCACCATGTCGCTATTGCCGTCGCCAGTGAACGACACTCTGGGACAAAAGATGATTTGCGCCATGTGGTTTTCATACTTCTGTAGCCAATCCTGTCTGTCAAAACAAGACTCAGTGATCGACTTGCGCATGAACAAAGCTATACCCTTATTGCAACTCTCGAACATTTGTGGTAATGCTTCTGCTATGACATTGAAGGGTGGGTTTGTAATAATCCAGTCCACAGTGGACGGCGGGTTCCAAGTGCGTATGTCGCAATGATAGTCGGCTTCTATATCTGGGTCAATGTCATTTGTCATCACTCGATATCCCGCAGATTCCAATGGCTTGGCGATCGCCCCATCACCCACAGCACATTCGAGTATGGTGTCTGTCGTACTAATGCCAACCTGTTGGTTCTCTAGTAACCAGGTGGCTACTGTAGCGGGGCTGTAGTATGCGTCAAGTTTGCGACGTGACATCAGCTCATCTCCTGTAAATATACTGTCAAAACCTCGATGCCCTTGTCAAACGTGTCCCAGGTTACCTCTCGCGTTCCACAGGGAAACTCTAAATAGTCACCGTTGTCAATGTGATTGACCCATCCGTAGCCATCCTCTGATAGCTCAAGGGTACAATGTTCACGATTGTCGCCAACGGCTTGCAGTCGATTGAACAGGTGCCAGATCTCAAGCACCTTTGCTGAGGTTTCTGTGATTGTAACTGTCTTGTAATGATGTAGCATTGCAACTCTCCTCTATAGATTGGGTATCCGGCTCTCTAGCCAAACCTCGAACTGCACACCTCGATACTCAACCACCACTGTACAATCCTCAGTCTTCCCGGTAGAGCGAAGTACCTCGCACCCTAACCAGTGATCATTGTAGAGAGCTGCTGCCAACTTGCCAGCAGCAATGTAGTCTTCCGCAGTTAACTGTCGTATATCTGTCGAATAACACAAGCTCATAAGTCTCACAGATTAAGTTAATTGGTAGATGACCCTGACAACTTTAGTTTTCTGTGGGGTTGTTGAAGTTGACAAGATGCTCATACTGGTACTCGTATCCAGTTTTCGTTACTTTCACCGAGTAGTTTCGAGTTGTCACATTGATGACTTTCGGTAACTCGATTAACCCTTTACGCTGCAACGCCCTCCACACATTGAGATTATGATGATGTACTGAGCAACCAGGGCTGATTGCGTCTGCTAATGCTATCTCTTGCACTTTCGTTAGCTTCATTAGTTATCTCTGTTGGATGACTATAGATTGGCAGATGCGCCCGATTGCGGTCAAAGTTTGCTATCGCAAAACTTAATAGCCTTTCTGAGCAATGTGTTCGATTTGTTCTAGTTCGTATTCCATCTGTCGGAGTCCGCGTTCTAAGGCTTCCTTGATGATTACGCTCTGGCGACGGTTTGTTTTAGCCATCAATCGCTCAATAGCCGCACCTGTGTCTGGGTAAATAGCTACAGCTTGTCGTGGAGTTCGATTTGCCATTGTTTTTCTTATGTGTCGTAAATTCAGTGGTCACCAGCGGTTACCTTATGTTAACATGGGAGAAGCAGCTAGGTCAAGTCTGCGATGTCTAACCCTAGCTGCCCGTAACATCCACAATACCCATTCTATCATGAGTAATCTTTCTGTCACATTGCCTGAGTCTACAATTGTTGGATTTCTGGAGTCTGAATACGAGTGTGCAGTTGATATTGAGTTGTTAGTAGGCATTGGTGTCTACAGCAGAAAAGACCATGCAGTTCGAGCATTGAAGAAAAACTTTGAAGAAGGTATTGACTTCTCCTCTTCAAAGGGGAGAGCAAGCCAGCAGGGAGTTTCAGCTACCTGTTACTTCTTAACCTCAGACTGCTTCAAGCAGATGTGTATGATGGCTGAAACAGAATTCGGTCGTGCAGTCCGCAAATACTACCTCGAAGTCGAACGTCGCTGGAAAGAGTCTCGCAAGACTTCTCAAGCACCCTATCATTGGCAAAGGTTACAAACGTTCAGCGAGAAAACCGGACGGTTACCTGCGGGATACTTTTGCATCTTCCAAGAGATAACGCCATTGGTCAGAGATCTGGAGTCTTTAGGCTATCACCTCCCAGAGAATGCAATCATCGACTCTAGTATCGGCAAACGCTTCTGTGAACATTTGCGGAACGAATGCCAGATAGATCCGGATGTAGTGTGTAGAACTTACAAACATTGGTATCCAGGGCGGCGTTGGTCAGTAGATGCAAACCTGTATCCACTCAATCTCATCGGAGTTTTCCGGGAGTGGTTGGAATACCAGTACTATCACGAGTATCTCATTCCCTACTTCAAGGGTCGTCGTGACCCCAAAGCCCTCCAAGCCGCCTCTAGATTCCTCGGCTTACTTCCGTCACAATAGACTACTAATGTCGGTCTAGAGCTGTTTTAGCCCCGGTAGAGGGGCTTTTTAATGCTCATAGCTCACGAAGCGTAGCGCAGTTACTCATAGCTCTCATCCCCGACTCTTCCGTAACTCCTCCACCTCACTCCTAATCTCATCCAACATCACCCTCTGTTCCTCAATCCACAGAGCCAATGCCGCTATAGCATCCTCTTGAGTGCTATAGCAGTCTTCCGGGCGGAAGTAACGGACATTTGTGTCGAAGATGTAACCCGCCCGATTGATTGATTTGACGGTTGAGCTAACGATTAACCGTTCGCAACACCTCCAATTGTCTAGCGAGTTGAGGTTGATAAAGAAAAATCTGTCGCCAGGTTTCAAACTAACCATTCCGCTTTCTCCTAACATTAATTAGCCTAACTATAGCAGCTTTTGCTAACAATTGAAGCTAGTACTCTGCTATTACAGTTTCACCGAATTCTGCGCCGTTGTCCATGAACCAATCAGAAGCAATACAGTCGCCACGTTCGATAATAAGATCACCATCTTGCCAGAGAATTTGTCCGCCTTGATAATCTCTCATGAACTTGCACTCGCTCAGTCCGTAAACGTAAAACCTTCGCATATCACCCGGAAGGCACTCGTTGCAGACTTCTACAAACCGATTCCAGACATCTATCGGCATACCAGATCGAACATTGAAGTGCTTCATGGATTGGTAATACTGCTTAACCATCACGCGTTTCCTCGCTCAACTTCCCCAATTGTAGCTCTAGCGTCACTCTGGCGTCAAACACGGTAAGTGGGGAATCTCGATTTACTGTAAATCTGGACTTCGACCGTACCTCTTTACCGTGAGAACCGTACCGTAGCAATCTAAAATCGTTGATGTGTAAGGATTTGAGGTTGTTTTTAGTCAAACTTTCCCACAATGTCGTATAGCTGTGAATCGCTCTAATGCCTACTATAGCGGCGTTTGAGACGATAAATCTGAATGATTTCGGTGATTTTAGGGCGAAAATTGCGATAGTTCTCTTTTGTATGAACCAATAAGCCAGAACGTAGACTGGGCGGTTATCTTAGCGAATTACTTGACAAACAGAAAATCTGTGTTACCCTTAAGAATCTATATTTTATTATTCTTATAATTAAGTTAATTAACTAAGAATCCTCCGTTAATTCTTTTATTCGTTCCTCATAAAAGAATTAACTACGGTGCGCTAATCGCGCAAGCTGGACGGTCAGGAGGATGATTGAGAAAGAATACGGATTGCTCACGCCTATACGACCAATCTAAGGGGTATTCGCTGCGCTCATGGGCAAAGCCTGACCTGACTTACCATCATCGTCTTAAAGATCTCGAATACGGGCTGGTCTGTTAACTCGGAAGACAGATACTTAAACTTCCCGTGCAGAAGATGCTGGATCGGTGTAGATCTTTTAAATACGATTTCGTCCCCGCTAAAATCGCCAAGAAGCTGCCCCAAATTCCGCGAACGTCCAATCCTACCCGCGACCCCCTAAACCCGCCCTCCTGCCCCGTACAGCCGCCTCTGAGCTAACCCACACGCAACCCATCCACCCTACCTAACAGAGCTAGCCGCCCAACTAACGCAAAATCGTTGTTTGACCAGTTCGTCCCGAATATGACAAAGCCCTCGAAGGCGATAGGTGCTTTCGAGGGCTGTAGGAGGCTATTGGGTGACTTTAGTCGTCCGATTCTAGTTCTAGATCGTGGTCGCTCACTGAACTCTCACAGGATTGTCGGTAACTCATTTCATCTAACCCTGCTTGGATTGCATCAACCACCAAACATTTCGCGATGTCTTCAATGTCTAAATCCTCAGATAGTCCCAATTTCCGGCACAACTTTTTTAGTTCAGATTTAGTTTTGGGCAACGCTAACGGAACACAAACTTCTACCAATCCATTCACTGTTACTTCTTGCATTTCTATCTCCAATCTTTTGCTTAGTTAATGTTAGCTAAAGTGGCTAATGATACATCCGCTCTGCTCAATGTTTGCTTTGGTTGGTGTTAAGAGAACTCTACCACGAATGATCGATTAAGTAGTTTCCTTGGGGAAGGTAACCGTCGTAAACTAGACGGGCGAGTATTGCGCCGATGTCACCCCAATATTCGGACTCAAGGTAGTTGACTATCATCAGGGCATTTTCCGTGTCATATCCGGCAAAAGAACCCTCACCAAAGTCTGGCTGTTTGTCGTGGACTATCTCAAACAATCTCATGTCCCCATTATTACCGCCACAAAACATAAATATTTGCGGCAACCCGTAACAGTCTGTGATGAATCGACATAAGTCCGAACTATCCACACAGATCACCGTCTTACTCGTACTCTTTAGCATCGATTGCTCCTATAGTTTGCGATTGAAGTGTTGCAATAGCAACCTTTGACTGCGGTAGATGCGCCAATAGTTCGAGCCATTGAAGCTTTCGTTGATTTGTGCTAATCGATTGATTGCTCTTGTGAAGTCCATGTTAGCTTCGCTCACTATCTAAGGTTTACTTGTTGTTGCAGATGTCTTCGATAGTCGTCAAATGTTGGCTTCGGGTTCTGATAGGTAGGAGTCAGTCTGATGTATTTCGTAATTGCCGCGATCGTCCACCCATTGACCTCGCGCAAATCTTCTTTCTTTCCACTGTGAACCCTTTCGTTGGTCTTTAGCCACTTCCAGTGTTGGATACACACCCAACACCGTGAAAGACTCGTAATCATCCCACATTATCAAAACGAATAATTGTTGTAACATTGTCATTCTCCTTTGGTTATTTCTGCTAACTTTTGCCGCTTAAGTTCCTTTAGACCGAGTTTTAATTCTTTTTCTGACCTGTATGATAGCTGACCTGATGCATCGCCATTGTGCGTTGTCGAAGTTGTCAGAACCCAATTCTCCAAATTGCAACGAATAGTCCCAAGCTAAATCTGCAAAGTTTTCACAACGAATCTCTCCACCATCCTTAAACAAGTTATCAAGAAATGTATTGAAGTTGTCAACCGAAATTCCAGCGAGACTTTTGTTTGCACTTGCTGCCTTGTCGATTAATGAGTCAGCCATGCGATCTGCTGTTTCACGCACGGTTATCTTTAATTTGTTAGCCATTTTATTTTTCTCAATTACGTTACTGTAGCCCTACATTAGCCGCTTTCGGGCGGCTTTTTAAGTTACTGAGCTGTGTCGTTACTTTTCACGAATGATTCTGTGAGGACGATGCCAGATGAGTCGTTGCTGAGTTTATTCTCAAACTCTATCAACTTTCTCATCAACTCGTAACTACCTGTCGGCGTTCCGTCAGAGTCTAGTCCATGAATACTGACTAAGTTGACTAGTCTTCTGTACTCTAATTTTGTCAATTTGATTGCTGGTAAACTCATGTTTCTCTCCGGTGACTTAAGTTTGCAGTAGATGACCCTAGCTGACTTTAGCTACAGGATATCCCAGCTAAAGTAACCGTAGACCAAGACCTCAGAGTCATTTACGTACCAAACATTATCACCTTCACTCATCAGAGTGCCGTATTTCAATTGCCAGTCAGCAACCTCATCAATCACCAACTGTTCTAGCAGAACTGCTGCATCCTCATCATTACTCGGTAGGATCGCCCATAACTCCTCGTATCCAGAGCCACCCAAGACTTCACTAGCTACCAATTGAGCCAACTCTCGTGAACTCATGCTGTCATAGTACTCCACAGTAATCAGTTGCTCGCCTTCGCGATTGTGGTGGTCAGTGAGGTAGTCGGGTGTGCAAATGTCGATGAAGTTGTAACGCAGATTGTAGTTGTTCATGAGTTTAATGGTTGTGATGGGTTTACTGTAGACGCTTCCTGACTCAATCAACTATAACAAGTGGGCATCCACGCGGTCAATCGTAACACCAGCCAGCGTATGTTGACTCATGTAGTCGAGGATCGCTCTCAGCTCTTGACGTGATGCAGAATTCTTCAACGTGTTGGCACGGTAGCTAATGATGCGACAGTTCGCTTGAGTGTAGCCCTTCGAGTTATCAACCCGATCCACTGAGGGAGCGTGTGGTAGGTCAGATCTGTCACAACCAACAGTGATGGGAATGTTGAGTACTGGGCAACGTTTAGGTAGGTTAGCCAGCAGCCACTCAGTTGTCAGGTCAAACTCTAATCCTAACTCTTGCGCTCGTTTGCGGCTTCTGTATAGCTGTAGCCGCGCCCACCCAGTGCGGGATTGTCTGTAGGATTTGGTTGTCATGGGTTGCAATTGGTAACGTGTGGAGTAGATGCAACACTGATGACATCAGTTAAGGCGATAGACGTAGTAGTTAGACCAATCTTTTTTCTTGATCTTAAGGATTCGAGCGATTTCTCGTGTATCATCCGAGTCAATCTCGTCCAACGTGTATTCTTCGCCATTATAACTTGAGAGGAAATGACCCCGACTATCAGCACTGACTGCATCATGTACAAACTTTTTGAAGTCTGGAATGAGTTTGTGGAGCATAGGATTGGCATCCTCATACTTTGACTGAATCACTTTGATAACATCAATATCGTCAATGATTGCGTGACTAGCAATAAAGTTTGACTCAAAGCTCCACACCGAATCGTGAATGTATTTCTCAACTGCTGTATCTGCCTCATCATTAGTTCCTACCGCGTACTCACGATTACCTAAGCTAACCATTGTCATGCCGTAGAAGTCGTAGCCTAATATCTTGGTCATTTTTACATCCTCAGTTGTGAATCTATTGTAACTTTAGCTAAACTATTGGGTCAAAGCTTGCTATCGCAAGACTTAATTGCGGTAGATGCACCGGATGATTGTTTACCGATACATCCCATACAATTCGTTCGCCCTCAGCCACTCGGCAGGCTCTAGGGAAACGTTCGCAGCTAATCCTAACAGAATGTTCTGATTGTTGTGGAGTTTGTAGACGTTGTCTAATGCTGCTTTGGCTTGCGATAGTTTCTGTGGCGCGATTGAGGCGAAGAATATCTCGGTTTGGATGTAGCGGTCGATTGTGTTGTTCATGAGTTGAGGGTGTTGTTGTTTGCCAGCAAATGCGCCCTGATGTGGTCAATCGCTAGCTGAGATACACCTGACCATTGTCGCCTATATATGGCTCTCTCTCGCCAAATGAGTTAGCAGAGTCGGTTAACAGAGTGGCATAAGGCTCTTCATAATCACCATCCCAGAATCCGCAGCCATGACTATTACGTGTTAACCAGAAGTCATGCATGATTGTGCTTAACTCGTGACCATTTTCTCGTAATGCGACAATTAGACTGTAATTACTTTGTATGAAATGTTCACATTCAATCCGGTGGAACTGTAACGACTCAGTATCTACATCATCAAAGTCGTAATTGGCATCCAACGGCGCACCATTGTCATCTGTAGTTGACCATAGTGCGGTTGCTACGTACTGTTGGAATGCTTCGGAATCTAGAAGATTAACTGTTCTGTATGTTGAAACTACCATTGATAATGCCCGCGTGTTGGTTGACTCAATTACAGCAAATGTACCCTGATACGGTCAATTGATTGGTTCCGCCCAGTACTCAGATTGCTCGAAGTCCATGTTGCTAGCATATTCGTCAGCAGCTTCCTGAGAGTCAAACTCTACGGTCTCGACAATCTCGGAACTGGAACCCGTTAGACACCAGATGTTGTACTGTTGCGGCTTTGGTCGGCTTGAGTCGGCTGATGGTTGCTCCGGGTAGAGCTGATAGCTAATGTTCAGGATGTGTTGAGAATCAACTATCAAGTCGCTGGGATGATAATCTGTAATTGCTTGAATCTCATTCCAAGTTGCTTCCTTCAGAGTGGCAATCGCTTCCCTCAAGTCATTCTGATGTTGCTCTTGTGGGTATGTGTTGCTTGAGAGCCAAGATTCTGCTAGTTGAATTGCGGTGATTAATTGCATTTTGGGGTTCCTGTGTGGCGTTGGTTGGCTTCAGTTTGGCAGACGCACCCTGATGTGGTCAATTGTAGAGCTATTGCTGCTCAAACTTTGCTACAAGTTTGTCATAGTACAGTTGAGCTTCGTAGTCATCCTCATCTTCGATATTTGATGTCATGCGACCTGGCTTGTAACTTGATTCCGACAAAAATTTGTATTGCCAAGACCATTGCCCAGTATGATGATTGTTGCAATACCAATATAAACCAACCAACTTGCTGAAAGTACTCATTACTTAATCCTCTGTTGCGTTTGTTGACTTTAGTCTGGCAGATGTACCCTGATGTGGTCAATTGCTTACTGTGGTGGCGTTAGGGGCAAACATGAATGATTATTCACATTTTGTCTATAGATGCTGAGAGGTGCAAAATGTCTCTTATATGGGACATCCTCCTACAATTCCCCCTCCCAGACACCTATAGCAACCTACAGCCTCAGTAGCGTTACCTTAGAGAAGCTTTGGTGTGCTCTCGTCTGGCAATGGTAGTCATAAACCCTGCTAGTTCCCGGTCAGTAAGCCTTGTACAGCGGTAGCGATCTCTTACAAGCTCTCGAAACGATCGCCCGACAGAGGGGGCTACAGTGAGCTTTAGGTATAGTGTGGGAGGCACTTGTCTGTAATCGTATGCTGTGCCAGAGGTGAATACGATTCTGAGGGTGTGAGATGGTACATCATAGGCGATGTACTGGATTGCGGTGGAATTTACGAACCTGTAGTGATTGAACATGATGTCTATTGCGTCCTATGCGAAAGGATTGAAGCCTTCTTGGATAGCATAAGCCAAACCATTGGCAGTAGATACACCCGACATCCTACAGTCTCATCAGTCCTGAAGTCATCTCTTGCTGTACTTTAGCAGCCAATTGCAAGGCTTTTGAGACTTTGGAGTCTAGACGTTCACGCTTATAGGATGCCTTTAGAGACTCGCGGATATCAGCTTTAGGATCATGTGACATCAATTTCACTAGCTGTGCATCATGCAATGACACCCCATAGTAATCATAGCCAGCACCAGAACCATAGATGACCCTGAGAGTGCGTGTCTCGTGGTTGTAGAAGATTGCCTCTACTGAGGATGAACACTCACAACGTAAGACTGAAACTACTGTGGAGGATGCTTTCTTGGCTGTACGTGCGATACGTTTGTGGATTGCAGACATTGTGAAATACCTTTTATGTGTTGGTGTTGTGAATAATCTAACCTTTGGTAGATACAGTGTCAAAGGCTGCTAAAGCAACACTTGAATCTAGAGAAGGATGAGTGACCAAACGAGACAGCCAGTAACGAACGTTGTCAGGAAACTCACTGTAAATCCTACAGTAAACAGGAATAATGCTTTCATGCGAATACCTTGTGTGAATGATGTGGGAGTTACTCAGCTAACTTAGCCAATTTTACGCAGCTACGGCAAGTTTAGCAAGTTTAGCAAGTTTAGCAAGTTTAGCATCTTTCCGGGCACGGGCAAGGTTAGATAGGTGGAGTTCCTTGATGGGGGTCTTGCTAGGGGATACTGTCACTTCGGCTATGTCCACGCCTTGGCTTCTGAAGTAGTCAGCACAGCCCTTGAGTAACGCCTCCCCAGTCGCGCCCTTGCCCCCAATGTTGCCTTGGAATAACCCTTGTGAGCGTAGAGCCTTGCACACCTGTTGCAGTTGACGATACTTCATCCCCTTGCACTCCTCCCACGATAGACCCTCAGGAAGGCTAATGATTTCTTGAGTCTTGGCTTTGGTCGCCTTGGGAGCCTTAGCAGGGCTAGCTGGTGCTACGTACGCAGAGTTGAGGATGTGGTGAGCTAATGCAGCTTTGATGAGGGTGCTAGCAGATTTACCTGTGATACCTGTATGTAGAGCATGATGATTTAACGCTTGAGCAGCTTGCACCAACTCCCTCCGTGACATTGCCTCTAGAGCCTCTATTGAAGCGATAGTGGGCATAGGTAGCTTTGGGGTCTTAGGCGCTTTAGATGCCTTGGATGACTCAGGCTCATCAACTGTAGCGTCAGGCTTGCTTTTGATAACCTCTGTTGCTGTAGTACCCGCAGCAATTATCTCACCATTAACAAAAGGCGCTGCTGACATTGTGGCTATGTTTTCGTCAGGAGTATTTAGTTTGACAAGATCTAGAAAGTCTTTAGAATTCTTGACTTGTTGCACAATCTTGAACACACCTCGTAGCTTTGCCTGTTCAGCGATAAGAGCTAAAGCCGCTTGAGTAGAACTATTGGTTGACTTGAGATACTCTTGGATACTGAGAACTAGGTCATCAATCAGTTTGTTATTGAATCTGTAATCCATCAGGACATTTTCAATTACATCTAGCACTCTGACATCCATTGCGGCGGCGATCTCAGGTGTGACTGTGGCGACTGTAGTTGTCATTTGCTTAACTCCTGTGGGCTGATGTGTCTAATCTAACTGAGTGGCTATCGACTGTCAAGAGTTTTCTGAAGAATCTTTTGAAACTACTGTAACCCTTGCGTTGCCGTCGTTCCTTACCCCTGATGTCTCTATTATGGCATGGTGGCTACCCACTGGTCATGAGTATATATGCCTAATTGAGAAATTGCTTCTGATTGGCGTCTCCTCTCCCGCATTCTTTTTAAACAAAGGAAAGAGGTTAGCACGGGGATCGGTAGATGTCTATAAGTACTTGTGCTTACAGTTGTTTGTTTTCGACCAACTAATAACACAAATTACGTCACCAGGCTGCGTCCCCCTAATCTACACCACACAAAATTTTGAACAATACTTGGTCTATAGCTGAGGATGTAAGTCATAAAATACTAACACACCCTACAGACCTACTAATTCGGTATAATAATCAATATTGAACTTAGTTAGTAGGTAACTCCAATGTCTAACAGAAGCTTACCAAAGCCACTAGGGCTATCAAGAGTCATGCCACATGATGTAGTCTTCGATCATTACCTATCTGAAGATGAGAGACGAGAGCGAACATTAGCAGCATTTGCCTGGGTCGAAAGCAAACTGGAGCTGTTCATGCCACTATCGCCAATGCAACAGGTCAGTCTAAAGAAGATATTGTCAGCAGTCCGCCGCAGTGATGCTATTGCTGCTGAAGTTGCTATTGCAGAGCTGATATATCTAGAGGAGCCAGTCAAGAAGGGATGGAATAAGTTTGGAGTGGGTGAAGGAGAAGTCTAGTCAGGAATGTACTCCACAAAGTATTCATACAAATCGAGATTGAGTGGATGTTGTAATTGAGACTCCACGAATCTTACCTGCTCACTAGTTTCAACAGGATAGGCATCATACATGGGATTGTCTGACTCAATATTGAACAACCTTTGAAGATCGGACAGTGTTACCACTTTTAAAGGTGACGAACCAATTAAACCATCGCAATCTTTCTCAAACCAAATCACTGTAGGAATCATTTGCGTCTCCAGAAAAACTAAAGTCTACTATTGTCATTATAGAAACTGAGGCAGTAAGATAGTCAAATTGCGGATTGAACTGCAACAACAATCCGCAATAATCCAAGTAATTATGGTGAATATTACGATTATGCCAGAAAACAAAAGGTACGCAAAGATGCACAGAACAATTTCTTTAGAAGACTTGAGATGGCTAAAGACACAAGAGCCTTGCGTAAAAGAATTATGGATTGACTGTGTAATAGCGGAGGGATTCGGAGACAGATTTGTTGATGTTGAGACAGACTTGAGCGAAAAGTCATTCCGCAAAGCGAAGAAAGCCCTTGAGTCACGGTTCTTTGAATTTCAGGCAAATCTAGAACTGAGTGCCGCTGGAAGAGGGGTGATTACAGGATGGAAAGTTCGGAACGTCCACGGTACACGCAACAGGAAATACTGGTCTGAAGAATAGAGCTAAGTCGAATATTGGAGTTTAAGCAGGCTTTCGGGTCTGCTTTTTTATGTAGGTAAATAGGGATTCCTCATTTACTGTAAATCGGGAAAGCCAATCTACTGTAAATTGAGCCATGGGAACTCAGCCGATTTCACGGGAAGCAAAAAAGTTCTCATGGTAAAAGATTCCAGAGGAGAGAGCCGGAATTCTTTAACAGTAAGCATTTTCGCGGCTCTCATGACTTATTCATGATCTAATACATGATCTAAGATCTATCACTCCGGTTATTTACTACTCACTTCGTTCGTTGTAAATAACCTCCGTGACGCAACAAGTTGCGAGTTGGACAGTCAGGAGGATGATTGAGAAAGAAAGAATTGCTCACGCCTCTACGACCAATCTAAAGGGTGTTCGCTGCGCTCACGGGCAAAGCCTGACCTGACTTACCATCATCGTCTTACAGATCTAGAACACGGGCTAGTCACTACGAACGAAGATGAACACTTAAACTTCCCGTGCAGAAGATGCTGGATAGGTGTAGATCTTTTAAATACGATTTCGCCCCCACTAAAATCGCCAAGAAGCCGCCCCGAATTTCGCGAACGTCCAATCCTACCCGCGACCCACTAAACCCGCCTTGCTGCCCCGTACAGCCACTCCTGAGAGAACGCGCACCCTGCCTATCTACCTCGACTTACATGTGCAACTTCTAGACTAACGATTTTGCGTCAATCTAGCCTCGTGCTACAATGATGATTAAGAATTCGACAGAGGAGTGCAAATGTTAGATTTTGTGTTGCTACTGATTTGGTTAGGGTTTCTGTTGTGGCTAGTAAGCTTGGCGTGGTGAGATATGATGATTGACTTGTTTTTGATTACGTTGTGGTTTATGTTTTTGACTTGGGCACTAATGCCACCAGAAGATGATTGAGGAGATTTAAGAAGACAATATTGGTGGAATTTACCAAAACTACAGGATTAATTAATTGTGCTATTCTCATTATTAGGCACAGCCTAGGGATTGTCGTTATGACTGTCGTAAACAAAAGAAGCACCAGAGATAATCTAGTGCTTCTTTTGCGTATCTGTTGTCAAGCTAATGTCTTGAGTATTTTATCAGGTCGTCTAGATTGCGGTGTAAATCTTCGATGGTGAAATTGTTATTTAGAGGAAACACTTGATTGCCGTGGTTCCATAACATTTCTCGAATCTGCGTGTAGTGTTCATCGGAGGTTTCCTTTTTAGCAGAATCCCGATGCAGACTAAACACAACCAGTTGATGATCGCCTGCGTCTCGAATGTCTACCAATGCCTCAACCTCTTGTATGTTACGGAGACTGACAACGCAAACATCCTGGTACGAGAGCAGTTTTGGCATATGCGCTTGCATCGCCAACGTACTCCGCCCCGGCATCCACTCCTTGTAGAAGTGGTAAAGAGCGATCATGTACTCTTGCATACTCTTGTTCTCATTGGTAGGCACTGGCGCGTTTTTGCCTTCTATGGTGTCGAGAAAGCCTTCTGGGAATCCGCAAAGTTTTTCCTCGAAGCGTTTCATGAATCCAATTGGATGGTAATGATGAATGTTGTATTTGGATTCTAGGTAGTTAGCAACTTCAGTTTTCCCTTCGCCAGTCCTACCATGTGCGACATAGATTATAGCCACGAAGATTCTCCCTTAAGTGCTTCAACTGAGTAAAAAACGGGAATACCTAGTTTTTGGGCGAAAGCTCGTTCTTCGGTCGCTCCTGATGACTTTTGCCACTCTGGCATCATGAGGATGTAGTCGCATTGACGAAGGATATCTAGATCACCTTGAAGAAACATTTCTGGCGTCCCTCCAAATCTGTCCATCAACATTCCGTTAGTGTGAGGACAGATAGCTGCAAAACCTGCAATCCAGACTTGGCGCGATATGTTCCAAGCTTTGTAAATATTAATCAGCTCACCAATGACTGACGGAAGCCAGCGAGAGCCGCGCCAACGGTATGCTCCTGCGACGTAAACTGTTTTCATGTTGCTTGTACCTTTTACTCTCTCAATGGTATCAAAAAGTTCAATGGGAATTGATTGTTTGGAGCCGACGATGTACATCTCTCCATTAATAAGTTGGGCGGGTTTGATTTGTTGCCTCGGATCTTCTTTAAATTTAACCCAATAGAACTCATGATTTCTCATTTGTCTCATCCTTTTTGTCAAAATTTCCAGAGATCAATTTGAACTTAGTCTTTGGCTCGAAGAACAGCATTAGGACGCCAGTGCCCTGTATCTGCCCCGGTAGGAATTCAGTAGTGAACAGTCTGTACTCTTTGCCGAGCTTGATACATACGGCTTCAATGGCATCTGGATATGTGCTATCAGGGTGTTGGATTGTGATGACTTTCATACATTACATGGGTGAGGAAACTCAATGTCTTTGTAATACTTTACCCTTTGCCTTTCAACAGCAATAACAAACCACTCTGGCAAATCATAATGCTGTTGTATCTCCAGCAACTCTTCGTGTCCCATCCAGCCTTTTGCCCGACTGTCAGCGTATTGTTTGATGTGGAAGTTTAAAGAAGCTTTAGCCGCAACTGTCTGCACGAGTTCGCTTTTGTTGGCTATGGCAAATAGTTTACCATGAGTGTCGAATTGAAAGAATGCTTGTTTGATGTCAATATCCCCTAAAGGTTCTAACCACGGGCGATTTTTTAGCACATCAAATGGCGCGAACGTAAAGTCGTAGCGGAGACGATAATACAACTCGAAGTCCTCCTCGAATCTTTTTGAGTATTTCAAGTGGCATTCTCCCTTTTCTGGAAATAGTACTGTCTCACATACTCTTCCAAATCTTTTTTCAGCACGGATATATCTGGTCGTTGGATTACCTTTGCAATCTCATCTAGTTTGCTTGCCTGCTTTTGCTCTCCAAGACCATAGTAGTGATGCAGTAGAGTGACTATGTCGCGCTGTTCTTTGTCAACGAGTCGAGCCGCATCTTTCCCCATTAACACAAACTTATTCATCAATTGCTGCTGAAGAAAATCAACAAACTCAACTGTCTGCAAAACAATTTCGGACGGTAGTTCCTTTTGCCGCTTTAGTGCGAGCACTTGTCTGGCGGCAGGACAGCTTTCGTTGCCACAGTATTGATGTCTTTCAGCCTTTAAGTTGCTTCCCCAAAACTTTACTTGGTTATTACAAACACCATGTAGTTCTGGATCGTAGATGTTACCAGAGCAACGACAGTACCAAGTGCTATGCGCTTGCTGGTTTCCGGCATCGCCAACTACTGTGAGAGCGCCAAAGGTTTGTCCTACAAGATTGTCTCGCTTGGGTTGTCCGCGTCTAGACAGATTAATGCGACGTTCCTGCTCTAAGATAATGTCGGCAAGAACGTCTTTATCGAGTAGTAGTAGTTCGTCTTTAGAATACCCCATTTGTTTGCTGAATGGTAAGTGTCTATTATAACACGTACTGCCTCAGTAGGCATTGTATTCTAAAACATAAGCATCAGGATAGAACACCTTACAGAATGCTCTAGATTGAGTGACGGCTTGCGCTAATGTGTCTTCGTATCTGAAGATAGCTATTGTGCACTTTTGCCCCAATAGCCGCCTGTAAATGACAACTTCTAGAGCGCTCATGTCAATGCGACTATAGAGCTTTGTAGTTTTCCGCTTCAAAAAGTATTCACGAATTTTCTTTTCTGCGCAACAAGAACGAGCTTTCCCCATTAACAATCTCGGTCACCCATGCCAAACATTTGTCGAAGATGAGACTCAACAGTTGCTTTAAAGTCTTCTTCTTCTTCCCAGGGGTCGTCATTTTCTAACTTTTGTTTACCTAAAGCCTTCTTGTGGGACTTCAATTCTTTGGCAAATTCTTTAGATGCTTCATCAGCAAGAAATTGTCGAACATCATGCAACTTCTGTAGCGCCTGTCCAATATATGCCCCCGTACAAATTAACGGGGTCTGGTCACTGCTTTCAAATGCTGCTGTGTTTAAATCTTCTATAGCGGCACTGATGTTGCGATCAATCTGCTCTGCCTGTTCGTCTGTTAGCTTAATCATCAATCTCTCCTTGTTGAATAATCCACCAAATCATGAGTACAAATCCTGTAACTATCAATGCTATAGTCATTTTGTCAAAATTTTACTCTCTCTTCAATTTCAGTCCAGTTGTCTTCTTTCAATTTAGTCAAGTCGGAGTTTAAGCCTTTGAGTTGACTGAAGCTTTCATAGCCGCCCTCTGGTTGTCTCGATAGAATCTTCTGTGCGTAGCCATCGCCAATCCCAGGCATCTCTAGCAACTGAGGTTTGCTGAGGATGGGCAGACGCTCTTCGGGTGAAACGGGGTCGGGCAACACGTCGATCTTTGGTGTGTCGAATACGGGCAGAGGTTCGCCATTGCGACGGGAGTCTACCACTTGGAAGCCTTCGAGTTCAGAGGTTTTTGCGGGTTCACGGAGGAGAAGTTCAATGGTTTCGTTTTCGTATAGAAACTGAAAGATTGGATGTTTGTGGAGAGCCTCAACATCTTCGTCAGGAATGTTGAGGTTAATTCCGGGCATAACGAACAGCGTTTTCTGTTGTTTGCCGAGCATGTAGTTGAAAGTGTAGCCGGAGCCGTTGTTGCGAATGGATGCCATAGTTTGCTTTTGTTGACTGGGGTTTATAGAAGAAAGTATAATGTAGGACGAGGGGTTAGTGCTTACGATTCACCCCTCGACTTGAACAGATCACTTATGGAGATAAGCAATATGTCTATTCTAGACTATAATTTTGGAATTGAGTTCAATCCGGAAACACATATCTTAGGTGACCTGTGTTCTTTGCGACACAGGTATCAAGGTTTAGATTTCAGTTTGCGTTTGAAAAAGACAAACCAATGTTGTTTCTGTAAGCGTGAGTATAGACAGAAGAAAGACGAAACAGTGCATCCTGAGCGCGTTGCTCGTAAAAAAGAGTTTCATCAAAAAAAAGATAAGCCAGTTTCGGCAGAACGTTTTCCATTTAATCCTCAAAGTCATCAGTTAGGTAACCTTTGCAAAGAACGTCACAATTATGACAGTACAGGGAAGACACTTCGCAAGAAAACAAAAAATGGACTAGGTGGCAATTGTATAGCGTGTGAACGAGAGCAATATCAGGCTAAAGCTGATTTGCGTATTGCAGAACAGCATAAAACGCAACCGTATGTCAAGCACTGCAAATGTGACAGTTGTCAGGTTGAGTTGAAGCGAAGAGCAGATCAAAGGTTGATTGCTCAAAAAATTACGACTAAAGCTTGGTTAGAAAGAAACCCAGATTATCACAAAGACTGGCAGAAAACAGGAAAAGGATTGGAATATCGAAGAGAAAAAGATAAATTGAGACACGCCAGGAAAAGAAAACCAGGTGGTTCTCGCTATTCTCCTGTAGAATGGCAAGAAAGAAAAGCATTGTTTGACAACAAATGTGTCTATTGTGGTAGTAGTAGTCACATCACTTTAGAGCACGTTATTCCGTTGTGTGATGACAGAGGATTTGATAGAATCACGAACATCGTTCCGGCTTGTTGGGAATGCAACTGTAAGTCTAAACGTGACAAAAGAATGGCTGACTGGTATCCGCAGCAACCATTCTTCACGATACAGAGGTTTGAGAAATTGATGTCTGCTTTGGGAGAGGCAGAGATCGACGCTGTGCTTTCCGATCTAGACCTTTAAAAGGTTACAAACCCTCATACATTCTTATTGACATGAACTTCAAAGGTACGATTCCGCCTGTACGTGCGCGACAGACCACTCGATTAGAGAATGTTACTTCCTGGGGTGGTCTCTGTTCAAAATCGAGCGGAATCTCGTAACGGATCTTGTTTACGTTCTTCTGATACGCGATCATCAGGTCACTACCACCAGTTCCAGCTCCGCTCAACATCTCGCAAGGCAAAATTTCCTTAATACCAGACGGGTTTGCTCGTTGGGTTTCAAGGATGAACTTCAGCAGAGTGTTATCGGTATTCGCTGGAAACACTAGTTCGCTAATGCGGTCGTATTGAGCCTGGGGTATCAGTAGAATCTCAGGTTTTTCAATACTCCGGGTAGCTTGGCGCATTCGGGTCAGGAAGCTAGTAATCTCAAGATACAGTTGATCAGCGGTTTTGTGAATCCATCGCGTACTATTGGTGCCACCGTTGCTATTGCCGTTATTGGGCGCAGTCTCGCGTGTCACGTTGGGAAGATTGAATAATCCAAGTAGACCATTCTCAGCAGCACCCACATAACCCAAACGATCTAAACCTTCCTCAATGACCCGACGAGCAGTAATTGCCAGTTCAGCGGAGATATTGACTCCAGCGTACTGAGCTGCTTCAAGGTCTTCGAGAGTAATTTCGTAACCGTCAACCAGTGTGCGAATGATGCCCATTTTTTTCTGGACATAGTTATTGACCAACGGAACATCTTGAGCGCCATTAGAAAGGATTTTAGCCTCACCGACCGCTGTCATGAGCGTGTAGCTGAATGTCTCTGCTCGGTAGTCAACCTGATTGGTAATCGGAACCAACATGCCATTGGACATCATGAGGTCTGGAAACTCCTCTTTAACGACCAAGTTCATGACATATTCTAATTGGTCACGAAAGAAAATACTGTTAGGCATTTGTTATATCAGTTCCTTATAGTTTCAAGTCGAGAATAGCCAGACCTGCTGCGTTGGTTTTCTCAAACCATTGTGCGTTAGCAAGTGGCAGCGTTTCACCAGCAACAGCAGCACTACGGAAGTTGCCCAATTGCAAAACACCTGTGCCAGGAGCAAAGCGAACGTGGACAGGCAGGTTGCGGTCTACTGGGGTTTCGCTATAGACGTAAATTTTCCCGACTTTTCTCGTAGGAATTGAGTACTTGGCAGGATAGTTCGTGGAAAGGTTGTCGGTAGTTTCGTAGAAGTAACTGGGTTCCCCAGTCACCTGTGGTGTACGATAGCGCAGTACGGCTACACCCAAGATAACATCAGTAGCAGCAGTCGGCAGTTTGACAGTAGGACGACCTGTAGTGTCGGCACCCCCAGCGTATGCGAGAGCCTGACCGTATTCGATAGGGACTGTGGAAATAGTTGTGATATCTTCAGTACCATGTTCTACACCAAACAGCATCCCCTTAAGGGCTTTAGCGTGGTAGTAGTTGTAGTCTGAAGTTACGTATTGACTTGCACCAGCCATTAATTGTCTCCTTTATTTGTTTGAGTAGGCGGAAGGCAGCTTGCGCTCTTTTCTCGCCTTCATGGTGGGCGAGTCTTCTTTGGGTGTGAAAGAACCCTTCTTGTCTCCAGCATCCAACGTCAAACCTCGATTCTGTTCGATAGCAGCAGCAAGCTGTTGTGAACCTTCGTCAGCTTTAGTGGGCGCGGGAGCATCGGCTACAGTTGGCTTGAGAGCAAGATACAGGTGTTCAACAAACATGTCGCGTTCGTCACCAGAGCTGTCAATGCGAGCCTTAGCTTCTGCGGGTAGCGTTGCAATGGTCTTGAGATACTGAGCCTTGTAGTCAAGGGGGCTTAGACCGAAATCTGGCTCAAATGCTGAGTCAACTTTCTTGAGGGCGGGAGTCACTTCAGATACAACAGACAGAAACTCTTTGCAGTAAGACTTTACTTCATCTGAGTCCATCTTTGGCTTACCTTTGCCTTTCTTCGGTTTGCCATCTTCACCCATTTCTTCTTCAATATCTTCGTCCGGCTTCTTGCTGTGGGCGTTTTTCAGCTCGGCATCTTTTGCATCCAATTTAGTCTGTAGCGCGACAATGTCAGCATCAGCCTGAACTTTAGCGGCATTAGCAGTACTTAGGGAGGCTTGAGCTTCTGAGAGTTGAGAATCCAGGGTGGTACGTGCAGTTTCTGCGGCATCCAATCGGGTTTTGTAATCTGAGAGTTCAATGGCTAGAGAGTCGTATTTGCTCAACTGTGTTTCGATAGCACTTCCGAGTGCTGCATCGTCTAATTGAAATACGCTGTTGCCAAGTTTAATGGCTTGTGGCATAGTTTATGCAAGCATGAGTGAATGAGTGATTAAGTGTTGCGAAGCAACCTTTCGTATGGGTTCTTCGATTTAAAGCTCGAAGATACGGTACATTTATGAGTGGACTATTCTAGGCTACGGAATTCTACAGCAAACTAATGTGGTATTTGTACGCATTAGTCTACAATTGCTGCTGAGTAGTTTGATTTCAAGCGTTCAGTTACGGACTTCAAAAACTCTACGTTATTCAAATCTGGCTCATTCCACTGAAGACTAGCCAATAGTTGTCCAATTTCTTCTGCTCCCTCTAGCTGCACATGATCGTCAATAGCTTCTGCTGTTCCTATTGATCCGCCGTCTTTATAAATCTCAATCTTCATAGTCTGAATAATTCTCCATAAGTAGTTTTACCGGGAACATAGGTTTTCTCGATGTGGTTAAGTCTGCGACGTACAATGGGATCGTTACCGGATGCTTCAATAATTTTGTCTTTATTGTCGAGCATGTTTTTGACTGGTTTTTCTGATATGATCCGCTCTTTAGTTTCTTTACGAGCAAACAACATGTCGTCTATATGAAAGCCAATATCTAAATCATCATTACGACGTAAGAAATTATTTTTACGTTGTCGGTCTTTGATTTTTTTGGGGTCGCCAAGAGCTATGTAGAATGTGTTGACGGGATTGTATTTAAGCGGGTCAGAACTTTTTTGTCCTGTTGTGAAGTACCGATTTCCAAAGCTCAACTCATTATCAATTAATTTCACTTGTCCGCTTTGGGTTACGAATGTATTCCCCATGTGTCGATCGCTTTGATCTATCACATAGTCATATAACAACGCTTTTTCGGCTGTCTCTTTGTCATAGAACAATTTGCGTTCTTTCTGCTCCCTACTGACTTCTTTTCCTAAATATGGTGACACAGCGTATGTTTCCCCATTAATTTTGTATTGTTTGATGGGAACAACGTTATCACCAAGACCCATTGCTTCGCCAATTTTGTACGCCTTCTCTTCTGCTCGAAATTCCGAAGCCTTCATCCCCCCTTTGACAAAGTATTTTTTGCCATCAATTTCAATGGTACCAATGTTGGCTCCATTTTTGCTCTTTAGACCAAGATTAGTGATTTGAGCATTAGAAACTTTAGTCTCATCAGGTAAACTATTGTTAACTTTAGAGTCACTAGTTGCTTTACTACTACCTCCTCCCCCAGAACTCCAGCGACCTGTACGATCGCGAGGCTGACGAGGGTTGTAATCTAAATGAAGATCAGGGTGGTTTAATAAAAATGAGGCACAATTGAGAAGATTAAAACCGTCCACATTAGACCCCCAAAAGAATACTGGCAGCTTGTATGAAATCAAACAGCGGTTTGGGTGGGACTAAAGCTAGATCTTGTACTTCAATAGTTGATTGCTGTTCCGCAAACTCTTCGTCACTATCGAATCTAACTCTTGCATTCCGACCCGCTCGTGCAAAGTCAACAATTGCCAAGTGATTGTACCTAATGTTACGCTGTCGCTTATCGTAAGTGAGCTGCTCACCTTCATCATTAGTCCAGGTGCCCGACTCATCTGTTACGTCGCAATCGTAGCCACAGGATAACTCTCGCATACCTTTAGCTATTACAGCGTCGATACCGTCCTTCTTTTGAAGGTTGAGTTTGACACGAATGTACGGGTTGACCAATGCATCAATATCATCCCCTACAACTCCAACTCCGTATTGATTAAAATTGCCAGGAGTCACCCGCACTGGAGGGTGTTTGACAGTAAGCGGAACTCCAGCCAGTGTGTGGAGTGAGTCTTCGTTCAGCACATCTTCTGGGTGCCGAAGTTCACGAATGATTTTACCAGAGGTGCGATCGCGATACTCGAAGACGCCGACTCTAGTAGCAATACCATCGAGCCGAAGGTGACCTTGGTGAGCTTTAAAGGGCTTATGTAGCGATTGAATAATTGTGCCGTTGTCAAATCTAAATGTCATTGATTATACAGTGCCTAATAGTAAACGAGATGCAAATGCTAGAGTTGGTTGAGGGAAACTTAAAGTACGTCGTTCGATTTCATCTTCTGAAAGATCTGAAGCGTATAAATCAAGAATCTTATTTACATCGTCAAAACTGATATTCTTTTCAGCACACATTTTTTTTACGATTTCTGTACTTGTCAGTTTGCTCATGTTTTCTTTTGTTTTCTATAGTTTTCTGCGGTTTGCCTGTACTCACTTGCAGCTTCTTCGGCTTCTTCTTCGGTGATACGTAAATCGAATTCTTCTTCTCTAACCCTTTTCATGTCAGGTTCAAGCTTTCCGTTTTTCACGACTGCATATTGATACCCCCCAGCCTCCCCACCAGAAGGTCTGCTGAATTTTGCTATTCTTTCGTAAGCGTATGCTCTGACTGCACCATATTCATCGCTGTCATCGGTATATGCAGAGGTTTGATACTGTTCTCCATCTTCTCTACGGGAAGCATCATATTGAAGTATCTTGGCAATTTTGATGGAGATACGATTACTTTCTTCTGAACTGATCTTGTCATCTTTGTCAAAACTGTCGTTAATGCTAAAATCAACAACTTTAGATTTGCCGTCACCTACGGGTAATATACTGACATCTAGTTTGTTGTTCTCTTTTGTAGTGTGACTGTATGCAAAACCACCACGACCCAGATCTGTTTCTTCAACATCTTTTAATTTGGGCTTAGATTCCTCTAGTTTGACTTTGTTTGCTTCCTCTTCAAGTTTTCGGGCGTGTGCTCGACCAATTGCACTATTAGGATCAAATAGCTGCTCAGATCCATTGCGGTTCTCGGCACCACTTTCAACCCACCTGCCGTCCCCACCTCGACTTTGGTTTGGATTGTACCCAGATCTCCGAGCACTTGATGAAGAGGGCGATGCACTAGATCCACCACTCTCTCCAGACGATCTACTTCGTGTGGTGTCAGTTTTAAATTGATCAAATAGTATTGATGCGCTAGTCAATAAATCATTCATGTACATATCTGACTGTTAATGCTAAACTAGCAACAGAAAGTACTTTTGATTTACGTAAAACACCATAGTTTACTAGAGTTACATATGTTCGTAGATATAATTGACAATGTGATAACAACAACATTGGGTGAGCAAGTCGAGGAAGTGTCTATGGGATTGCTGTTAAATGTGAACGGGCAGGAGCAAGGCATTCCTGTTCGGGAACTAACTGACATTTACCTAGACAACGAAGATATAAGTCAAGCGACTAAGTTGTATGTTACTTACCAAGATCAGGAATACGAATTCAAAGTACCTGAACAGGATACGGCTGACTGGCAGTATTTAGAACATTTAATCGAATTAGAATAGTTATTCTAGAGTTTTCCTTAAGTCCTTCAGATAATCTGAATACTTTGTAGCTTTCCCATGTGCTTGTTCCCAGAGTTCTTTAGCTTTCTCTGGACTCAAATTACCGTCACGTATACGTCTATTGATTTCATTTGCAGCAACAAAACTATAGCGGCGATAGTATTCTCTCCAAAAGGTTGGTCTAAAAGTTTGATTAAACCAATCACGTCCACCATCGCCATCTTTAGGAATACCAAAACGTTTCATGTCACCTGTGTCAGGATGAATACCTTTCGGATGGTTTGCTCCATATAACGGAGAAGGTGCGGCATGAACTCCTTCTGCTAAAATAACTAATCGTCTGTCGGCTTTATTCTCTAGACTGATTGCGTAACCATTAATTTTGTTCGCGGGATCTGGTTGCAATAGATTCCTCATGCCATCTTTAGCCTGCTGTAGTGTCATTGCTCCAGACTTTAACCCATCATTAATCTCATCAAATCTGGCTTTGCTCCATTGGTGAACATGATGGATCTGCATTTTGCCATAGTCTCCGGGTCTATTGCCGGATCTGACTAAATCTTTATCTACTTTTCCGTGGAATGTCGGTTTCCAGTCGGGCACGGTTGGTTGATTGCTTTTGTCTTCAACTAAACTCATTGTTGTAACAAGTCCACCAAACACTTGTTCATTTGTCATTTCTCGAAGTTTAGGGTAGTAGCTAGGAACTCCATCAACTCGTTCTCCCAGAATCTCTATACCATTCTTATGTTGATTTAGAGTCAGCTCTTTCCCTTCATGCTCAATTCTGTATTCAAAGTTTTTATTAGTCTTAAATTTAAAACTTGCTTCAAACTTTTTGTCTTCTGAATTTTGCCAAATTTCTACTTTACCGTCAACGCTGATTTCAAAGCTGTCACTCTTGACAACCTTTCGCAACGTTGGTAATCGTTTGCGTTTAATAGCGTTTTCAACTGTAGCTTCGGCTTTCTTTTGTATCTTTTGGTTTACAGCCGGATCTATGACAGGATCAATAGGTTTGGGTGGTTCCGGTGGTAACTGCAATTCTGGTTTCGGAGGTTCCACAACAGGTTTCCCTGGTTGGCGTTTGCTCCCTTTAGCAAGCTTATATTTATAGATTTTTTCGAGTTTAGCTTGAGCAGTCTTTTCAGGATAAGGATCTGAGTTTGTTTGGTCTAGCTCCTGTTGTGCCCTTTTGCGACTGATCCCAACATCGCGCCAACGTCCAAACCTGTCTCGTGGTTGAAGTGGATTAAATTTACTTTTGCTTTTAGCAGTAGGTGTAGAAGCGACCGTACTTGAGCTGGACTCTGGTGCGGTTTCTAGTTTTTTTTTACCAATGCGGTCTTGACGAAATTCTACCTCATCCCGACGATATCGGTAATGTCGCAACTCTTCCGGGGTTAAGTCATTCACCAACCCCATGAACTCTGGGGGCATATGTTGCAAATACAGATCAATTGCAGCTTTTGCATCGTCGCAACCCAAGATTATTTTTGTTTCATCTAGCATCTTGCGTTCAAGCGGGTCATCGGCATTCGCTTTAAGTTGGTAGATTTCAAATATCTTTCCAACTGGCTTTTCCCCATTGCATAGAGCTTGATGGAATTCTGGGGTGGCATAGAAATCTAGAGGCTCATTATCATGACCTGTATGCTTCTGAATATAGCCATAGACCCCCTGCATTCTTCGGTTATGACGGACATCTCCTGGCAAGTATTCAATAGCTAGCGTTCGATCGCCCCAACGTAACTTCTGCTTGGCAGCAGCATCTCTGCGTTCATAAGAGTCAGTCCTTCGATTCTCCGCCATTCGATCGCGATCACTTTCTTGAGCCAACATTTCGGCATTGTTGCCGCCATCGCCGCCTGTGTCTGCTATAGCTGCTTGCCCCATTTTGGTTCCGACATCAACGCCTGTTTGAGCTGCACCAGACTTCGCACCCATGTTCTCGCCAGTTGGAGCGGCTGTCGGTTTGCCTGCAAGTACGGGCAATAAGAATTCTGGGTCATCTTTCTTACTCCACAGAGTTTTATCAATTGCGGGATCAAGTACAGTTTCCATTGAGTAATCTGGGGAACCAAAGCGGTTCTTGCGTATCTCAAGGGGATGAAGTACTCCAATCATTCGATAGACTTGATCTGTGCGAGCTTGAGTTTGCCTGAGTTTTGCTTCAGTTTCAAGGTCAAGCCTTAGTGACGAACGAGTGCTTAAGCGCCAACCTTCCGGGATTTTACCTTTAGTTATCCCTTTCTTACTAATTAGACACAGCCGAGCAAGAACTTTAGTTGGTTTAAGCCAATTATGGCGCTGAAAGCTTTCCAGGGCGTCAGCGTAGTCATATTTCTCTGATTGACCACTAGTGTTACCTTGGCTGCCTTCGCCCCAAAGTTTTGTATGGGGAATACCAGACTCTGCTGTCAGTAGCGCCTTTAGTCGGTCAACAATGTCCCCTACGCCCCCATAATTACGTTGAACAAATCCGGCGTCTTCAGTTTCCGCATCCATAGCCAAACCTTTGTTGTAGCTCATGCCCATTTGGATAGCCAAGAAGCGACGAATAATTTGATCGGATTGTCCTTTGAGAATTAAGTCAGCAAGACCTTTGAGTTTGTAGGTGAATACGCTGTAGTCTTGAATCATCCCAGAGCTAGCCATGACACCCTGCATATAGCTGCCAAAAGCTACCAAAATAGATTGAAGTACGCTAAGGTCTTCCCCGTGGTTCTCATGTAGCATCCAGCCATATAGCTTGCGTCCCGAAAATTTGAGAACGCGAGACTTGTGAATTCGCATTTGGTTCAAGGGAATCTTTTGTTCATCCTTGAGCCGTTTGTTAAGCTCCCACAAGCCAATAAGGTCGTAGTATTCCGGTTCCACTAAAGAGTAACCACCCAGCTCTGTGCCCCATACGGATGGTCGCAACTCATACGAAGAAAGAACTTTTAGCTCTACGATCTCTTCCAGATTCTCTTCGTCTAATGGCTCATCTGCTTTACGTCCATCATTAGCGAAGATGACAATGTATGCGTTCCGATGCAAGCGAGCGAGCACTGAAGCTTCCACCAGTTTTTCGTGGAGACTCAATTTGTCTTCCAAATAGTTGGTAATTTCTTGAGGGGCTGTGGTATCTTTGCCGAGATTGAGAGAGTACCATTCAACCGGAGAATCTTCGGGTAGTAGCGCTACTATTTTTTGAACAAGCCCGGAAGTCTTGAAGAGGGCGGAACACTCTTCCCTGCTAATGTTGGCAGCTTGTAAGTTGACTTCAAAGTTCAGGCTTTTATCTCGAAGAGTCCCCGCGCCTGTACTCATGTTGTACAAGCCAGCATATGCGTCCAGTAGCGCCCCGTCTTCTCTATAACTCATACTGCTTTAGCGGTTGTTTCATATGACAAATGCTGACATAGCTAATGCTCCACCGCCGCCTTTGCAGCCACAGAGTTCGTTAAGCGCTTCAATTGCTGTGAATCCTGGAGGGACAATGAGCGGGGTGCTAAGGTCGAGGCCAAGTTGAAGATTTAGATATGTTTCGATTGGTTTTGCTTGTCCCGTAAACGTGATCCCTTGTTCAGCTTTTGATAGTGCCTGAATTTCTAGATTTGTTTGTAACCGTCTAGCTGCCACGTAGTAAGTTCTGTAGGTTATTCCAGCAGCGAAAGCCGCTAACTCATCCTCAGAATACAACGGATTTGCCACCGAACTCATCAGACTTGTTGCTTCAAAAGCCGCCTTGGCTGTCAAGTTAATGCCAGCAGAAACTTGCAACAGATCGCTAATGAACTCTACATCTGTTTCTTCGGGTGCATCTGCTAGTACTTGGACTTTGGCTATAGCTTGAGCTAGTGTGAGCGGTTGTGGCATTGGCAACACAAGTATATTCTTACACTCATACTACGGAGACTTGAGTGTTAAAGTGTGTGCGTTCACCCACACTAGATCACTATGGCTTCTTTTACATACGTTAGCAATCGTAAAACTATTGAAAAGCAGTTGGATGCCGCATTTGATTCAACTATTGAGTACTACTTCAAAGCACTGAGGGCAGTCATCAATATTAGTCGTGGCTGGTCAGGATTTCAAAAGAACCCTTTTCGCTCGATCGTGGATACTGGAGAATTCCGTGACTCCCAAGGCAAAGAGAAGCTGGGTCGAATGGCATGGAATATTTTTTGGCTAGCGGAATACTCGATCTTTATACGCTATGGCGGCACAACCCCGCAGAACGTCTCCTTCCCTGGTCGCAACTTCGAGGAGATCGCCCTCCAGGAAGTCGATTTAACCGAATTCTTCATCAAAGCATTTCAAGCCAAAGGTAATCTGAATGTTTCCGGTGTTGTCTTGATGAGCGGTCAGGAGCTATAGCCAACAATAGCTTGCACTAGCAACGTAAGTCCGGTTTCTAGTAAAGAGACAAACCCGATTCACAGTAAATTGGGAAAGCCAATTTACTTATATACATAGATGATCTATTCATATATAAAATCTAACTATCTCGCGTAAACGCTCGAACACAGATAGCTGATTGAGTATAAGTAAAGAATCAACGGCGACCTTACTCTTGCTCAATGAATTTGGAGATCTACTTAACGGGCTAGTGATTCCGAACGAAGAAGAGCAGACTTGTACCCGTTCCTAGATGATGGATCTGTGAGGTAATAAAGATAAGCCCCAAAAATCGCCTGCAACCCGCCGCAGCACCGCAACCACCTCACACTACCTTGACCTACCTCAACACCTGCTCCTGCCCCCCTAGCCTTACTTAAGCCAACGTTTGCTACAATAGTCGTTTTAGGAGCGACGGACATGAGTCATAACAGTCAATTGTCTTTGAAAGAGTTATCTGAATTGAAGGGGGCAAAGTATCAAGATGTGTTGGACTTGCTGGAGTTGTACGATTCCATGTCACCAGAGGAAGAGATACTCAACCGAATTGCTACTTACCCCATGCCAGCTAGAGCGCTTGTTGCCGAACTCATATTACCTCAAGTTAGCGAGTAACCACTTAAGCAGCAAAAGCTTATTGAAGCGAGTATAGATATATTCTGTACTCGCTTTTACGTATGTATTTTGCTACGACGAAACAATTTAGAGATTATTTATTTAAACTGCTTCAGCCCTACATTGGCAGCGCAAGATTGGCTGGAGGAGCTGTTGTGCCTGCCATTTTTGTTGGAGAACCTCCTATTGATACTCGCGTGACCGGAATGGAAGTGTCGCTGCCCAAAGACTCTAGCGGCAACAGTCAAGGGTTAACGGGCGGCATTGCTCCAACCAACAAGTTTGAATTCAGACTCATTCAACATCCAGGCAGTGACTTCTTAAGCCAAGCTAAAGACACAGTAGTCTCACATATGACTCCGATAGATTACAGGTTCGTTGCGGCTGCTAGGGCACCAGCAGGGCAGAAAGAAGAACAGCTAACTTTAGACCAATATGTATTTAGTTTTAGTCGTAGTGCTTTAGTTTTACTGCCATTCAGGCAAGCTTTAACTACTATTTGAAATTTGCTCGTTTCAAACCCGGACACCTGATCATCAAATCCGGACTGTCCGAGTTTCCACACCAATATGACATAAAGTAAAACTACATGTACGTAGCTGTCCGATTTACTGTCCGATTATTAAGAACTCATTGTTGACTGATGCAGCCGCTTCGCTCACTGTCCGATTTCTGAAAACGTGGTGGGTATCTGTCAAATTTGTGTGGATAGCCATCAGCTTTCAGGTATCGGCTCTCAGTTTTTATAACAACTGATCCCTCATTACTGATAGCTCTATTGCAATCTATTCTCAATAACCCGTTAACTAAGTATAAATACTTGTCCGAATTTACTGTCCGATTAGGTGTCTGGTTTTTCTAGTACAAATGTTCTAGTGTCCGAATTTGTTATCACGACCGCAAATAATTTCTATACTCATCCATCAACTTTAAGCTATTAATAAAAACTACTTCTATGGATTCACAGTATTCTTACGCAAAACAATTATTGGCAAATGTCTACTGTTAAAAAGTACATGTACTTGTAAAACCATGAGCTACGAACCATGAGTTTTTACAGCAAATATTTGCCCCTCCTATAGAAAGTTTTAAAAATGGCTCAACAAGCAATTTGTCTTGATCTACTTGAATCAACTGGAACTCAGCTATTTGCTGGACTCGTACCAGTCGGCAGTTGTGTTCCTACCCCCTACACGGTTTCATTAGGCGCAGCTATTGCAATTGGCGACGAGACTGCAACTGTTACAGCTCTTCCTGTCGCCTTACCTCGTGGTAACAGACTGTCTTTTAGTCAACTAGTTACAGTGACTACAAGTGCAGCCGTGACCCCTGGCGCTACTACTATTGCTGTAACAGCCTTAGGTTCAGCAATTCCTGCAAGCACAACCCTCAAATTTGGCAACATCACAGTTCAAACGACTGCCGCATCTGCGCTTGGTGCAACTTCTTTGGTGGTCAACCCTGTTCCTGCTGCGATCGCGAGTGGAGCAACCGCTACATATCGTCCTAATCCTGTGACGATTGTTTTAGCCGCTGATGCTCCGGCAGCTGCAACAACAATTACCATTGATCCTGCTCCAGCCATTGTTGGTACTGGTTTGACCGCTGTAACGTATGCTCTACTAGAGCTGTTGGGTGGTGAGTCTGCTCCCTTCCAAGGTTCAACAGAGCTAAACCAGGTTACCCTGTTAAACTCTGGTGGTTGGATGTCCAAGTCTGCATCTCAATCGCAGTACAACTTCAGCTGGACTGGTTACATTCCGGAAAATTCAACCGCTGCTGCTGGCTATCGTCTGCTAAAGAATGCTTGGTTCAACAAGCGTTATCTTTACGTTGAGCGATACATGGCAAACGGCGAAATGACGGGTGGAACGGTTATTATCACTGCCTTCTCTGACCAAGTTCAAGGTGCAGGGTATGTTCAATACCAGTGTACCTTTGAAGGTCATGAAGCGCCTGTGTACACGTTTGCTGGCTAAAGAAACTCATGAAGTTGCTAAAGGGCACTAGAGTTACTGATACACAATCTCAAACAGCTCCAAAACATTTAGGGAGTGTTGATAGATTGATTTTGGTCAACTGTAGTGTCCGGGGCAACGAATTGACGGCTGGTTATTTTTATTGCGACAGAGGACTACAGGCTGGCAATTACAAACTTCAGTCAGACAATGGTCGCACATTCGTAGTCAAGTTGCCCGATCAAGCTGTTAATTTGCCAGGGATCGGGCAGCAATTCAATTATCCATTTGAGATTTTAGAGGAGATCATTTCATGAAGAGATTACCATTTGTCGTAAAACCTAAAACTTCGTTTGAAATTGTAGGTAACGAAGATGTAGGTCAAATTAAGTTATTAAAAGTTAAGGGTCGTCTTGCAGCAGAACGTGTTGAGTTGGATGAAGAAGAATTCCGTCAGACGCGCCTACAGTTGGATATTCTTAAGCTTGCTCGTGACATTGCTAATGCAGAAGGAATGAGCGTAGAAGACGGGTTCAGTCTACTACAAAGCTTCAATTTAAGTGATCCTGTTCTTTCCAAATACCTTGATCCTGTTTCTGATTTACTAGAGCGGCAATTAGCGCTAATGAAAGCACAAGACCAAGCGGTCACATCTGTTATTAGGCATCGCATTGTGCATGTGGATGATGAGGGTAACGATTTGTTGGACGAAAAAGGGAAGCATGTTATTGGGATGGATGAATGGGATATTCCAGACACTCAGACACTAACAGATCCTTTAATCAACGCAATTTACGCTTTTTATATTAAAGAGTTGAATGGCGGGAAAGACAGTGAAGATGATGATGAACTAGAGGAAAAAAAAGCTACAACGAGCAAATCGAAGAACTTGAAAAAATCCAACTTACAGACTGGGGAGACATCTATTGGCGAATCCAGTCCTATAGAATCAGAGACGAGAGATTTAACTCCGACAACTTTGGAAGACAACCCGACTGGTTAATCTTTCAAGCAATTGAATCATTTGAGCGGGAGAAAAGAGATATAGCAAATGCCAATAGCTTTACTACCGCTGTATTCGCTTCTGGAGTGTTCAACGGTTTTGCGGGAAGGGATGCAGAAAAATGTGAATTCATTGACTTATTGCCATTCTCTGCCGACATTAAAGATAACAAAGGTGATCGTAAACTTAATGAACCGACAAAGGAAACAGCCAAGGTCTTCCTAGAGCTAATGGAAAAGCAGCTATTGCCACCGCAAGTAGTAGCTCAAGCGTTCAAAGCTAAAATTATCGAACGATTACAAGCAATAGTGTAAACCCATGATTCTACATGAACAAGATCCAATGCTTTCTGCTCTTATTGAGGGTATTGTAACTGGTATTTTAGCCACAATCCGAGAATTAAAGCTTGGGAATGAAAAGGAGATTGTTACTCAGGTATTAAAAAATCAACAAGAGTTGAGCCTGTCTGATATTGAGTATTGGGTTAATTGGTTCGGATTAAAAGATTAATATGGCTTTAGGTGGATCTGCATTAGGTACTTTAACTTTATATATCAAGGCAGATACTTCTAGCCTTGATCAAAGTTTGTCGTCTCTTGAAAGGAGAATAGCTGGATTTGCTGGTCGCGCCAGTAAACTGGGTGCAACTGGATTACAGTTGCACCCAACTGTAGACGACAGCGAACTAACAAGCCTTAACGAACACCTTAGCATAAAGCAAAAACACTTTAGTCAAGTTGGAAGTTATTTTGCTGCCAATCCTCTAACACCAAAAGTAAATCTCAAGGATTTACAAAAATTATCTGTTGAATACGACAATATTGAGGCGAAAGCTAAAAAAAATCAAACTCGCGTTAATATGTCTGCTTCTATGGGCAATGCCAACAATGCCGTACAGCAGATTAGGACACCAGGTAGAGCTGCTAATGTTATTAACGTTGAAATAAAGAATGCAAGTATTGTTAGTTTGTCTAACTCAATTGCATTAGCAATACGGAAAAGTAACAAAGAGACGGCAAAAGAAATAGCCAAAGCGCAACGTCCCAATGCCCTTCAACGTGTTATAGGTTTTGGTGGAGATATTCTTAAATCCACTGTACAAGGTGTGGCTTCTGGTGTGTCTTCTCGTGCAGCAAAAGGTATTCTTGGGGGTGTCGAGAAAAAAGCTGGCATTAGTATTGCTGATGCAGCAGAAAACGCCACATTTAAACTGCTAACCACAGTAGAAGATGTTTATAATTTTATATTTAAACGAAGAGTCTATAATCAACGCAAAGCCGATGAGATTGTAGCAAAATTAAAGACAGAAGAGACAGAAGCCGAAGCTGCCAAAGCTCCTCAAAAAGCAGCAAAAGGAACTGCTGTAACTTCAGAAGACGCAACAAAGCGTAAAGAAGTTAGAAAGAGACGAATACATAGCAAAAGAGCAAACGATGCCACTCAACTTTTTGAAGAAATAGACTTAAACGAAGACATAGCAAAATCAGAAGAAGGCATAAGTGAAGCAAAAGAATACCTTCAGCGTATTATTGCGTTAAAAAAACGGTTTTCTTCTGACCTGGATCAAGTCCCTAAAGATCTAAGTGAGCAGGCAGAAAAATATTTAAAGGCTATAGAAGAATACGAAAATTATTTGTCTGAAATTGCTGGAATTAAAAAAAAGCAACAACCATCAAATATTAAGCAGACAAATAATAAAGAAGTTCTAAACAAACTTCGTAATCGTCAAAAACAACCTGTTTCAAATCAACCCAAACCCGCTCAAAGTCAAAGAGAACAAAAGAGAGCGTCACAACAGCAAAATTACTTCAATAATCGTATCGATGATGCTGATAAATTTTTTAATCAGATAGATCAAGTATTATCGGTATCAAAAAAAGAACCTATAGCAAAAACTGCGACTATAGGTTTGTTGACTCAAGTAAAATTACTGAAGAAGCGATTTGAAGATAGTTTAAACAATATCCCCGAAGAGTTTCAAGAGAAAACAAAAGAATACCTAAGCTTGCTAATAGAAACAGAGGCAGAGCTTAAGAACACATTAAACACTCAAAATTCCCAAAATGTTATCAGTAAATTAAATCAGCCACAAAATATTGAGAACAAAGCATCTCAATCTCAACAGCCACTACGAAGCTTTAAGATTGATCAAGAGTCTGGTATATTAGATCAATCACAACAACCTCGTACCGGATCTGACAATTTACAGGAAAACTATAAGCGCATAGTTGCCGCGTCAGCCAAGGTTAGTGGACTCAAGTTAGACACATCTAGAATCCCCAATCTGAAAGTAGATAACAAGGCGTTAACTAAAATTACAGTTGACTACAAGAAACTACTTGCAGTTAACCCTACCGAAAAGCTTTTAGAAGCTATCGAAAAAGAAGATGCAGTAACACTTAAAGAACTTATTTCTCGAAATAAAGAGTATGGAGAAGCAGTTAAAATTACAACGGGTAGAGCTTCTTATACTCCCCGAAGTAATACGATTACAATAACTTCTGCCCTAGAAGAACTTTTTTCACTTAGCTCTGAACAATTAGAGAAATTTGCTGAAAAATATCCTGAGTCTATTCAAAAATACACTGAAGATTTGATTCATGAAATAAAGCACTCATTCCAGTTTGATTTTGGAAAAATATCTTATGGGGATTTGGCAACAGGTAAGATTAAATCTCCTACCATGACTAAGTTTGAAAACACAAATAAGTATGCACAAAAATATGGAGAAGCCTCTGCTGCTGCTCCTTATTACAAGCAAGTAGCAAAACAAATGCCTCCGGGGTACTTAAAAGTAATTCGTGACACAGAAGCTGATGCCGCAAATTTTGAGTCAAGGTGGTCTGACGTACTCAATAGTTTTTTTAAGGCTGCAAATACCTCTTTAAACAAAATAGAAGAAGTAAGTAACGATGTAGGTGACGCTGCGAAATCGACAGGTGAAGAGGGGTTGCAGTCTTTCAGATTAGATGTACCTTTATCAAGTGGTAGGACAACAACCGGAGATGATGATGTTGACAGATTGTTAAACGAAATCCATTCCCTCAGAGAGGGCATCAACTCCCCCAGTCCAAGTGGTGGTGCAGGAGGAGGGTCGTCTCAATCGATGGATGATTTTATTAACGAAATTAATGAATTGCGTGAAAGTATCCGCAGTCTTCCTGATCTAGATGTAGATATTGATACTTCTAATCTTACTCTTTTGGAGCGCATCCTGTTAAACATAAGAGAAGATATGGAGTATGTCAACAATGGAGGCACGTTAAAGGGGCAATATATTAGAGGATCGGCGCGGGATTTGGGAATTAAAATGACTGCTGGTCAAGCAGAAAAAATTGCAAAAGATGGAGGAGACTCTAACAAATTAATTGACGACATAGACCGAGGTCTTAACATTACAGGAGATGCATTAAAGGGGAACTGGGGAAATGTATTTGTCAGTTTGATAGACGAAATAGATGCTTTCACAGATACTGCCCTCGACAAATTTGCCGATTTTGTAGAAAAGATTCCGGGTGGAGAAGCTTTTGCTAAACTTATTCGAGGATCTAAGCAGCTCAAAAGTGTGGCAGTCAGCATCTTTGGACTCCAAATGGCTTTTGATGCTCTTTCACAAACTAAACAATGGCTAGATAGTTTTGATGAAGTTTTTGTAGACGCAGCCGTTGAATGGGAAAAATTTGAAAAGATAATTGGTTTCTCTAGCAAAACGTTCAATCAAGCGCAAACCAATATTAAATTTGTAAGAGACGAAGCAGTTAGGTTGCGTACAGACTTAAAGCAATCTATGCAAGGCTTCAGTCAGCTTTCGGCAGCATCTATCGATACAGGCATGGAAGGAGAAGGGACTAAGCAGTTATTCTCCGCAGTAAACCAAGCTAGCTCAACTTACGGGTTAGACGCCGAAGGTCAGAGTCGAGTCTACTCAGCTTTAGGTCAGGTAATCTCAAAAAATACTGTATCAAGCGAAGAACTAAAGCAACAACTTGGAGAAATTTTACCAGGATCTTTCCAAATTGCGGCACGAGCGGCTGGGAAAACAACACAAGAATTTCAGTCTTTATTAGAGACTGGGCAGATTCTAGCCGAAGATTTCCTACCCAAATTTGCCCAACAATTGTCAGCAGAAACCGCTGTGGGTGTAGCGGGTGCTGCCCAAAGTGCTCAAGGTGCCACTAGCAGATTATCTACAGCAATGACTGAGTTGCAAGTCTCAATCGGAAGATTTGGGATGGATGAACGCAACATGTTTCTCAATGTTTATGCTTCTGGGCTAGAACTTTTGCAAAAAAACGCAACTCTCGTTAGCTACACGTTAACATCAATTTTGACGGGTGCGGTTATTACTTTCCTTGAAGCCTTAAAGAAGATGTCAGGGAGACTGATGTCAGCGGCGGCTGGATTTTTAGCTACAAGACTGGGGATAACTTCATTGGCAGTTGCTCTAAAAAAACTTGGAGAAACAGGAGCTAATGCTTTCAAAAGTTTCTTGATTTGGACGGCAATAGGCGATATCTTTCAAATGTTAAAATCTGGGTTTTCCGACTCATCAGGAAAATCAAGAGATTTTGCAAACACTACAACAAATTCATTTAAAGAAGTTCAGAAATCTGTAGCTGAAGCTAGAGGAGAATTAGATAAATATTATGCATCTCAGGGCAAAAAAAACCCAGATGCCCCGAACCAAAAGAAACGTGGACAAGACAGCATCATTGACGAAGCTCCTATATTGAGTTGGGTTCTACCTAAAGAAATTGAGAAAGACGACAATATCTTCAACCAATTCAGATTTAAAGCACGACAAACTGTTGCTAGTGCAATGGATGGTTTAGGAACTTTGACAAATCCAGGTGCTGCGTTTGAATCTGTCCGAAAAGGCGATCGCACGTTAATGCCTACTTATGCTAACAAAAAGTTCCAAGATCAAAAGAGAAGTACAACAGAAATATTAGGGAACAGCGCTAACACAATTAAAGCTACGGATTCAGCTTTAAATGACAATGAACTTAAAAAGGTAAAAGAGTACGACGAAAAATTACGTCAAATTCAAATTAAACGTCGAGGATTAGTCCAAATTAATCCTGGTGACAAACAAGGACTGTCCGTTTTAAAACGTGAAGAAGAGTTAGTACTCAAAGATCGCCAAAAGGCATACAAACCACTAGCAGCTACGCAAGCTTCTAACCAGCAAGTGATTCAAGCTTTAGAGTCAGAAGTTGAAGTATATAAAGAAAAAATAGCTCAAGCAGAATCTGATTTTGGAAATGCAACAAAAAACAAAGATAAATTAGATATACAAGCTCGATTAGATTACTACAAAAATACTTTGCCACAGTTGGAAGGCGCATTAAAGAAAACACAAGATGCACAAGACGCCTTTTCTAAATCTATTGGAGAGTCTGTTGACAAATTCGCATTACTACAGAAACAACTGCAAAATGTTGCCGATAGATTTGCAGATGTAAGCGATCGCATTCAAATGATTGGTAACAGTGCTAAGACGGACTTGTCACAAGCTGTCATCAATGGAGAGATGACACCAGGACAAGCAGAAGCTGGCAAACAAGCAATTGACAGAGACATTTTAGAAGAACAGTTAAAACGAAAGAAAGGGTCTATCAACGAGTATAAAGGTTTACTTTTTGGTGCAGATGCTCAGGCAATTCTCGAGTCGCGAGGAATCAAAGATATTCAAGATGTCGGGCAAGCTCAACTTGGTACTTTGGCGAGCAAGGCTAAAGACGGCACTCCTGAAAAAGAAGTGTTCACTCGGCTTCAGGATATGAAGAAAATGGAACTTGAAGCATCAGATCTTCAAGTTCAACTTTCCGCAGTGCAAGAACAAGCCGCACAGCAAATACGCGAGTCCAACAAACAAATTGCCGATTACTTCCGCGACGTTTCCCGCCAAGCAGCAGAATTAGGTTTGAGTACAAAAGAAGCTCAAGCTCAGATTGCAATGCAACAGCAAAAAAACAAGCTTAAGTCAGCACTACAAGGTTTTCAAGACAACTTCTTTAGTTCGTTTGTTGATTCGCTCATTGAGGGGATGGATTCTCTCAACGAGCCAATAATGGCAAGCATTGAACGGGAACGAGAAGTCACTGCTGCCAACAACTCAAAACAAGACAGAGATCGTCAAACAGCTGACATATACAAATCACTTCCACTGCAAACTGAAGGAATTAAACTTGATTTTTCGGCTATTGACTCAGCTCCGGTCAAACAACTCGAAGACAGCTTAAAGAAATCAGCAGAAGCCAGCAAAAACGTCACTACAGCATCTAAAGCAACGGGAGTAGCGATTAGAGATTCTTCAAAAGAAGCAAGCGGCTTAGGTGACAAGGTTGAAGATGTTGCTAGTGGGATCAATAATATTGAGACTGCGACTGGAAGTGTGACAACAGCATTACAAGATAATGTTACGGCAGCACAAAATGTTGACTCTCAGCTACAGCTCAATAGAGATACAGTAGATAGCAATCGCATGGCTGTAGAAGAGGTCAATGCCGCTGTAGTAACTCAATCCGGTAACATCTATGATGCTGCAATAGCAACTGAGCAATCCACGCAGACTACCAATATTCTACAGCAAGCATGGAATGGCGTATCCAACTGGGTGGTGAGTGTAGCCAGTCAGACTTGGGATTGGTTTAAAGGAATTGCTCAGAACATCCCCTTCCTGACTCAAATAGGAGACATGATTGGCGGGTGGAGCAAAAATCTCCAAGATCTGATTGCCAAAACTTGGGAGTGGATCAAAGGATTAGGAGACAATATTCCATTTTTGCAACAAATTGGAAGTACTGTTGGCGGTTGGGGAAACGCTGTGGGTGGTGCAGTTCAAGGTGCCGCACAACAAGGTGGAAACTTGTGGAACCAAGGAGTTGGAGCAGCAAGAGGATTACTTGGTATGGGTGAAGGAGTTGGAAAAGTTGGTAAATTTAATATTGTAGAGAGTGTTGGTGGGTCTGTTCAAACTGTTAAGAGTTATAAAGACCTTGAAAAACATCATCCTTCATCGGGAAGAGAGTATGGTCGTAATTACGAGACTGTTGACGGCAAACTGGAGGAAGTTCGTTACACACAAGATAAACGAACATTAATCAAGAAAGATTTTGTTCTAGAAAAGGGTGGTAGTGCAAATGTAGATATCCCTGCTTTTGCTGCTGGCTATATTAAGCGCCTCAATGATGCGGTAAACACAGTGCAAATATATGCTGACAAAGAAATGACTAAATTGGTTGGTCAATCTTTGCACATGAGCAGTGTTCCTGTCAAAACAGGAGATTATGTACGTTATGGTCAATCAATAGGCAAACAATCTGATACTGGATCACCCGGTTCTGTTCACGCACACATTGAAATGGAATTAGATCGTTTCAAGCAATACGTAGCAGATTTAAGTGACGGCACTTTTGAAGGCACCAAAGGAAAAGTACAAGAGCATGCGCTTGGTGACGGTCACAATCACTTTGGCGAAGAAGATCTTAAAAAAGCCAATCAAGGTGCCGCCGGAGCAATGGGCGGGTCTGCTCAAAAAATGCTTGCATCTATGGGTGGTGGCAACCAAAGTCTATCAATGGGTATTGGTCGAGCACCAAGAGGTGGCAGTGTCGCATCAGCAGAACGTGTGCAGTCAGATAAGTCTGGAGCAATGGCACTCGTTGCAACAGCTAAACGATTGGGACTGAAGCCAGAAGAATTTACAGCGTTAATGAGCTGGGAATCTGGCGGCACCTTAAACCCTAATGTTATTGGAGGTGACGGAAATCAATATAAAGGTCTAATTCAATTTAGTCCAGACAACCAAGCGAAATATGGAACTTCAAAGCAACAATCTATAGCACAACAAATCCCTTCAATCGAACAATATTTAAAAGATCGAGGATTTAAGCCTGGACAACACGACATCCGTCATGCGTATTCCGCTGTATTGGCTGGAAATGCGTCAGAAAGATATTGGGGCAGTAGTGACAGCAATGGAACTAATGTTCGGAATGCTGCGCCAAAATTTCAAAAAGGCGATCATTATAACCGAGCAATACAATTCCTTCGTGATAGTGGAGTAGACGCAAATTCAGTCAATGCAAGTTTTGGAAATCAACCCAGTAGTATGGAATCACCTGCAATAACTACTCCTACTCCTACTCCAATGATTGCACCTGTGCCTTTCGCTTCTTTAAGAGGCGCTAGCTACAGCGGCACTAGCGTGGATGTTGGCAAGTTGAATGCTGCTCAATCTGAAAGCGAAAAGATTCGCAAGCAGCAAGAGCAACAAGCGATCGCCAAAGAAAGAGCTAGAGTTGAGCAAGCTGGCGTAGAAGGGAAGCAGCGACAAAAACAGAGACTTGAGCAACTACGGCAAAGCATTCGTGATACTGAAGGGGATCGCATTCAATCTACTCGTCAATTCAGAGACTTGGGATTAGATATTGGCATTCAAACACCAGACAAGGAATCCCAAAGAAAAATCACGGGAGTAGGCGACACATATGATGATTTAGAACGAGACTTGACCGAAAAGATTCGGAAAACTACTGCTGGTCGGGATCAAGCAAAAGCGACTCTAGGCAAATTGTCGTCCCCAGATTATGTCCCTCAACCAGGACAAGATGTTGCTAAAGATGTTGAAGCCACAAAGGCTGCGATTGCTCAAGCAGAGAAATATTTGGGTGATTTAACCAAAATTCAAGGTGACCTCAAAACACAACCGCCTCGCCGCGCTGCGCGGCCAGAAGAGCAGGCTGCTCGCGAGAAGAAACTGAGACAACAACAAGAGAAATTTGCGACTGAAGAAATTAGCATATCTGTTCTAGAAGCCGAAGCTCAAAGACTCAACGATTTGAAAGGTCGTGGGGTTCGGGATCAAGGTGTAGAAAATCTGCCAAAGCTTGAGGCGACTATAACTGCACGGAAGGAAGAACTTCAGTTACAACAGAAACTTACAGAAATTGACGAGAATGCGCGGAAAAATGGCACAGATAAAGCTGTAGTAGATGAACAGAAGAAGGGGTTAAACGAAAGACTAACAATTGTTAAGAAAACGATTGATGAAAATCGCAAATACGCTGAGACGATTGCTGGACGTGAAAACGATAAACGAAGCCGTGAGCAAAACACTGAGTTAGCTCGTGGAGAATTGGCAGTTTTGAAACAGCGACTGGAAGCAGCTCAAGCTATTGGTCAAATAAACCCATTGGCACCAGAAGCTTTAGGCATTCCTGAGATGGAAAAAACTATTGCTCTCAAAGAAGCAGAACTCACTCTCAGCGAACAAATAGCAGGCATTGAAGACAAACGCTTCAGTAAAGAGCTAACGGATGCCGCTGCCGACAAACGTATTGCCGATCTAAAGACTGAGAACGGACAGTTAGTTGACAATATCAACAAACGTGCTGAACGTGCAACCAAAGAGCAAGAGTTCGCTCGTCGTCGTGCTGCTTTGGAAAACAAGAATCAAGATATTGAAGTCGGAGGTTCAGTCACCGAAGCTCTTGCCAAGAATATAGAGTACGGGCGCTCCAAAGGCAGTCCAATAGCAATGCGTTTTGATATTCAAAAAGCGCAAGTTGAAGCTAGTCTTGAGAGAAGTCTTCTAGATATGGACGAGCTAGAAGCTAGTGGTAAAAGGTCTAAAGAAGCGGTAGATGCCCTAAGAGCGGCATACAAACAGTTAGCGGAAGTTAGCTTAGACAATCTTAAGGTCGAGCAACAGCGAGCGACTGAAGACCAAATCATGGAAATTGCAGGTCGCGTAAACAGCTCTCGCAATGGCGTATTGACTGGTAAAGCTGATTTATTGTCGAGTATGGGGCTAGATACTCAGGCAAAAGAATATAAAAAAGTCGCTGCAATAAACGATCAAAAACAATCTTATTCTCAGGAGTCTTTAAATCTTGAGCGTTTCATTGCTCAAATGAATATGTCAAATGAGGGAGCACTTGAACTTAGAGCTAACTTGAGTGCTGTCAATGAAATGAAAATGGAGCAAATTCAAGCTGAATTTTCAACAATGAATGAGTTGATGACTGGGGTTCAGAGCACATTTGAGTCAGCTTTCACATCAATTCTGGACGGCAGTAAAACAATTGGAGAAGCTGCTATGGACTTCCTAAAGGGCATTGGCAGTCAGTTGGCGTCTATGGCATCCAAAATGATAACAGACGAACTGTTCGGCAAAATAATGGGCAAAGGAAACAAGAAGGATGCAGAAAAAGAAGCTGGTCTGATTGGCAAAGGTGGCATCTTAGGAAGTTTGACGGGTGGAGGTGATAATCCATTGGGTCAATACAATCTAGCGAACCCCATGCCAGTTATGGTAACCAACGCAGGGGCTTTGGGTAGTGCAACTGGAATTTTAGGTGGCGAAGGTTCTGGAGGGGGATTTTTAGATAGTTTGTTAGGCACTGGTAGCATCTTTGGCGGAGACACCAAAGTCAATCCAATGTCCGTAAGAATCGCTTCTGCTGACAATGGCGTCTTTGACTCAATCACTCAAGGGATTGGGGGTTTATTTGGCGGCGGTGGCAGTGGTGGAGGACTAGGAACTATCGTTAGCTCTATCTTCTCTGGTATCGGAGGGGGCGGCGGCTCTGCTGGTGGAGGCGGTGGTGGCTTTGGACTCAGCGGATTGCTAGATATCGGTATGAATATCTTCGGCGGACTATTCAACGCTGGGGGCACAGTGGGAGACAAAGCTCACATACAGGCTTATGCTCGCGGTGGCAGCGTTAGAGGCTGTGGTTGTCGTGCTTGTACTTTTGCCAAAGGTGGCTCATTATCCCAGGGTGGATTAGAAGAGAGTGTCGAAAATGCTATGAGACGCGAGCGATCGATGTCGGGACGTGAACCAGTATTGCTAGTTGCTAATAAGGGAGAATTTATAATCCCGGCACCTGTTGCCAGTCGCTTGAACAACAGAGAAAAAGCCTATCTTCTTGGCAAATCTATGGCACCTTCAAACTCTGTAGCTAACTATAGTCGCGGTGGCATGATTGGCGCAAATGTCGGAAATTCTATTGCGAATAATGTTACCAATAACATGAATAAATCAACGAGCTATAGGGGTGGCGACATCACTTATAATGAAGCGGGTGGTGGCATAAACGAATCTGAAGCACGACGTTTGGATGCAGCAATTACAGCCAAAACGATGGAAATACTCCAACAGCAAAAAAGACCTAGAGGTTTGTTGTATTAACCAATTTGTTTCTAAAACGATAAGGAGCAATTCCTAGTTCTCTCCGTTTTTTACTTACTGTAGTTCCCGAACAACCAATCATCTTACCGATATTGTCATCTGGATGTTTACCTAAAAGTTCTAAATCTGATTGAGTCCAATTAAAAAGCCTGAACGTGCCACCAAAACCAATTATTCCCAGTGCATTCCTTTTCCGAGTGATGACTGCCTCACAGTGTTTGATGATCTTAGATAGTTTAGCATCTGACATGGTTCCAAGCATTGCAAGTTCTTCGTTAGTCCATTTTTCTTCTACATATTTAGGCAATTTTAATTGTTTTTTGAACCTGTTCGCAGTTTGACCACTACACCCCATTTTAGTAGCCATCTCTACAGTAGACATTCTATAGGAGACGAAAACAGATTCGCGTTTAAACTTCGTACAATCTTCAAATTTTTCGACCATTTTAGGTCGTTTATATGACGGGATATTTAACTGTCTACGTTTTTTGTACACGGCATACTCCGAAACTCCCAGTTGTTTTGCGACTTGTATGTCTGGAACAGTGCCGAGCATCTTCAGTGTTTCCGATTTAGCTTCCCATATTGAATCATATTCTGATAACACGTTCATTGCTACCAGCTTCTTAAATAGCTCATGCTCGTCACAATTCAAAAGGTCTGACAAATAACTGTAAAGTTCTGGATTTATGTGCGATCTGGAGCGACTGTTACATGGATCAATCAAAAGTCTTTTCCTGGTTTTCCGTACAAACATCAATGATCTTCCAGACAATCTTGCAATCAGACAATCTTGCAATGTAAGTGTCAAGCATATGACCTAGAAGTGGTTGATATACCTTCAACCAGTTTTTATCTAACCCCATAAGATCAGAACCTGTAGATGGTTTAATCATGTTATATAAGGTTATCCCGGCATTTCGGTATTGATTTATTAAGATGTCTTCGGTTTGTGCAATCAAAACAGGATCGTCTGTCTTAGTACATGCTACTGCTTCTATTGCAGTTTTTAGTCCCATTGACTTCAATTGAGCCATATACGCACCTTTGTTAGTCAAACGAGATCTCGCGTCTTTTTCGTGACCTCGAAGTCGAGTGTTAAGACTTCTTGTTGTTCTCCCAACGTAAAATATTTCTTTTTGGAAATCCTCTTCGCCCAAATGATTGACAAAGGAATGCAAAGTGTACAAAATATAAAAATAGGTTTTCATTGAACAATCCTCAATGGAAATCGTTAGCAGCTCTGGAAGTCTCTAGCTTCTGGAGCTTTTCCCTTTATATCCTTTATCTTTCCCGTTGTCAAGATGTGATAAATCGCTGGAACTACCTGTCCATAACATCCCAACTCAATCCTATTTGTTTTAGCTTTGAGTTCGCCCAATTTTGAGCTATCTCAATGTTTTCAAATGTGTCGTCTGTTGGTAGTAATTTGCTTTCCTCTAAACAACTTGCCACCAGTCTCCAGGCGTGATAATTGTTTCCGTCCTCTGGAATAGACAGTAGAATTGTATTCGCCACTGCTTTCCCCAATGCAATGTTGTCTTCAGCCAAAGAGTCAGGGTTTGTCATTTTCTTTGATCCCATAACGTTTGATTAAATATGCAGTATCTTTTTGTGATACGACCAAACCCTTCTTGGCTTTTCTCGCGGCATAAACTAGCGCTGCTGTTTCCAATACGTTCGCATCTACAACACTATTTCCAGAGGGTTGATAGTCTTCAACTAGACCAGCCCAACACATATTTTTATAATGCTGCGTCCATTCAGCTAATGTATGCGGAGCGTTGCTGTTGAAATTTGCTTTGATAAGATTTTGCTGTTCTTGCAAAATACCGCTGCCATAAATTTGTGCTTTCATCGATTTACCAAATTTTACTTATTTTAACTTAATAGAATCAGTTTTCGCAACCTACAACAAGCCCACACATTCACCCAAGAGTCCTCTAGCCACCTCTGGAGGGCTTTCGTTTGACTATAGGTAGCTCGTGATAACATATAGAAAGCAAAAGCCGCCCTGGTTTTGCTAATGAGGGCGGCAGTTAACGCAAGTCAAAGGAATATTCACAATGAGTAAGTCAAGTTTAGCAAAAAATGCATCATTTCGCACGTACACCAAAGTTTCTGATGAAGATTGGGATTGGTTTGTCACACAGAAACCATCCGTACAGCAACTATGGGGTGAGTGCATGAGAGCCGAAAGATTTGGTGAGAAGTTTTACAAGCTCGAAACAAAATTGAGCGAGAACGTTTTCTACGAAGCGAAAAAGGTACTAGAGGGGCAGCTTTTTGAATTTCAGCCGATTCAGAAGCTCACTAAAAACGGAAGATACAAGAATACGGGGTGGAAAGTTCGCAATTTACACGGCTCAAACATTCACGAGTACTGGAATACAACCGAATCTCTCGTACCACGAAATTCGGGGGAGGAGATGGACGCAACTCAATTAAATAGTAAAAGAACTCCTACCACGGAAGTCGGGGTTTCCTACCACGAGAATCAAGGTGTATTACCACGAAATTCGGGGGAGGAGAAGCCTGTCGCCTTTGACACGACTGCGTTTGAAACTTCACTATTATCTACCTATAATCTTCTATCATCTAATGAATCGGAGCAAGATTCTTCGTCTATATCACGCTCTGGTTGCTCGGAGCTAGCCCCCTGCACTAAGGTTACGGGGTCTGCTCCGGCTCCCGACGCTAAGTTGACTCGTGAAGAGAATCCGGAGGCAAGCCTTACTGACTTCGATTCATCGAAAAAGAATCTAGAACACGGGCTAGTTAGTGAACCCGGAAGACGAGAAGATGAAATACCCGTGCAAAAGATGACGGATCAGTGTACTCAATTAAATACGATTTCCGCCGCGCCAGAATCGCCCCCAAACCTGCCAGACCCTTGGGACGCCCAATCCGACCAGCCACCCGTTGAACCCACCTTGCAGCCCCGTATAGCCCCCGATCCTGCTGAATGTAGTCGCGTCTATTTATTAGCCAAGCAGAAGCTTTCAAAAGCTGGGCTATTGAGTGGCAATGGCTACAAACGGTTAGCAAGATTTAAAGAAGAGTTGGAGCGAGGACGACTAGCTAAACTGATTGAAGGAGTGCGGGAGAATATGGGAGAGGATGTGACATTGCCACCTGAAGTGTTTTTGTCAGACTACCTTCTGTATGATTCTGATGCATTCGAGGAACCTCAAGTTTGCGTGAGAAATATAGAGGGATTGACCTTAGTACCTTGGTCAAAACTCTAATTTCTACAGATCGGGAATTCCAATTCACAGTGGGCTTGCCCCGTCGCGCAGCGTCAGTAAATCAAGATTCCCGATCTACAGTGAATCCGTACTTACCCACGAAGCGTAGCGTAGTTACCCACACGCTTTTGCCCACAGATCGCGTCAGTATTGCAATAGAACGCAATAGTTGGCAAATGTGATTGAGGGACATCAATACGACCCATATTCGATAGAAGGCTCCGGCATCGTCGGCGGACTGCTGGGCGGCGGCGGCTGCTTTGTCGCTGGTACACTAGTCTGGACTCCGAGTGGACTCAAACCGATTGAAACCCTTCAGGTTGGCGACCTCATCGTTGCCTTTAAGCCTGATGGGTCACTTGTCACGTCTGTAGTTGAAGCAACTCATGTCCACGAGCAATACTGCGTCAATCACTACACTCTCTGGAATGCTGAGTTTACAGCCACCCCAAATCATCACGTACTGACCGCCAACAACGCCTACAAAGCACTCCAAGACTTCGAGATAACCGAATGCCTTGTTGATGCTTTAGGCGAGCTACAGCCGCTTCTGGCGGTTAAAGCTGAACCTGAGTTGACAACGGTTTACAACCTTACTGTTCAACCCTGGCACAACTACCTTGTGACACCAAAAGGCATCCGCTGTTCAAACGGTGGCGGCGGTAAGTCAGGTGGAGGGAAGGCAGAGAATGATGCCTACAAAAGTAATGCAACGGCATACATTGTAGAGCTATTGAGTGCTGGAGTTGTCGAAGGAATTGTTGGTGGGCTTCAGGGAATCTATTTTGACCGCACTCCTGTTCAGAATACGGATGGATCGCTTAACTTTAAAAACTTTCAATATGATTTTCGTCCTGGCACTCAGAATCAAACGTTTATGCCGGGATATTCTGATGAAATTTCATCAGAGAAAACGGTAGATCAAGAAGTCAAACAACAATTACCAATTTCCAGAACCGTTGTTAGCTCAGAGATTGATGGCATTCGTGTTCGATTGGCGCTATCGCAACAAAAGCAGGAGGACAATGGTGACGTTGTAGGAATGACTTTACAGTATAAGATTTTTGTCAAACAAGGAGGTGGTGCTTTTGAGTTACGGGTGAATGAAACTAAATCTGGTAGGTTTTCTTCACTTACTGAATTTGAATATTATCTTCCTGTCAACAATTTCAACAATACAGTTGATCAGTTCACTGTCAGAGTTGAAAAGGTAACCGCAGATATCGCTGAGGGAGACACTAAGCAGCAACAGACGCTCAAGTGGCAGTCGTATACAGAGGTAATCGAAACAAAACTTAACTATGCGAATTCGGCTGTTATCGGTGAGCAATTTAATCCAAAAGACTTTTCTTCAATACCTAACCGTCAATATAAGTTAGCTGGCGTCCTTATTCAGATTCCAACTAATGCAACGGTTAACCCAACAGATCGTGGATTAGACTTTATATCGGATATCTGGGACGGTACGTTCTACACGCCAGCATTAGCTTGTGCCGATCCAGCTTGGATTGCCTACTACCTAATGACTGATCCCATCAACGGATTGGGGCGTTACATTGATGCTCCCTCGATTGACAAGTGGAGTCTCTATCGGTGCAGTCTTTATAACAACCAGATGGTTGGTAATGGACTGGGTGGCACAGAGCGCAGATTCCTTTGTCATACGGTGTTGCAACAGCGAGAGGATGCTTGGAAGGTGTTAGAAGCGGTCTTCAGCGCTTTCAATTGCAGCCATTATTGGGCAGATGGAACAGTCTATTTTGTTCAAGACCGTCCGTTACTGCCGGGAGAAGAATATAGTTGGCAATTCACTCAAGCCGATGTTCAGGGTGGTCAATTCGTCTATAGCTATTCAGCACTACGAACGAGATCTTCAGTTGCAATGGTTACCTGGAACGACCCTAGCGACTATTACAATCAAACGATTGAACCTGTAGAAGATGCTAATGCTTTAGCGAAATATGGCTATAAAGAGATAGAGTTTGCCGCATTCGGTTGCATTTCTCGTGGACAAGCCATCCGAAAGGGTCGCTATGTACTTTTTAGCAATAATCAAGAAACCCAAACGGTTAGCTTTAGTCCAAGATCTTTTGCAGCTTATGTCAGACCTGGTGAAATCATCCAAATAGCAGATGCCAAACGAGCCGCTATCAGGTACGGGGGGTTGGTTAAACAGGCAGACTTTAGCAGTATCCTCATAGACTCACCTGTTGCAATCCTCAGTGATGGATACCGTTTGACCTGTATGATGCCGGATGGAACGTTAAATACTCGTAACATTGTCAATATTTTGGGCACACACACTACCCTCTTTGTTGATGTAGAGTTTAACGACATTCCTTTACCAGAATCTAACTGGGTTGTTTCTGCTCCAAATGTCCAACCGCAGCTCTTTCGTATCATCAGTAATGCAATTGATACTACTGATCCTACAAAACATGTGATAACAGCATCATTGTATATTGCAGACAAATATGACTACATAGAAAATGGATGGGATATTCAGGAACAGCCCATACGTCAAACCATTCCAACAGTAGTATCGGCTCCATTGGGTATGAAGTTGACATCTACTACAGTTAACGGCGCACCCACCCTATTTGTTATATGGCGAAGACCCTTGACCGAAATTGGAGAGATTGATCCGTTTGTAGACTCCTATCAAGTTGAATTATCCCGCGACTTTATTACTTGGGAACAATCCAGAATTGTGACTAATAATAATACCACTTATCAGAACGTGACACCTGGAGTCTATTACGGACGAGTGCAATCAATAGATATCAGTGGTAGAACATCTGAATTTATTTACTCAACAGCATTCACGGTTCAAGTGAATCAAATACCACCAATGCCCATTACAACCGAAACTCAAGACTTTACCAATCCAGGCAATAGTTCAAACGTGTTCTTTTTCTAAAAGGTAAAAATATGACTTACACAAATTATGTTGACGGCGACGGCATCAAAAGAAATCGCAAGGTTCGTAACACAGGAACAACCACAGATCCTTATGAGAGTTATGTAGTTGATGCAGATCTTGCTAATGCAATGGGTACATCAGCTTCAGCACCTGCAACGACTACTACTGGAACTTGGTCACTCATTAGTTTGATCAAAGGACTTTGGACAGCATTCGGATTAACCTCACAGGCTTCAGATACCACTGGCACACTAATGCAACGCATCAGAGGTATTGGCGATCGTATGGGGAGCTTTGGTGATCCGGCGAGCGCTACAGGTTCAATTATGGCTCAGTTGCGGACGATTGCGGAAAGCTATATTCTTCCTCGTGCTTCCAACGCTCAATACTATGCCAGTTTTGTTGGGGGTAATAAGTCTTACAATGGTACTCCGGGTGCTGTTGATGTCGCAGGAACAGGTGGTAACGTTTGTGTTTTTGTCAACCCTGTTGGCTCAGGAGTTGACTTATATATTCAACGTCTTGTTCTTTCCTCCGACAATGCAGGTCGTTACGAACGCTATCGACAGGCGACTTTAGGAACTCCAGGTACTCCAGTAGTTAATGTAAACAGAGGCGGCAATGGTTCCATAGGAGTTGGAAAAGTTTATCCTCCAGCACAAATTACTGCTACTGGAGGAAACATAAGCATGGTTACTTATGTGCCTGCTTCGGCTACAAGTGCTGACGCTGTAGATGGCACCCTGATTCTACGTCCAGGACAAAACTTGTATTGGCGATATCTTCCCAACGGCAACGTGACTTCTAAATGTGCTGTTGAAGTTGTCTGGTGGGAATTGCCAGCGCAGGCTTAGGTGATCACATCATAAAGCATGAATTGTAGCTCGTCGTCCTCTTTCGGCTCAACCCTAAATCTCCCAACAAACGCCAACTTATTCTCAATTGCCTCTATAACTTGTGGCTTTGCTAATGCTTTGTAGTAAGCAACAGCTTCCACAGTCGTGCCACTGTGGTCTTCAAGCACCAATTCGTACCGAGGGTTCCCAGAAGATTTGGCAATCTTGTAAACTTTGTCGATGATGGCACAAGCTACATCGACAAAGTCTGGCGGTTCAACTCCATCTTCGTTGACAATTGGAAAGCTATCACGCTGAGATAATTCTTCGACGGGGTTGGATGTTATAAAGAATCCTGTGAATTCCAATTCTTTCCGTAATCTCTCGTCCATTGTAAAATCATCTTCAATTTCAACCAGATAGAAGTTTTTGCGGTTGTATATCTCAGACAGCTCCTTTTCTTTCCGAACAATGAATTCAACATCTGCCGTCTTCGTTTTATTTAATGGCTCATTTTCGTAGACAAATGTTTCTAAAGCTTGGCGACTGCGCTCTAGTCCTAACTTGGTGTATCTCTTTTCAATGGATTCGGTTGTTCTCGCCGCTGCATCATCCATTGCTTCATACTTCTTCTTCCAATCCTGCAACAATTTAATTGACTCAATCAACTGCTTGCGATTGTCACAGATGCAATCTAAAGCGCCAGAGTAGGCAAGAGCCGACAGAGCTTTTACGTTGATGCGGGTGCGAAGAAATATGTCAACTAATGATGTAAATTCACCTTCTTGACGAGCATTGAGGATAGCCTGGATTGCTGTATCCCCTAAATCTTTGATCAGTCGCAAGCCAAAGAAGACTTTGTTTTCAGAGGATGGTGTAAAGTTCTCACCTGATATATTGATGTCTGGTGGCAATACCTCAACACCTGATTTTTTGGCAAGTTTGATAAACTGACGTGCCTTCTTGACATCAGTACAACTCAGGAATGCGGCAATATATTCGGCAGGATAATTGGCTTTCAGGTAAGCACACTGGTAAGCAAGATACGAATATCCAACGGAGTGGCTATTTGAGCAACACAGACCAGATGCCAATAGAAAATTGTGTTCCGGATGGTCTACTTCAAGATCGTAACCTTGACGGAATCCCAAGAAAGAGATTCGTACAGGCTTCCGTAACACCTTACTCCTGTCCAGCCCAAATCCTGAATTACCTTCAGTAATTGTACCAGAGTAAACCCAGCTTTTCCTATCTCCCCAGTATGGGAATTGAAGTTCTCCATCGATAAACGAATTAGTCGCCAAGAGCGTTTTATAATTTCCGCATCCAACATTCTGTCTCTCTGTTGTGTTCTTTCTAACAACTCTGTCCCGTGGATAGGCAAAAAGTGCCAAACTCCATCCACTTCGATGATTGTCTTGCTGTCCCTGTGGATTAGGTCTATCTGTTTCTTCCTGCCAGAACAGTCTATCCGCGTATTCCGAATAAACCCCATATGTTCCAATCTTGCAATCAACCACACTTCCATTCGAGAAGCATTCTTGGGTGACGACTGAGCTTTGATTGTAATTTCCTGAAATTTCTCTGGATTTTCTTCTCTCCATTTTTTCAAAGGGACAGCACGAGCCTGCTGAATTTCCGGACGCGCAGATGTTTTCTTCGCTGTTTCCGAATACTTTTGTCTCATTGCTGGTGTGTGGACTAAAGTTTTGCAATTGTTCACTCTCGTCTTTCTGTGTAACTCCTGACACTGGGGGCAAGACCGATAATGCAAAGATTTCTCTTTCTGTGTTGGAACTGTGACCCCACACAATGTGGTTCTGGGTTTCGCTCCTGTTTTGCTGGTAGAGATGCAATGAATGCATTCTTTGTGGTGAGCAGTCAGTTTCTTTTTGGAGCTTACTGCTACCCCACACCGAGTAACCCATCTTGAGTATTTTCCAGAGCGGAAGTTGTCCATCTTTAGTTAGCCATTTGTGATCTAAAGTGCAACATTCGACACTGTTGTCGTCAAATGTAACTTGCCACAAGGGAACCATCCCATGATCATGTAGAGCTACAACAGTTGACTCGGACAAAGAGCCGTCCGGATTCATTGACAGGACACGATCTCCAGGTAGGCAGTCCTTGATAGGCTTGTTACCACCCATTATATAGATTTCTGTGTCTTCGTGTACTGTTTTGTTGAAACCGTACTCCCCGAAAGTTTGAACTTTATCAAAAAATTGGTTTAACTTGACCTCATCAAACCCCCTCGACGTGCCCCCTTCAAGAAAATCTTTTCTCTCTTTAGGCATCTTATCGACTTTCTTTTTGCCCACAACAGAACGCAATTGATCCGCTCTAGTGTCGTCAAAGCCAGCTAGAACCTGCGAAGACTTCATTACCGACTCTTGATACACCAGCACACCATACGTGTCCTCTAGAGCCTCCTGAAGCTCTGGGAAGTCATATTCAACGGGTTCCTTGCCGTGTTTACGTGCAATATATCTTGGAATCATTCCTGAGTCTAACGCGCCAGGTCGATAGAGTGCATTGACGACAGACAGATCTTCAACTGTGCTGGGCTGAAGTTGCTTCAGAATCCCTTGCATTCCTTTGCTGCCAAACTGGAAAATGTCCTCAGTTAGACCACGAGAAAAAATTGTATAAGTTGCTGAATCATCCATCGGCAAATCATCAACATCTACTGTTTCCCCTCTGTTTTGTTTGATATTAGCGACAGCTTCGTCAATAATTGCAAGATTGATTAATCCCAAAAAATCCATTTTGAGAAAGCCGAACTTAGGCACCATGTTCATATCATACTGAGTCACAACAGTGCCGTCATCCATCACCATCAATGGAATTAATTTCTCAATATCACTCCCAGCAATAACAACACCAGCTGCATGTACGCCAACGCTAGCTAAAGCTCCTGAAACTTGAATTGCTATGTCTATCCAGCGCTTGAATTCAGTATCCTTTAGATATCTTTCGCGAAACTCTGGTACTGGAGTGTCTTCAGCAATCATCTTAGTCAGCTTAGTTGGGTTGCCTCGACTAACCGGGATCATTTTGGCTACCTGGTTAGCATCCGGAATCGAAATGCCTAGCACTTTAGCAACCTTCTTAATTGCAGCCCTAGATTGCAATGTGCCATAGGTACAAATTTGAGCAACCCTTTTACTCCCATACTTCTCTGTGACATACCGAATCATCTCAGCTCGACCACCCGGATGAAAATCTGTATCAATATCGGGCATCTCGCGACGACCTTTATTCAAGAATCTTGCAAACGAAAGTCCATAATGAATCGGATCAACTCCAGTAATTCTAGTAGCATATGCCGCTAATGACCCAGCAGCAGAACCTCTGCCGACTCCAACACGAATGCCTTGCTCATTGGCGTGACGAATATAGTCTGCAACTACGAGGAAGTAGCTAGCGAAACCCATTGAATTGATAACTTCAAGTTCCTCAGCCAGACGGTCTTTGTAATTCTGTGGTGGCTCTTCACCTTTGAAGCGATCGCGTAAACCTTCTTCGCAAATGTGAGTGAACCAAGACTCGTAGGTATGTCCTGATGGAACCTCAAACTCTGGTGTTGTTGGGTCACGGAATAGTTCGTACTCGCTGACCGATTCTGCCAATTTCACCGTATTGCCAAGAGCTGCATCTACAAGCTCATGTGGTAAGTAGTAAAATCTTTCTGCCAACTCACCTGATTTACCGAACGTCAGATCTCGGTCATATCTAAATGAATCTGTCTCAAGTTGGCTGAGTGTTTTACCGTACTTGATACAATACAGGATTGAATGCACTTCGTAATGGCAATCTTTCAGGTAATGAGAGTCTGCCGTAATGATAAACTGACAACCCAACTCCTGTCCCAGACGGACTAGAGCAAAATTTAACTTTTGGTAAATTTCAAGTCCGTCATGATCTTGTAACTCAATGTAGAAATTTTCCCCAAACGTCTCCTGATACCACTTTAGAATCTCTCTAGCTCTCTCTGGCTCATCATTGACTATCAGTTGTGGCACTAGCGAGCCAATGCAGCCTGAAGTCACAATCAAGCCATCTTTGAACTCCTCTAGTTTTTCAAGGGTGATTAGTGGGTATGGTTTACGTCCCCCACCCTGTTTCTTGTTGTGAATTTCACTCCAAGTGGTCAGCTTGGAAAGGTTGCTGTAACCTTGCAGACTCTTTGCCATTACTATCTGGTGGAAGCGCCCATTGTGCTTGTAATCACCTTGTAATTGATTATTAGCTTGCTTGGTCTGCAATAGACTGCTCAAGGGGTGTTCTAAGTATGTTTCGTTTCCAGCAATGAACTTAACTCCAAACTTTTTGCAAGCCTCATAGAGGTCTGCTACCCCCATCATTGTCCCATGATCGGTGACTGCCACTGCTGGCTGACCAGCTTCTAAAGCAGCTTTAACAATCTCTTCTGGGGATGGCAGACCGTCGCTATAGTTTGAGTGTAGATGCAGATTGACGAATGAATCACTGAGTTTAACGTCCAGAACCTCGGTTGTCTTGTTCGCTTCGCATAATACGGACTCCTTGTTATGTTGTTCTTTATCAATCTTAACAACTGTAGAATTAGTTGCGTCAGGCTTCATCAACACTTCATAAAACTCTTTGGGTAATCGAAGGTTTGCAGGAATTTTTCTATAGCGCAATAGTCCGGCTATTTGGTCAACCGAATAACCCGCTAGTCCACAGCCAATCTTGGTCATCAAAAACTCTTTATCTGGATGAGCCTTGATATATCCAAACAGTTCCGACAGTTGCTCATCAATGTAAGCCAATGAGACTGGCTGATTAATTGTTAGATCTTTGGTCACGATTGCGTAAGTTTGACCTTGCAGACCCCTAGCTTGACCGTAGATCGCTCTAAATGCCATAGCTGCTTTAGCCGCACCTTTACCATGACGACCTTCTGTGTTGGAACCGAAGATAAAGATTTGGTTTGGTTGGAGGGTGGTAATCTCGTCAGGAGTATACCGAGTCAATTGGTACTCTACCTCTCTCTCTACTCGATATTCTTTTCCCTCAAACTTGAAGCCCTTAACCAGAAACTGCTCAATCATCCACTCATACGATCTTTCGTAATCCTCGTCACTAACAAGGAATACTACTGGACGATCGTAACGACACTCAGTAATGTCTCGCACAAGCTTCACGATGGCAGGTCTGCGCTCCAAGAAATGAGGCTTACAATCTTTCTTGAACTGCTCCCAGTCGCCAGTGCTGACATAAACTGCTGAAGCTTCCTGTGGCGGGTATAGCTGCGAATACTGTTGAACTCGAAGTCCACCGAATTCCGGGCGGACTGAGAAGAATTGACCTACGGTGCCCCAATTGTCTGTGTCGGAATATCGAACGATCTTTAACATTGGTGACTCCATCTACTCTCTCCATCCATTATACGATAGGTGACTTCGGCAGGCAATAGTCAGCAAAATAGCGCAACAGACTAGCTATCGCGCTATAATTAAAGTGTAGTGTGACATATATACTAACATGAAATACCAACCAGATGCCACGTTTTGCTTTTACACCGATGAAACTGGAAATGCGTATGCAACTACTCGTGGCGTTAATCGCCTAGTAGACGAAAACGGACACGATACCAAATTCTACAATTTGAATGGGATCGAACTAAATGGCTCCATGAGTGCTGAAGTGCCTACAGCAGGCGGGATTCAGCGGGTCGAATTGTGGGGCGTCCGGGACATAAAAAACGTAGTTAAATACTATGCCAAAAAGGGCAAGCTTAAAGCTGAAGAAACTCTTGACGCATTTTTAGAAGTTAGTGCTACGGTATTCATTCAAGATCGCACAGGATTTAATACTGCCCACGAAACAGTCAAACCCCTCTTCAATTGGCTAGATCTCCGGGAACGGGCAATCCAAGTCAACCTCCTCATCATGAACACTTGCCCCGAAGCATTTGATGCACTCAATGTGGCATACTTTGGTATCCCCTGTCGCAAGCACAAAGAAGCTCGCGTCATTCAGCCTGAAGCCGTCTATGAAAACCTTCCAGACTATGTTGATACGGACGAACTGCAAGAACTGTTGTATTTGCGAGAACAATTTAACCGCACCCGTGGCAAAATGCCCGACCGTGTGACCAAAGCAGTCCAACGTACCGCTAAAGTTTACTCTCGCTAACCAATACCTACTAACGCAAAAGCATCTCTAGTTAATTCTAGAGATGCTTTTGTTATCACAAGTGATCAACTGATTGCTTTGGCTTGCCAATAGGCTTCAGGTAGACCACGCATCATGTTTTCGTGACGAGCAGCGGCATCAACAAACTTTGACATCCTGTTGAGTAGCGCGGACATATAAAGGATGTTTTGACCAAGTTCAACAATATCCTCTGGACGATCTACGAACCAGTCATAGATATTGCGAATTACTCGATCATGATACATCCAGCCAACATATTCAGTCTCAAGTTTACGAATTAATTCATTGAGGTGATAGAGGCACCAGACCTCATAATTCTTTACACTATGAACAAAATCTGGCGCATTCGGCAGTTCGCTTTTGTATGCGATTGTTTTTTCTGCCAATTCATCAATGTAGTCTTGTGAAGGAACATTTTTGGGTGAATCGCCTAGATAATGAGCAAACCCGCTATAGCAAGCCATTGTCATCTCAATGATCTTTAGCTGCTCGTGTAATCCTTCGGTGACAAAGGTCAATTGTTCAATGTCTAAGATTTTGTTGAGAAACATCCGGGCTTCTTCGGCACTGTGGTAGACCCGACAGATTGAACCATCTTTACGATCTTCAATCTTAGTCTTGATACGATCTCCCTCGCGCACACTCATGTAGTTGGTGTAGCCGCGATCACCAGTACCAGGATGGTATTTTGTATGAAGTCTACTTGTCATTACTTAGCCTCCGGCATCATGCATTTATCTGAATCGCATCCGACAACACCCTGATCTTTGTTCCACCCCCGATCGTACTTCTCAAGTAGTCCCTGAAAATCTTCCGATTGACGACGGCTCAACACTTGCCGCTGTAGTTTATCGTAGCGTTCTTTAGAGATTGGCTCGAATGGTAAGCGAGGGTAGGTTTCGTTAGCATCAAATCGAGCGAGTAGGGCACAGCTGATGTAGCCTTCGTCATCCGCAATTGCATTGTAAATAAGATTGCCAACAGTTTCAATTTCGTGCTCTCGTAACTCAATTGTGGCACTCACGTTATGACCTGCATAATACTTCTGAACTTGCATGTAAAAGGAAAATTGAGCCTCTGCACTGAACTTACTAATGTCAATCTGATCCGCCCCCGGTAAATTAGCCCAAGATACCTCAACCGGAATCTCCACCAGCCACTCGGTTACCCGTGGGTCAAACGGGTCATCTAACAATCGCCCTTCGTCATCCTTGCAAGATTGCGAAGGTAGCACAGAATAGCCGTAGTCCATACAAGCGAGCGCTACAGGGTCATGAGAAGTGAATGTTATGCGACGGATGTACCGTTGCGCCTTGGGCGGGTGCCAGCCTGCCGAAGCGCCTGTAAGAAGACTTTTGGTATTGTGAGATTTAATCGCTCCTTGCCAATACCAGGAATCATCATCGTCAACTCCTTCAACAGCAACATCATAGCTATAATCTGGGACACTTTCAAATTCAATTTTTTCAACTTGATATGGGTTGAATTTGAATTGACGTTTGGGATACGGAATAGGATATTTAGCCGCTTTTACACTCATCTGATTTAATTTTTCAATGGATTCCCATTCAGAGGTCATACGGCTTAAATTCAAAACCCACATAGAGCAAGTTAATTGAAAGTTTTCGCCTTTAGTCTCGTGATTAATTGAAAAACTTAACCCTACTGACTCGCCAATTTGCTGAAGATTACGCAGGAAGTTTTCACTAGCGCTTGTTATTCTAACGCAGCCTCTTTCTTCTATTGCACCATCAGAATCAATCATACCACTAAAAAAAGCCAATATACTATTTCGAGAAGATTGCCTCAAAGCTTTTGGGATACGATCAAGATAAGCACTTTTAACGGACTTACCTAATGAATGATATTCCATCCAAGCAAATAGCGGCTGACTAGCAAAGCAGAGTTCAGATCGACCACCACGACTGTCTGGGTGCAATGTGCCTTTCAATCCGAATAAAGACTCTCCAATCTGACTTAATTTTTGGAGAATATTTTCGTTTCCGCTACAAAAACGAACTCGATGTTTTCCGAGACTCATTGAACCGTCACCATAAAGCATTCCTAAAAAATAAGCAAGTTCAGGGCTTACGTTTTTAGGAGTGTTTATTTTATTTGCTGAACGACCAAATTTGGATTGTTTTTCCGTGTTAAATGGTTTATCGGAAAAAGAGAATTCGGTTTCATTTCGGTATGTACCTAATTTAAAATCTAACTGCATTCCTGGAATCATTTCCGAGGCAAACACCCAGTCTCCCTGCACAGATAGCCTGTGATTAGGGGTCATTCTTAGGACTCGTCCGTTTGCTAAGGTTATCTTGACAAGTTTTAAAGGTTGGTTGGCTATACCTTGATTAACTTGAATTCCGCCACGAACACTAAGTTCTAAACATTTAAATTCTCCGCTTCCAGGATTCATTAATTCATCAGCGTACAAAAGACCCTGATCAAAAATGCGAAGTGCGTTTTTATCCAGACATCCCGCAGGCTGAACAGTTGTGTAACGATTGGGGCGTTTGAGATTGTGCTTGTTGCAATAGTCGAAGAGTTTGACCCGGACGTATTCTTTCCAGTAGCTAAGATAACGACGTTCAAGATCGCAATATAAAAGACCTTCGTTAAAATCGTTTTCCTCCGAATAAACCTCATCATCTTCATTTATACCCAGTAGCTTGGCAATCTTATCAATGCGACCGTAATCATCAGCGGGTATATACCACTTTTCAGGTCTTCCTTCAGCCCACCAACGCAACCAATCGCTACCAAATGCTTGCACAAAAAAGTCAAACAATCCAGTGAAAGACACACCCACAATTGGGTCAAGTTCGCGACTGATACGATAGCGCTCATCAGGAAACACATGATGCAGTAGAGCGGCTACAGACAGTGCTCCAGCTTCAAAGGCTAGCTTTTGTTGGGCGAGGTCGAGGGGATTGATTTGGTTGAGGTGGATTTCTGAAAGGTCACAGAGAAAATCTTTTCCGAGAATTTCTCCACAATTGTGAGCCACAAAACCTTCAACCACTCCCCAGTGTTCTAGTGGCTCCGTGAAGTCGTAGACTTTTGCTGTACCTGCTGGATTCACCGATCGAACTTTTGGTGCATTGTTTGTTAAGTGACATGCTAATTTTTCTGTTTTGTACTGAATAGAAAATCCAATTTCATTGAAGAAAGTGCAACGATGCTCGTATTTTTGGATGTTGACATCATAGCTTTCTCGACACTGATATACACCATTTGCAAACTCAATCATTTTGGGTTTGTTTGTTGTATAGTAAGCGTCAATTCCAAAATCTTCACACAAACTGCCCAGTAACTGTTCGACAAGAACAAAGGAAGTTGTTTTGAAGCTGATTCTGCCACCAGCAATGACAGATCCATTTGCTGAGTACAAACCGTTTAGGAATGCAGCTTTTTCACTCTTATTCCAGTCAGAATAAGTTCCGGGTAATTTTCTTTCTGGTAATTGTACAAAATGAAAATCTAGGCTGTGCAACTGTTCATTAAAACCGTACAGATAAATATGTCGATCTCCTTGCCAATTAAACTCGTAATTGTTGGCTTCAATTAAACTCAAAATATCTGTGTCATCTTTGCCAATGTTTACGACTACACCTAAACACCCTTTTGTGAATGCCGACTGCGAAAGTTGTCCGTCTCCTTGAATAAATCCCAACACTTTGAATTCAACATTATGTTCCGGATTCTTCAAGTAGGGCACCAATTGCTTTTGCTTGCATTGGCTAGCCATGAACTGTCCTTCCGTTGTCAAAAATACATGGTCGGCAGTGCAGTAGATTCTCTCCTGAGTTGTTAAATTCAGGTAAACGATTCCCTTTTCACCAGAACACCAAACTTTTGATTGCGATACATTTCCGAACGCATTTATAATTAGTGGTTCTGTATCTTCGAGTTCCTCAAAAGTTTTGTACCCATCTACAGTCAACAAACGCATATCTCCCCGAAAACAAGGGTTTAATCCTACTCTAGACATCCGATGCTCTAGCTCTGCATCAGATAACTCTAGACCCTTTTGTTTGGCAAAAGCTTGTAAGTTGGTTTTTGCAATTTGCGGACTCAACTCATAGGCACGTAGGAAGATAGATTTGTTTCCATTATCCAACAGATCAGCATTAGCCCTCGCCACAGCTTCTCCAGCCCACTGAATCGCTCCCTCGCCGCTATAGAACTGCTTCCGTACAGCCTCAACGCACTCTTGTAACGATGGCTTGTAATGGTATACACGGGTATGATTGCTCATGCGTAATGCGTCTCTTTCAGGGTCAATGCGCCAAGTTCCGTCAGCATCTTGCACCCAAAGATTCTCCTTCAGTAGCGGTGCATCTGAGTCAAACTGCCTCATACCAGCGTAACGGCGGACATTACCTGCCACAATAGTCAGCGCTGGTTCATCCAATAGCAGGCAGACACCCTCAGCATCCAACTGCCGACCAACGTAGCGATTGAGTACTGCGGCTACACGTTCGTAGAGGCGGGAGAGTTTGATGGGGTTAGCGACTCCTCCAAACCCTTTGATAGGTGTTCCGTCAGGGCGGACGGATGATATATCAACCGAGATGTTTACATGGTTAGAAGTCTCTCCATAAGTTAGTAAATCTTCAAATGCTAGCTTTAGTACAGTCATCATTGAGTCAACCCACCCTTGTCGGGAATCTCCAACAACAACTTCAACTTCCAGTCCTATTTCTGTTCCATAGGCTTCAACGTAAGTTTTATCCAACCGCACCGCATGCTGCCCTGGCTCACCAATGACCCGCACTTGCAAGCTATTGCGAACTGGAGGAAGCTGAGAGATATAACGGTCTTCTAGGACGGCACCTGTCCCACATCCCATCATGCCAAGAGACATCATTAGACCGAAGGATTCGAGATCGTTGATGTTTGTAGAGTTGCAGTTGTAAGCAGAGTAGAAGTTTTCAGGATTCTCAATCCACTCAGTTCCACCAACCCACATCCAGCGACCAGATGGCAGGGTAATTTTCTGTTCCATCATGTCGGCAACTAAGGCGAATTCATCAGCGTTAAACTTGCCAACTTTTGCAAGTCCTTGGCTAGTTCTTTCGGTTACGTCGGCATAGTTTTCGCGATTGCCTTCCACACGCCGACTATAGGTACGATAGAAAGTTGGAGCACTTGTTGCTGCTGGAAATTCTTGGTTCATTGTTGTAATTGATAAGTGAATTTGTATTAGATTGCTGATGATCGGAAGAGTAATTAGACTTTGTTGTATGTTTCAATACAACATTTTGGACTCAATCGTTCTGAAAGAATCAACTTGAACTGAGAATAATCGATATCTGGCAGTAATGCATCTCCCTGAAACTCTCCATCAACTCTAGTCAACTCCCATCGTTCGATTCTGTCTATAGCTTGCTGGTAAACTGTGGCTCCCCCAATTATATATAAATCTGGGTCACTAGCGGTCGAATACAAATCTATTGCAGAGGATAGACTCCTTACAATAACCAGATCGCGAAAGCCGCTAATAGTTAAGGTTTGACTGACAACAATGTTCAATCGATTTGGCAAAGGCTTGCTTCCAAGAGACTCAAATGTTCTGCGTCCCATTAGAACAATGTTACCAGTCGTCAGTTTTTTGAATCGTTTTAAATCTTCGGGGATATTCCAAGGAAGCCTGCCACGATTGCCAATGACCCCGTTGTCTGCAACCGCAGCTATGGCTATTACCTGTCCCATTAGACTGCTACTGGCGCTGAGATGGCTGGGTGACTTTTGTAACCGACTAGTTTTATGTCATCAAAAACAAAATCATCAATATCGCTGACTGTTGGATTCAATTGTAGCTGAGGTAAAGCAAATGATGACCGCAAAAGCTGCTCTTGTACTTGTTCCATATGATTACGGTAGAGGTGCACGTCAACACCATAGCCTACTAACTGGTTAACTCCCATACCGCAAACTTGAGCAATCATGTGAGTTAGTAATGCGTAACTAGCAATGTTGAATGGAGCACCCAAAAAGATATCCCACGAACGCATTAAAAAGAAACAAGAAAGTTCATTGTTACGGTTAACTCGAAATTGGAAATAGTTGTGACAAGGAGGCAGGGCGGCTTTTTGAATTTCGGCTGGATTCCAGGCTGATACAATTATGCGACGAGAATTTGGATTGGTTTTTAATTGATAGATCGTTTCTGCAATTTGATCGATTCCTTGTCCGTTAAAATTTCGCCATTGTCTGCCATAGACTGCGCCTAGATCGCCATTTTCGTCAGCCCACTCGTCCCAAATGTAAATTTTGTTTGATTGTAGCCAGTTCACATTTGTATTACCGTCAAGAAACCAGAGTAATTCTCCTACAACACCTTTCCAGTAAACTTTTTTTGTTGTTAGCAAAGGGAAGCCTTCTTTCAGGTTGAATCTTACTTCTTTGCCAAAACAAGCAATTGTTCCTACACCTGTACGATCGTCTGTTGCTTCTCCTTCATTTAGAATTTCTTCTATCAATTTGTGGTATTGAGCATCAACTGAGTTCAGCATTTTAATCCCTCTAAATTACAAACATTGCATTTCTGCTAAATGCTCCCGATAAGTCTCAAGATGCAATGGTATTCCGCCGCACTTCCCAATGATAGCTTCAGCTTCCTGTAGTGTCAATCGTGTTGCATCTAACTCAGACACTACCCATCCCTGTTGGGTGTCGGATTGACGATCTTCTTCAGCAAAAAACAATAGTCTATTTGAGTACAACTCATCTATTGATGAAGCTTTACCACGGATGTTTTAGACAACAACATAGATTCTGTTATTCGAGTTTGTACCCACTTCAACATCACCTTCTCTATATTATCCATCGCAACTTTAGACTGAACTAAAGCCAACTCTAGTAGCTTTAGCTCTTTGTTAGACTCCTGTTGATCCGAATCCACCTGAACCTCGTTGAGTAGTTGATAAATCTTTAACAACTTCAATTTGGGGACGTAATACGGGGGCAATTACTAATTGAGCTATCTTCATTCCCTTTTCAACACCAAAGGGCATTTCTCCACGATTCTCCAAGATTACTCCAATCTCCCCTCGGTAACCCTCATCAACAGTCCCTGGCGCATTAGTAACGCTAATACCATGCTTCAGTGCCAATCCGCTTCTAGGGCGCACCTGAGCTTCTGTAGCAGGGAGTAATTGAATACTGATGCCAGTTTTAATCAACTTTCGCCCACCAACAGGAATTACTGCTGACTCGACAGCAAATAAGTCCATTCCAGAATCATCGAGATGTGCATATTGCGGAACAATAGCATCATCAGTCAACTTCTGAATCTTTAGTATCAACGGAACTCTCCTCTCATGTAACTAATCCAATCTTACTCACACCACACGCCGCCCGTCAAGACTCACTTCGTTCGTGTAGCTAAACCCGATTAAAATTGTCTCAATTTCTAGAGTAAGTATAAGAGTCGGGTTTAGCTATCTGAGCGTAATGAAATGGAGCGAAGCTTCTTGAAAATTCTGGTTGGGTGAACAGCGTTATTTATCTTTCCTGCGTACCATTTGAACTCCTTTCCAGAGTATTCCCGTGTTTGCTCATCCCAACGAACAGTGTCCAAATGTTTAACTTTAATGGAACCGTAGTCACCTACGCCAACGATTGTCACGGGACACAGCACACCTTTGCCAGTGTTGAATTGTGCTTCCTCCCCAATCTCATACATCTCACCATTAATTTCAATCGACTCTCCACCGCCGCTAATGTTCTCTGTAGTAGCCTCCGTTACCTCAACATCTACTATCACATCAGCAACAGCTGTAGCGCTCTCAGGGGCGGCTAGAGGCTCCTCAGCAATCATTTCAATTACCTCGTCTTCCTCCTCCTCCTGATAGTCTAAATCAATAGTTTCCATCTGTTCTGCTAGAGCCGCATCAGCACCTTTGGGCATCGCGAGAGAAACTAGAGATTCTTCAACAGCAGGAAGATCAATGATAATTTCCGGGTGAGCATCTTCAGCCAGTTGTTTGGATTTCTTGCTTGACGTTCCATACTTTTCTGTCAAAGATTTCCAAGGATCATTCTGGGTGATGGGTGCTTGCTCAAACTTACTTTTGCCGCCAGAAGCAATACTAAATAGCCAACCCTTTTGCCAATCAACTCCCATACGGACTCTTCCGTTGGAGCCATCACGATTCTTCATCCACAGGAAATCAATGTATGCAGCATCGTGAAGTTTTTTGCGATCACCAAAATTGGGATGGTGCATCATCACTACTTGAGTAGCATGATGGTCAATTGTCTTGCAGTAGCTTAGGCAGTTGAGGCTATCGGGTTCTTTCCCGGCAGCTTTGGCGGTTTCTGTATCGTATTGCGCCAACGCAATAACTGTACAGTTATTCTCTAGAGCATAGTTACGAAGAAGCTGTGCAGCTTTGTCAATTTCCTGAACTTTAAATTGGCTGGAGACGTTTGCCGCTAACAGTTGAAGGTAGTCAACAATTACTACCCGGAAACCTGTAAAATCATCTCCCATGTCTTCCCGGAACTCTGCTTCAGCCTCAGCAATTGATTTCTGAAACGAATCGTATGAGTTCTGATGGGGTTTTTTGATAGCAATAGGCAGGTTAGCGTACTCTTTCTGAAATTTACGAATTGACTCTAGCTTCTCGTCAGAGATTGTCCCACTGCGGCTCATTGCTCCGGCACTAAAACCTAAAACTGGAGACATTACCCGCTCAACGACGGTCTGCTGAGTCATTTCTAGAGAAGCATACATTACCGTGTGCCCCTCTAATGCAAACTCACGAGCTAGACTAATTCCCGTCATTGACTTGCCGCATGAAGTAGGAGCAGCAATGACAATAAAGTCTCCCGGAGCAAACCCCTGAGCCGCTTCGTTAAAGTCATACCAAGACCCAGTTTTGATAGTGCCGCTAGGCTTCTTGCCTTCAGCCTGGTCATTGAGGTCTGCTACATAATTGTTGAGTAGGCTACGAAAAGAAGATCCGCTCTTTTTCTTTTTGTTGTAAATTTCCTGTCTGACCTCAGAAATTCGTCGCTCAAGCTCGGCTAAAGCATCACTAGGTTCCATGTGCTGTACGGCAGCGTTTATCCCTTCAGAGCAAGCTCCAATGAGAGTCCGCTTGTGATATTTGGATAGGATTCTTTTAGCATAAATAGTTACGTGCTCTTCATCATGGGCGCTTTCGTACATCCTTGGCAAAAATTCTTGAAAGAACTCTTGGTTCTTCTCGTAAGTGTCTTGGAGGTGGCACTGGAGAACCGAGTACGCGACAGGCAAATGCTGCTGATGCATTCGCACCATAATCCGCCAGATGTCTTGCAACATCGGAAGACCGAAGTGTTTTGGCTCAAGAATATTGGCAACCTTTAAATAGACATCCTGGGGTTTCTGGGATGTCAGGATACAGCTCATCACACCCCATTCGTCTTCAATAGCTTCCGGGGCAACCAGTTGAGCTAAGTCCCGTAACTTGGGGATTTCTACCAAACTCTTCTCTTTGGTTTTATTGCCATTACCGAAGCCATATCCACTTGCGTAAGCCATGTTTTGCCTCTCACTGTACATGTGGGTTTTCCCTGCGATTTCCATTCTAACATATTGATTGGTTTGCCTCAACCATCATCCTCGAAATAAAGTTTGATGATGGTGTAAGATGACCTTGACAGATTTACGATCCCGCTTCAAGCCTTGCCTTCTGCTGATTTCGGACTTTCTGTCGTTCCGCTTCTCGCTCAATGCAGGTCATCCGAAACTCATGCGACGGTTGTCCTACCAGTCGCCGCAATAGCATACTATAGACTTCAGGATCTAGTTGAGCCGCATCCAAAGCTTCAGCCTCATCAATACTCAACATTGCTTCAAGATTTTCATCTTGGTCTTCTGTGGCTACCGTTACCATTCGCTCCTGCTCTTGTTGTGCTTTAGCTTCGTGTGCAGTCTTTAGCTCGGCTTGATCAAACATTGCCACAATGTAGCGATATTTTTCTCCACCATCACGAAGATTGTTAAGCATGATTGAATAGAACATACCGGGGTTATCTAGTCCACCGTTGGACTTCAGATAGACTCCCCAGAACCAGGCATTAAACCTCGTATACCGTTCTTTCCCGCCAAATAACTCATATCTCCACTGATTGTCTCGCTCTAGCTTCTCTTGCCGCTCTTGTTCGGCTTTAGATTTGGCTTCGGCACGTAATCGCTTCTCCTCCTGTTTTTGAGCTTTCTCAGCTTCAATCTCTTCAGCAGTCTTCTTACGTGCTTTAGCTGGTTTAGGTGACTCTACAGTTACTATAGATGCCACTGGATCGGGAATTGATTGGATTTGTTGGGGAATCAGTTGATCGTCCTCGTCATGTGGTACGGGTCTTTCGGGGCGGACGCGATCCTTAAGAGAGGAAGCTTGAATGAGTTCGGTAAGCTCACGGTCTAAAAGCTCGTCGTTACGAATATAGTAGGTCAGGTTGTGCTTTCTATCTATGAAACTGGCGTAGTAATATTCCGTCTCATTACCTTGAGAGTCTTTCTGAACAAACTTGTTCTCAGTCGCCATGAACTGACTCTTGGACTTGTAAACAATGCCGATCGCGCTGAATGCTGTACGAAACTCATCTTTGCTCATTCCCAACTCTTCAGTCCAAGAATCGCCCTCGTTGTACTTGTAATGATTCGGGGCTGGTTCTATGAATTTCCAGAAACTTGAATACTTATCAAACCAAAAGTCTAGCTGCTGTAGCAAGAGCGCACTATTGATGCTTTTGACCAGTGGTAGTCGGCGGAATTCTGGATTGTAGGGAATAATTCTTCGACTGAATGCAGCAAGACGGGTTTTCATGTTATAGTTGTCCTGTATTCACTATACGTATTCTAACGCATCCGGAAGTTCGCTGCAACTCGGATGCGTTTTGCTATTTATCAGTCTTCGCCAGACTCTAGCAAGCCAAGGAACCGATTGACAGCGGGAAGAGCTGAGGGGTCGTTCTTTTTGAGATAATGGAGTAATTGGTTGTGGCAGTAGGTGACATCAAACCATTCTCGGAAATCCGGCAACAATTGCAACGGATAGATGTAGGCTTTGACTGGATACGGCTGACCTGGATACCAGTGGTCGTATTTGCGGCAGACTTGCTTTGGTTCAACCTTCAACACTTTTCTCATGTAGTTGCACCAGCAAGATCCGATTGAGATATCGATAGTCAGATGATCTGGAATAGTATACCCGTGCGTCTCAAGCTGACCAACGAGTTCTGCTGTTTCGCTAAAAACACAAAAGTAACCTGTAGGAATCTTTCCAGTTCGTTTGTGAAAGAGGACTAGACGCTGATAGAAGCGGGGTGCTTGAGAAGATTGCTGACAGGCTTTGCGCCACCGTCGTTCAATCTCAAGATAGTATTTGCGAACTTCGCGACCAAAATCTGTCTCTGCCATCATGCACATTTGCTTAAAACAATCTGATGTCAGAAGGTAGTCTATCGATTGTGAAGACCTCCGCTTTAAAGTGGAGTAGTCCATTCCCTCTTCAAAGTTTTTTCTCAAAGAGCGGACAGCAACATCTTTGCGAGAATAAACCCCAATATCAATCAACAAATTCAAATCAACGATGCACTCGTCATTAGCTTCAAGAAAACCGACAATCATTGATTCAGTCAGTATCACAGATGGATCAAACATGATAGAATATCCTAAGAAACGACAGATAGCCACTGGAGGCGCTAGTTGACAATTGCATTCTCCAGCGGCTATTGCTATACTAACACATATATAGTTCAAAATGAACGCCATGAGAAATCAAAAATCTTTTACGATTCGGATGTCTGAGTGGCACCTTGAAACCCTGAAAGCTTATGCTGAAAGTCAAGATAAAACCATGACCCAAGCAATCAAAGATTTAATTGCCCAGACATCTCGTACCCAACAAGCATTATAGCCAAACCACAACCTCTCCTGCGCCCTCTAGATTCGCTCTAGGGGGCTTTTTAGGGGCGCTGCGTGGGATTGGGTGGTCGGCAGGTTGATGTGGCTTCACGGGGCTTGTGGGCGAGTATGGTCGGCTGGCGAAATTGGCGGCGGCGAAATCGTATTTAAAAGGTTGACCCTATACCTATATCAAAGACGGGTAGTTTAAGTTCTTATCTTCGTTCAATATCACTAGCCCGTTATCTATATCTCCAAATTCGATGATGGTAAGTAAGGTAAGGCTTTGCCTTGTGAGCAATAGCGAACAAAACCTACATCTTTCTGCGTAGGCGTGAGCAAGAACGAGTCTATTGAGCGACGGAGACGGGCTAACCTCGTAACCTTAGTGAAGAGGTTAGCCCAAGCGACCGAGCGCGTGATCTACGAGAAATCTTTCTTCAATCTGCCCAACTCGCCCTGTTCGAGCGTTTACGCGAGATAGTTAGATCTTATTTTATGTAATGTACTCTATGTATATAAGTAAATTGGCTTTCCCGATTTACAGTAAATCGACTTTTCCTATTTACAGTAAATGCCGCTCTGATACTAGGTTTCGGCATTTTCAACCCTCAAAGTTCGGTTGAGTACACTTCCAATAGGTAGCTATAGCGTTACGATAGGTGCATTGGTTTTGTGGGATTTGCCATGAGACGGAACTACTGCGGTTCAGTAATAACGAGAAGCGAGTGTGACATTAAAAAAATCCCGCTCCCGTAGATTTCAATGAATCAGCGATGAAACAAAGAGAACCTACATACTAAACTCACCACTACACTAAATACCCCGGTATCCAAGTGAGGACGCCGGGGTTAAACTTTGGATGAGTTTAGTATGCTACAGTGTTCCTTCAGCAATCATTTGAATGACTTTAGGAGCACTAGGATCAAAGCCAGCGATATCGTAGCTCAGAGGATCACTGGGGTCTACCTGAGTGATATTGTAAGGTGCTAGGGAGATATAAACTGCTTTGGCATTAGGGTTGATTTGCCGACGATATCTGTCAAGTGCTTGTGATGGGTGCTGATAGCCAGCGAAAGACTCATTGTCTGTCCAGGTACAGAAAACATCCACATGAATCTTGTTATTAGTTGCCCATTGGTACGCCAATGAAGCATCAGTTGAACCAAAGTTGTTCTTGCGGGTTTTGGCGACGGCATTAGTAAAGCTATCGCTTGCTGTAATGCCAAGGTCAACGAATTGGTGAGAAAAACCCCGAATGATATAGTTGCGTTCTGCCTTAGCCGTTGCAAGCGCCATTGTTGCTGCTACCTCACAGCAGGCAATATCGGCACCACCACTGACGGTTGAACTCATGCTGGCTGAGACATCAATTGCATGCATAAAAACCTTGCCCGTTGGCGCTTGAGTCTCAAACGAAAGGTTCAGAGCCTTGTCTAGAATGTCCACAATTCTTGGTACTGGAGTCCACGTCTTCTGCGAACGACCGAGACTGCCGCCGCTGGAGTAAGTCTTAAGTGCCTTTAGCACATCAATTGGATGAATTCGAGCGGATCGGAGGGTATCAGGATTGTTAAGTTTTTGTTCAACCAAATCCAGATTACCAATCTTGTCGAATCTCAACACTCCAATCTCTGTTAATGAACCTAGATTTCGCAGTAACGCTGTCATTGGCATGCTATTGAATAGCTCCTGCCAGACTTCGGGGGTCATTCTGGTAATTCCAGAGCACATTTCGTGCGTAAGCCGACCTTGGCGAATTGCCTGTACTCCATCATCAGGGTTGCGCTTGAGATATTCAAACCACCAAAGTTGATGGAGTTCGGGGTCTACGTCATAAATACTTGGTAACTCATTCCAACCGTCAATAATCCAACTGAATAGATTCTGGTGATTGCCCGTTGCTTTGGGCTTGAACAACCTCAATACATCTTTGTTACTGTACCCATTCCTTTGCTGGTACTTGAGCAATTGATAGGCTAATGCTTTAGGTTCTTTACTCAACCAACTTAACCCAGCTTCCTTAACTAGCCGCCCCATACCCCGTACCTGCTTGGTATATGACAGCCACTCATACAAATGAGAACCAGTCCGCACAACTTGTGGGAAAATTTCTTTAAATGCCGTTTTAGCTTCTTTAGAGGCATCGGCACTCAATAGCACTAATGCGAATATTGGTGCACTATTGTTAATCGAATGTCCGTCAGAGGCATACAGGATTTCTTCTGCAACCTTTCTAGGATCACGAGAAATGGCTTTTTTCACAACCTCTATGAACTCTCCCGTCAATTCTCGCTTTCCAGCATAGTATGTTGACTGACTTGTTCCGATGAGCAGGCACCGACGCAACTGTTGCCAGACATCAGCTTCAAACGCCATTGCACCACTCCGACCGCGAATCATGGCTTTGTTGGGAATTGGTTCAGTTTGAGGGGTTGATTGATTGAAATAGAATGCGTAGTTCATAAATCTCTCCTATATATGACAAGTGGCGCACTCCATCCGAAGATAAAGTACGCCACAAAGCCGAGAGCAGGACTCGAACCTGCATATCCCGCGTGGAAGGCGATAACCTCAAATCATTCGGCTCCGAGAGGAGCAAGTTGTAGACTCAAGATGTTTTAGGTGTCCTAACCATTAGACGATCTCGGCATTTGGGACTGAGGACGGGACTCGAACCCGCAACCAGGGCATTATAAGTGCGATAATCTCATCAATTCAGCTCTTACAAGCAAGATATTAGACAAGAATTTTTACCTGCTCTGCCAATTGAGCTACCTCAGTCAAGTTTGGGCTGATGATAGGATTTGAACCTATAACCCAAAACTACCTGATAACCTCCATCTGTCGGCTCTATTGAGCAAGGGGTTTGACGAAGATAATGTTTTTGTTCTACCAGATTGAACTACACCAGCCATGTGAGTAGGGCAAGAGAATGAAAGAAGATGTGGTTCCATAATTAAGTAGATAACCTCCTTTCCGCAGCCCTATCCTGATACTACTGCAATCTTACACATCTGTCAAGCATTAGTTAGCATTTGGCTAACTTTTGCAGCAACGGATAGCCAAGAGCAAACACTTGCTCCATGAACTCCTGTTTGTTTAAGCCGAGCGTCAGTCGCATTTCTTCTATCTCATCCTTTTGATCTTCCGGAAGCCTGAAAGGGTATTGTGGGCGTTTCGCACGATAGTTCTTGTAGATTTCTGGGTTTCGTTTAGTCATTACCTAATCCTCTTTGAGTAAAAATTTGTTTGAAATTGCCTTGAATGAGATACGCTCACCGCCATCATCAGTTACAAAAACTACACCTTCGCGTTCTGTAGTGGGCTGTAGCTGGCTTTTGCCTTCTGCATAGGCGAGGATTTCTTCAATAGTATCCGGCAAGCTGAAGATGCTATTGAGTACCGGAACAAACTTTAGTCCATTCGCCTGAGTCCAGAGTTGAGCTTTAGTTATGTCTACATATTCTCCTTTGCTAATGTCGTAGATATTGAAGACACACAGTTCTGGTTGCTCCACCTTGTATTTGTTGCCCTGGATGCCCGGAGCGACAATCTCACCTTGAATGGCTAAGTTCATTCCTTCCAAAAGTTCTTGTAAGTTATACCGTTTGGCAATCTTCCAATAAATTGAAGACTCGTCTTCATTCAGTTCCCAATTGCGGCTACAAACTCCAAATTGGTCGTTGTAATTAAAGGCTGTGAAAGAAGTTCCATCTAATTTCTCAGTTACAGTCCAACTCCTTTGCTGCCATTGCGACAACATTGATGAAAGGTTTTGGATGCGTTCTTCATCAGTTTTAGGGATGAACGAAGGAAACGTCCCACTAGCTGATGATGTACCAACAACGGGTAGTGTTACTTCATATTTCGTAATTCCTAGATCTTCCGTAACATCTTGCCCAATCTCTAGATTGCTATTGAACGGCAAAGGAAGCACTAGTCCCTGCGATAGTTGCCCTCGCAACTTAATGGTCTTGATACGGAATCCTTCAGTCCCATCAGCCATCTTGCGATAGCAAGATTTGCGGAGAAACTCATATTCCGGCTTGATGGGCAGCAATGAGTCAATTTCGCAGTAAACCACAAGATTCCCTACCTGGTATTCATCCTTCTTCACTACAGCTTGCCATCCGTCCACAATAGCTAGCTCTAGTGCGTCTGCGTTGGGTATCAGGCGGATTTCTGAGATTTGTCGGATTGTTGCTAATTTACGGGTCATAATCCTCTCTCCTTTTTAAGTGCTTCTTGGATGATCCCAGCATACGTTAGCGACCAAGTGATTGCAATGGTATTCTCTTGCTCGTCTACAAGCTTGTAGTGTTCGCTTCGACGATCAAAATTTACCACAAAAATATCAACTTTCATGTCTCCCCCTCGTATCCCTCAAAGTACTCCAATTTCAGTCCAGCACACGGTAGCTGCATTAGCTTCTCTAGCTCAACAGGATCACGTTCTAACGGTACGAAATACATGGCAGCTTTTGACCGCGTTAGGGCTACGAATGTTGCATATATTTCCTGTTGGAACTGCCAATTTAACATTCCCATTCTGTAGTATGGTAACAGATTGATACCCACCACGTAAACTCTCTGAGATTCATCACCTTTTGCCGAGTGAATGCTGCTGTAGATTACGTGTCTCGTCCGGTCTTCCTCTTCCACCGGGAATACCTCCTCAATCTTCTCTACAAACTCCTTCACTGACTCGGCAGATTGCCCTAGGAACTCGTAACAGTACTCTAGACACCGATAGCGGTCTTCAGTTGCATCAGCTTGCGTGAGCTGTCCAGCAAGCTTGTAGCGTTCAACGAGGTACTCCTTCTGTTCGAGCAGTTTAGAGTGAAAGTCACCCCACTTACAATTCTTACCAATCTGCTTTGCAAACCCGCCCATCTCTTTCGCAATGTCTCGTGCCCGGACAACTCCCTCAACTCCATTGAAAAATTTGGCTTCGAGAAAAAGTTTGATGAGTGGTGCGACGAACCTGCACAACACTAAATCTCCCGGTTGTACAGATGACTTGACTGTATCAGGATGCATTAGCTCACAGGTGCCGTCTATGGCATCCTGTCGGGCTTTCATTTGAGGACTGATAAGTGAGGCAAGAGCGACATGACTTTTGGGACAGCGCTGGGATTCTGAGAGTGGGAGAACTTTGGCGTTGAAGAGTTTAATGATGGTCTCCATTGCTGTAGGTAACGCTGCCATGTACCCTGAGATAGATTGTTTTTCGTCGCCCACAAAAATACAACGGTATCCGACAAGTTCATACTTTTTGTAGAGCGATATAAAGGCACGGTTAGCATCCTGACAATTATGGGACAAGATGCCGTTGCCGAAAAAGTTGTGGTTATCTTCTACGTCGATGCAGTAGACCCACTCTTCTTCAGTTTGATTTTTTGTTGAGTCAATATTCCTCCACATTTGCTGCTGCAAGTTTGTGGATAAACTCCAGCTTCTTTCTTGCAATTGTTGTGATATCGGTAGAGAGTACCGCAGATTGGGCAAGGACGCTTTTGTAAATGTTCTCGTTGCTGTTGGATTCTTAGTATACGACCACATTCCCTGCTGCACGTCTTGTACCAAACTTCCCCAGTTTTGATATCGAGACGACTCTGATAGTCTTTGTTGCAGACCGGACATGAATATGTTTTTAGGGGATTTGTCGCTGAAGCTTTTCTCGCCGCCTTCTGGCAACTGCTGCTGCAATAGTAACGGGAGTAAGCTTGGGTTTTCGTACAGAGATACGTTTCGTGTTCCGTTCCACAGTGGTTGCAGGGTTTGGTGGTTTGAATTACAGACTGTTTGATCTTTAGTGTTTCCGGAGTGCACCCCGAATTTAGTTTGTAAGAAAGAGATGGATGGATATATGGTCTGATTAGTTGAAAAAACGCATCTCGTCCATGCGCTGAAAATGTCAGTATTCCTCCTTTGCTCGTTGGTGTTGCTTGAGAATTGCAACCCAAAGAAGTTAGGTATTCTGCTGCCAATGCAATTTCTTTCATCGAAAAAGCATAAGTTGAAATCTTTGCTTGACCGCTGAAACTCCCGTCGTCCATAAACCATACTGCCAAAGCCAACGGATTTAGTTGACTCAGAACCGCTTCTGTGATTTGTTTTTTCTGACCCGTTGGTTTGAACAGGTGATATATCTCTGTGAATAGTGGGTGAGAAATTGTCGCAAAACTCCGAACCACTCCACCAAACTCGGTTGGCATTAATGGTGACAGACCTTTGTTCCCAACCCAACGATTCAGACTGTCGTGCTTCCACTGAAGATAATCTTGTTGTGCTACTCCATGTCTGAAGGATATCCGGGCATTCCCCATTTTGCCTTTCCACCTGCTGATTCCGAACGAAGCATCGCCAAGAAGCGACCCAATGATAATCGAACGCTCGGTCGTCGTTAGTTTGTCTGAAGGATTGTAGTTTTTGACCATCGATTTGAAGCAGTGAATGTTGTGGTTTTAATTGTCCTGCGTAGATGTATCCCTGCTCTTTCGTGTACACCGGATGATTATCGGTAGCCTGTAGTCCACAAACGTTAACAATAGCTCGATTGTGTCGTTGAACTTTATACCATCCAGTAATTTTCTTAACTTCAATTTGTTGGCTAGATGTATTGAAGCTCAAAATGTCTAATGATAGTTTATCTCGAACTATTTCGTCAATACGTTTGGTGCGACCGTCTGCAAGACTAACCAATGTGTCGCCCGTGACGCACTCGTCAATCAGCAGATAACTCTTTTCCGCTTTTGGTGCCTGTGGATACAATTTTAATTTATGTGGCAACCAGACCATATCCGCATAATCGATTACGTGGTCATATGCGCCCATTCGATAGCAGTCTTCCAGCAAGTCCATTGCAATTTTGACTCCCCACGCAGTTCCAGGTTTACCAAAAGGGAACCTGATCGCAAAGTAATTGACTACCCAATCCATTGAGTCAACATTGTCATCGGCTAAGTTCAATCGCGCAAAGTCAAGCAAACTCTTTAGCGACTCTTGCCATCTTTCGAGCAATAGCTCTGCCCTTTCGCTGTCTTCAGGCAACCTTGGTGGTGCAATTGGGTATCGGCGGCTTTTGTCAGCTATGACTTCTTTGAGACGATTTAGCCCCCATTGAGCTAACTTGTCAGCCTTGTGTTTGTCTACCTCCGGCATTTCTCCTTTGAACTTTCGGATAAGCAGAGCTTCGCCGCAACCGTGAGCTGTTGAAACATTTACACGTTTTGGTATTCTGGGATCTTGTTCAAATGCCAACTTGACAGATTTGTTGAACATCATTACGTTGATTTTTACGTTTGGAGGCAAAAGTCCAACTATTCCTTTTAGAAGAGTACTTTTGCCAGAACCTGCGGTAGAAGATACCACTAAATTTTCATCACTTTCCTGCAATTCTTCAAATACTTTTATTTGGTATTCATTCCAAGGAATTGCTGAGATTACCTCTTTACTCCAACGTCTCGGTGTCCACTCATCCTGCTTAACTATACTCGCAACAGTTTTTTCACGTTTAGCTTTAGCTGCCATGAACAACCTCTTTGGTGGGTATCAACTGTATTTATCGTAACTTAATTCAAACTCAGTGTCAAAGTCAACAGAGGTCGCACTAGTTATCTAATACGACTCTTGTTAACTGCGGTATTGAATCAAATTTTTCCATAGAACATGAAAAGCAATCCAATGCCAACTCTAGTTAAACGATACAAGCGATCGCCTTCTTTAGTCAGCAAATGTAAGTCAACTAAATGTTCAAATGGTTTTGTATCTCTGGTAATTGGGATGGCTAAATCAAACGTTCCTCGTTCCTGATATTTCTTTAACAATTGGGCTAACACAATTTCGCATTGCATTTGCTCACAACCGCTTAAATGTTTAGTATTTAAAAAATCAAGAATTCCAAAAGGTGTAAAATCTGCGGATATTAAATCATTAGGTGTCATTATGCTTTCTCCAAATTTTGCTTGACTTTAGCTGCCACGGGCACTTTACTCTAATAGCTAACGGCTAACAGTTTTCTAGTAGATGCAGCCGTCAGATCATTTGACAATCTTTAACCCCAACTCCTTTAACTTTGTAACAACCTGCTCATTGATATGTCAGTCTTGTCAGTTATAGCAAACTCGTAGTTCACTCAATCACCATACCACAACGGCTCACAATACACATTCATTCCAGCCATCTTCTGCTTACTGTAACTGCACCTAGCCACCCAACTCCCGCGTCGTCCCTACAATTATTCGTTGATAATTCAACTGTTAAGTGGAACGCGACTGGAGTTGCTCACCAACCACTTTTACTTTCTCAATCCTAACGAGAGTTCCGTCGAGATTGATGGAGTCCCATTGCGAACGGTTGCTATCTGTAGTCCGGCGAATAGCGCGGACTTTACCTGACATGATGTAGGAACCGGGACAGGGTGCGGTCATCGGTTATCACCAGAACCCAATAGTGTGCCATTGCGGCGTAAGCGGTCTTCTAGTTTTTGGAGGTTGATCTGCATGAGTTCTTCGAGATTACTATTGGCACTGAGAGCACAACAGTTAATACTGAATAAAATTGTTGAAAGCAGCCAGGTTATGTGTGTTTTGCTACTGGTGCTTTCCGTTTGCAACAAGTGATTTATCGCATGATATAGTTCTTTCGCATCAGTGATCACCATAGCAAAAGTTTTTTCTAGTGACCTGCAAGGAGAAAGAGTTATTAGTTTTTCAACGGTTTTCATCTCAATCTCTTTAGCCCCAGCCGCCAACACGAGATATCCCAATACATCTCCCAGTTCCAACAGATAACCATTGCGATCGAATCCTTCGCCCCTCAACGCTCGCTTCAGCTTGCCCATGACTTCTCCTGCCTCTTCAGCCATGCCAATGCAGTTGAACTCGAAGACATCGCCCTCTACTTGAATAGACTGAGTTAGTGAGCGAAGTTTGATCTGGTATTTGTCCAAATCCATCATGATTTTTAATTGGTGGGTATCTACTGTATCTATAGTAGCTGATGTAGACGGTGGTGACAACACGAAGCGTTAGTGAAGTTACTCACCCGCTTCGCTCAGTGGCAATAGGAACGCAAAAGCCCCACTGAAGGGGCTAGTTTGCAGGTAGAGACTCAGATTACATCACGGCTTCACAGGCTCTTTGGGCTTGCTCTTGCCAAGTGCCTTTCCTGAGCATGGAGTACTTCATCTTTGCTTTGGCGACTTTACCCAAGTTAATAATGTCCTCCTGATGATTCAGTCCAACAGTAGGGTCGAGGTCACCTTCGATCAATGGCTTTAGTCTTGCTTCAGCAGCCGTATCCCCTAGGATGGTCTTAGTAATAAAGTCATGCACCAGATTTCCCGGATGATTTTTGTGTTTGACAGCGTTGCAGAAAGCAGGGTGAGCCATGATAGTTAGGTAGCGAGCTTCGTCCCAACACGCAGCAAGAATCTCATTCCGTTCATCTTCAGTCTTAATTGCGCCAAAAGCTGCATCTGCACGACGTTCTAATGCTTCTTGGGCACAAGCTGCTAACAACGCCACAGCTTGCATATTGCCAGCTAATGCTTCTTTAGTCCAATACGCTATAGCTAAATGAAATGGAACTAAATTTATACGTGCTCGTTCACCTTCAACCTTAGTGGTGTAACCGCTCAAACCCTTGAATGGCAAAGCTAAATCTGTTGATCCATTAAGGAAGCGTAACACGTTATTTCTGGGTTTATTAACCGCAGAAGCGGTTCCCTCTCGACTCAAACGATAACTGGCGTCTGGCAACTGAAACACATCGAGTGGGATGTCACCTAACTGGATAACTGCGCGTTGAACTGTTACAATGCTATTCATGTGAATCCTAATGATTCTAGGGTTTACTGCTGGTGGTAGTGAACTTTGGAATGCTCCCACATTCTTAGAGTTCGCCAGCGTTCTCTCCATTATATCGCAAAAGCCGCATTAGATAACTAATGCGGCTTTTGTTTCATGACAATAAGTTTAGCTAACAGACAACAGACTTCTATCAAAATCCAACACTTCACCATCATCAAACCTAGTCTGCAACAGGCGCTCTTGCAGGCATTCGCCCAACACTCCGGCTTGGTGAGCTTCTCGACAGAATGCTTTCCAATCGAAGGAGCCATCGGTGTAGTATGCATAGAGCATCTTCTTAAATTGCAGCCAGAACCAACAGATTGCCCGTTGGTCGAAGTGAAACAAGTCTAACTCATATCTCTTCGGTTCGCCATCGGGTGCAACGTTGTACGCGCAAACGAGTAAACCTTGATTGAGTCGGTACTTGTTCTCAGTCAATTTATTAAATGCCGCTGAGTAAGCCGACAATTGCAGCGCATATTTGATGAGAGGAAAATAGGGACTTGGGGGCTTGTACTTATTCCCCCGTGTATACTCAATCGGATTCTTTTTCTTATTGAAATTCTTCCAATCGAGAACGACCAACGCATAGCTCCGGTTGCCATCGGTAAATAGTGGTTTGACATTAGTTGGCAACAGCCGACAATCGACCAACTTGTAAGCATCAGCCGTGCCACCGAAACCGATTGAGGGGTCATTCTCGTCGTGCCACATGATTTTCTTTTCAAGGGCAATAGGTTTGATGTAGGGAAAAAGACACTCGAAGGGTTGGATAAGTTGCTCCTCTTCTTCATCCAACTTGATCTTCGCCCGTAGCTCAACCAAAGCCTGCTGTTGTTCAGCTCCAGAAAGCCCCTGAAGGCGCGAGTGCTCTTGAATAAGCAAATGGTCATGATAGCACTTGAAGTGGTTCTCAAGGGCGTTGTGGGTCTTAGTGCCGTGGGTTGCAGCGGTGTCGCGAATTCTCTCAGACTCTTCTTTTCCGACCCGTCTCTGCCAGCCAGCCAGGAAGGATTTGTCTTCAAATTTGCTGAGGATAGTTGTGACCGAACTAAACTTTTTGTCACCCCACGCATATTTCCTGCCACCGGGGGCGTTGATCTGAATTATCTCTTGGTCATTCCAAACGTCGATTTGCATTCAACTGAACCATTTTAATTTGATATATCTATTCTCCCACAGAATTGCGTACTTGTGGGCGTTGTCAATACTGATTTCTAGTAAATGGGGAAAGTCGATTTACTGTAAATCGGGAAAGCCAATTTACTTATATACATAGAGTACATTACATAAAATAAGATCTAACTATCTCGGCTAAAGCCTCGAACACAGCTAGTCGAACAGGTTGAAGAAAGATTTCTCGTAGATTACGCGCTCGGTCGCTTGGGCTTAACCTCTTCACTAAGGTTACGAGGTCAGCCCGTCTCCGTCGCTCAATAGACTCGTTCTTGCTCACGCCTACGCAGAAAGATGTAGGTTTTGTTCGCTATCGCTCACAGCAAAGCTGACCTGACTTACTATCATCGAAAAAAGATCTTGAACACGGGCTAGTCGCTACGAACGAAGATAAGAAATTAAACTTCCCGTGCAGAAGACGATGGATCTGTGTAGATCTTTAAATACGATTTCGCCCCGCAATTTTCGCCTTAGAACCGTGCCAACCTCCAAATCACCCAATCCCACCACCTGTCCACTCCACTTTGCTTCCTGCCCCAGCCAGCCCTCTCTCAGCCAATATACGTCCTAGCCTGCCTATACACTGCCTAAGTAGACTGATGTGAAGTAGTTGGGACTTGTGTTGACAATAGATTTGAGGTAAAATAGAACTACAAATTAAATGGTTTTTCGATGATTAACGAAGAATTCATGGCAGCACTTGCAACTCTTGCGAAACTTGCGCCGACTATTGGGGGTGGGAGCGACGAGAGTGATGCTTCAGCATTGGGGTTTTGCGATCCGCCGAGAATGGGGCGTCCAGTTTATGTGGATGATGAAACTGGCAGCTTTTACTTCTTCAACTCCGATAAGCCAAAAAATGAGCAAAAAGAGTTCATTGCGGCTAAAGCTCTCCGTTGCCGCATTCAAGGTTTGCGATTGACCACGAAAGAATACAAAGGCAAAGAATCAATTAAATTGCGGATTGATTTAGTGGGTGATATGCCCTACCTGTTTGAGAAAGGTACAAAAACGAATTTTACACGAGATTTGCTGCTATCGCTGGCTGAAGCTGGGTCTGGTGTAAAAGGCTTACTCATCATTGAAGTCTCTGAGCCGCGAGAAAAGCAGGAGAAAACCTGTTTCTGCAATGTTTACACGAGTGACGGACAGGTAAAGGTTGCAGACAAGTCTGGATATAACGGTGAGAATTTACCGTATTTAGAAGCTCTTGTCAACAAGATTAACGAGGCATTGAAATAGAATGGGACTACGAAGTGCTTGGCGCGCTGTAGCGGCTGGTGTTCAACAACAGGCTGCTGATTGAGTATGATGAAGACGATGTGCTAGATGAAGGTGAGTGGGGAGAGGTACAGGATTTAACGCAGGGTCAACGAAAAGAGTTGGCAGCAGAAGTTAGCCAGACCGATGACGATTGAATCAATTTATTAGACATGAGAAAGCCCAGGAAAGTTTAAGGCTCTCCTGGGCTTTTAGCTGATCGAGAATCTTTTGAGTAAATCCGGGCGATTGTATCTTTTCAGAACTGCAATGATCCTTGGTTTTACCTCATTGACTCGGTGTCCTGCTTTCAGGTCGTATTGAATGAATTCCTCAATAGTTTGACTTTTAGATTTCTCAAGCAATTCAATCATCACATCTGCCTGAGATTTATCTTGAACGGCTACAGCGGTCTTTAGTGACTGTCGATCATTTGACGAGAGTGCATCTTCAGCAGCAATAGTTTCAATTGTTGACGTTTGATCTATTGGGGTCACAATGGCTTCCAATGTGTAGGAAGATTTTGCGTACCATTTACCGTTCATCCAGACAATGCGGTCACCAAGGTCATGCTCAACACCTCTAGGTGGTTTGCTAAGGGCTTTCCAATTTAGTGCTGTGGCATTACAAAGATTTTCGTCCCATTGCACGGTAACACCGTTACTATCAACACGAGTTCCGGGCGGAATTGCACAAAAAATAAGACTTAGTTCTTTCATTGCTTTGCCACCGCGTCCCATGTTACCAATAGCACCTTTAGGACTGCCTAGCCAAAGATACCAACCCCTTTTAGCTCCCCCTGATGCCACAACCGATGCTAGCTCTGCAATCTCTTGCATTAACTCAAGAGCAATCAAACCCAATTCGGTATCCTTCCTCTTTAGATCGTCCTCAAGTCTTTCACACAGGTATGCAAATTCATCGATGATCAGTAATTGAGGATTTTGTGCGTTTGCAGCTTTCTTAAACGCCCGAATCGTGTCTAGGTATTGTTGATAGTAATTAGTTTTATCAACGATGACTGCTAAATCATAGAATGTCTTGGTTGCACAATGTTGCCAATAGTGGTCGTCTTCACCCGCTTTAGCTAACGAACTGATAACGAATGCCCCTTTAAATTTGCCCCGTTGTACTCCAATGCGACTAGCGATCGCCATTAGTAAACTTTTGCCGCACCGTTGTCCGCCAATGAATGCGAGAGAATTGACTGATGAGAGAATTAGTTCAACAATGTCAGAGCTGTGAGCCGTGAGCTGTGCGCCATGAGTTGTATCTTTAGTGTGACTTGCTGGAATTTTGCTCATAGCTGATGGCTGATGGCTGATGGCTTTCCTCTCCTCCTTCGCTCTCTCAACCCCTTCAGCTAAATCTGCACCGATAACCGCTGCAACGTCTATTTCTTCAAAAGTGGGCTTTGGTTGCGTTGGCAGTTCGGGTTGAATAGTTGGGCTAGGAATTTTGCCAGTGAGTACTGCTCTAGCAGAAGCTGTCACTGCTTCATATGTCAAACCTTTAAAGGCAGCAACACAGTCAATAGCCCTATCAATTGGGCGATCGCTACCTACTTGTACCAATTGATTACGAACTATATCACCTTTTGTTGCTTCTTTGAGCGCATAGATAAAGATGTCGTCGCCTGCAACTGCCCAAACTGCTGCCCACTTGTCGGTTGGTGCAGATTTGAGGGCTAATGACAAACGTTTTAATGCGTCTCTAATTGGTTCAAGTTTTAAGTTTTCAGTAAAGACCTCATACATACAGGCTC